ATCTAGAATTTTTAATAGAATAATTTTTATTATAATAAGAGTTTTTCTCAATCCAGAAATAACCACCGCTAAAATGAGAATCTGAGTTAATTGCACCAGATATATTTTTACAACCTGTAACTATTTTTGCTTCAGCTATTGTATCAAATTCATTGATGAAATTTAAATTGTAATCTAATTGAACTACTGATGTTCGATCAGCTGGAATATAATTTTCAGGATATGTAATTCGCCCATATTGAATTGCGTCATATATTTGATGAGTTTTACATCCTACTTGTTTTGCAACATCAGGAACTTTTAAACCGTCATTCAATAATTTTTGAATTTTTACATCATCTATTTTATTTGCGTAACCGAAATCGATATAAGTTGGAATATCTATATATTTCGGGAAAAATAATTGAATCATTTCCAATATGGTATAATCTCTTTGATCAACTGCGTAAAATTTATATCCTCGATTTACCCAGTATTCTTTTTTAATCATATCTTTCACTTTTTGATCTTCAAAATCATGAAACCAGCTTTGTACTTCTATTGCTATTTTTAATCTATGATTTACAATATCTGTTGGTAATGAACAATTAGTATTTGGATTAATACAAGATCTTTCTTCTGCTTCGGTATCTGGATGTTCATGAATCCACACTTGTTTTAAAACTAATGCATGTGTTGATTCTAATTGAGTTGGTTCGCAAAATGGACACATTGCACCAGTTTTATTTGTACCTAATTTTTTTAAATATCTTTTTCTACAAACGTTTATCCATTTATTCTTGAAAATTCTTCCACATTTTTTATGTCTGAATTCGAGAGGTTCTCTGGCTCCTCTGTAAGAATCACTTATACACTCGTATTCATCATTCGTATATTTTTTAAGATATACATTTATATTATAAATTGTGAATAAATTCGATATTGCAAATGTTTCCATTTTTTTATTCCGCATTACAGAATCATATGTTACCTTATATTTATAACCATCTTTGTCCGTACAAATTAAATTAGAAGTAGTTACTCCTGTAAATTCTTTTTCGTTTATTTGCAAAAAATATCCTTTTTCTTCTAAATTGGATTTTACACTGTGATAATCTAAATTCTTATGATACCCAGTGCAATCATCACATTGATTCTTTACTAAGCTTTTTACATTGCCAAATGTTGACAAGAATAAATTTCCACATTCGCACTCAAAACAAAGATTTGAATATGCATTATTATATTCCCCAAACACATATTTACATTTACATTCTGGATGTTTAAATAGATATAATTTAATATTATCTATTGTATATGGATTACTAGGATGAAAAACCACAGGTTTACTTTTTCTGTTTTCTATTTTGTTAAATTGTACATATACTATATAGCCATCTTTGTCATAACATTTTAATTGTGAAAATTGATTTTTATATTCTCCATCAATATATGTATATCCGTATTCTTTAAGTTTATAAATAAATTCAATATCAGTATATTTTTTCATATGTTTCTCACTTTCAATTAAAAATTTGTAATAAAAAAGAGTGATTATTTTCTAGACCACTCAGATGTCAATTTGTTTAATTTATTATTTTTTATATACACCCAAAACATTTTATTTGTTTTTGGATGTAATCCAACTAATTCATATCTAATTCCATTAGATGTTAAAAAATCTCTTAATGGAATAGAATAGCAAGGAAATAATTTTGAATTTTCCATTTTTAAATTTCCTTTCTTATGTTTTAATAATACAAATCTTTCCTAAGTCTCTGATGTCCCCACATCCTTTGACTTATATAGTTGTTATGCTATGTTTTTTATCACGCACATAGACTATAGCTTGCGCTATAGATGGGCACAAATTTACCCCTTAGACGTGCAGACACCGTTTTCCACATATTACCGACCCTAGACGGATCTTGTAATGTAGTGTTGGTTCCTGTAATTAGAGCTATTGATTTTGATAATGATGTGTGAGAAGCATTAAAAGAAGCAGCAGAACGCTGTAATGCTTCACCAATTCCGTCACTTCCGATTGCAAAATTATTTGAAACCTCATTGAATTTGTCAATTATCGATTCTGCTTGAGATGCCTGGAGATTAAATCCCTGCAATGTCGATACAAGACTCTGAGATGCAGTCTCTTGAGTCATATTATCTCCAACTTTTTGATACAGGGTTGTTACATCTGATAATAGTTTAGAATCTTCAAGATTATATCCGAGCCTCGACCAGTCCGCAGTACTACTAATTACATCACTAATCGTTGCACCATACTTCTTAGCACTATTAGCAGCTTCGTCCCAATAACTTGACAACTGAGATCCAGATGCATCCGACACTTTTGCAAGCTCAATCTGTGCAGCATTTATATCTTTGACAGCAGTAATTACCTGTCTTGGAATCTCAAAAATACCATTTTGGATCATTGAATAAATTCCAGAAAACTGAAAAATCTGACCGAAAGATTTTTTAAACTTATCTGCAAAAGATAATCCAAGTAATCCTTCTTTACCAATCTCAGACATGAAGTTCGAATACTGCTTTTTGACACCTGAAAACTCATCTACATTTGTGACTTTCGCAGCTTTTAGCTGAAGTTCTTGTAATTTCTGAATCCATTCATCTGTAAGTTTCGTATTCGTTTCAATTGTTTTACCAATCCTATTTATAAAAGTAGAAACATCCAGTTGGTTTACGGCTTTTGCAACCTTTTTAGGAGCATCAGCCATATCAAGCATTTTAGCCTTTGTTTCAGAAACACTATTCTTTATCTTGGAAAATACTTGAGTAAGACTTGCAATCTGATTTTCGCTTAACTTATCTTTTGAAGACTGAAACATTTTGTCGTATTCTGCTTGCAAAGATGTTATCTGCTTTTTAAGTTCAGCAATTTTATTTCCATCTTTGCTAACATCAAGCCCTGCTAACGAAATTTTCTTTTTACTAAGCTCATTAGCTAGATCTTTCAATAACTTGTAATTGGAAATATCTTTTTCGATAGATTTGCTTCCGCCAATTTCAATGTTAATTTTCTTACCTTTTGTACCAGATATACTTTTTAAATTGTCAACGGCTCTGTCTAAACTATCTATTCCTGTTACATTAAAATTAACATTCACATCTTTTGATTTTAGCTTGTCAATGTATTTCAATGATTTACTGTCTAGCCCATCTAATCCAGTAGCTTTAAATTTTAATGGAATTTCTTTGTTTTTAAGTTCATTGATTTGTCCTTCCAATTTTGTTGCATCAAGTTCAGCTTGGACTTTTAACCTAAAATCACTCATTTACGTTAATCACATCCTTTCTTTTACATAAAAAAAGAAGACGTGATCAACGCCTTCTTATGTTTAATATTATTTAAAATGTTTGGCAAATTTATCATAAGCCATTTTTTTAATCTCATCTTCTGAGTCTTGCCAAAGTCCTGATTTACCAAGTACACCAGCAGTATGGTCTTCAGCAGCTTGCCAAACTTCTCTTGCAGAAAACGTACCTGTTGCATATCCATGACCTGCTTCTTCCATATATATTTCTGTGGATACTTCATTTCCAGATCTTTGTACTCCGTCAGATGTTGGAGCATCACCATACGTTCCTGTTCTTATATAGCTTGTCGGACTTCCTTGAGAATAGAACGATTCTGCATTCCTCAACGCTATCATTCCGCCTTCAGTACTAACTTCATCCATAACCTGCGCCATTTCCTGATTAACAGCAGATAATAGTGATTGAATATCTGTGAAACTTTTTGTCCCCATAGAATCACCTCCTATTTGTCTGCAAGTACATTTCTTGCGCTAAAATCAGCTACTTTCTTTTCGAGAGTTTTATTTTTCTTTCTTTCATCTCTTAGTAAATCACGAAGATTTCCAATCTGAGATTTCAAACCATCAACGATTTCTGATTCATCAACTTTAAAATCCACAGCATTCTTTATAACATCCGAAACAACATCTGCGGTAATTTCTTTATCTGATAACTGATCAATAATACTCTTTGCTTTTTCGATCATATCAGGTGTGAGTTCTGAAAGTTTTAGATTAGAAAAATTACTCATAGAAGAATCTAGGTCATTAATAAAATTAGAAATAGAAGAAATAAATTCTGATTTTTCGTCAGTACAATGAATTCTTTTCTGTTTTTCAAACTCAAGTTTTTCATTTACATTTTCAATTACAAATCTCATAACATCAATGTATTTTCTATTATCAGTGTTATGTTTTTTTGCAACACTTCCATTTGCAACGTCATAACAAAACTTGTGAACTAAAGTTCTCAGTTCTTTATCATTTTCTACACATTCATATACATATTCATCACCGTCAAACTCAACACCATTAATAAAGAATAGTGCGATCGCTTCAATTTTAGCGATCCCTGCATAGTATGGTGTATACTCACCATCTGTAAAATAATAATCCATAATATAATTAATAACATTGATCTGATCGCTGATTGTAATGTTTTCTTTAATTTCCATATTTTCTTTTTTCATAAGAATATCTCCTTTAAATTTCCATACAAAAAGAGCCTATGTATAACACATAGACTCTAACTATAATTCACAATATTTTTTATTATTTTGTTTTAGTTTCTGTATCTTTAACTGCTTCACCTTTTATGAAAGCTTCAATCTCGTCAAGAGATTTTCCAGAAGACTTAATTGCTTTTAGCAACTCATTCATTTTGCTTTCTTCATCAATTTTTGCTTTATATTCTTCGTAGGCAACTTTTTCTTTTTGTAATTGTTTTATCATCTTTTTCTGCTCAGAAATAAAAGCTTTTTCAGTTTCAATCTTATGCTTTGCATCATCAATTTTCTTCTGTGCATCATTGATTAATTTTTCGAAATCTTTTTCTTCAACGATTTTCTTTCTTCCTCTTGGCATAACAATTACCTCCAAATATTTATTTTATACTTGGATAATAACACCAAATAGAAGAGAAGTAAAGCAGTTTGTTTTACAAATGTGTGTCAGTTATAAATTTTTTAACATTGTATTTATAATTTACCTTTTTACATGCGGATTCGACATAAATCGCATTATAATTTATCAAATCTTTTTTATTGAACGACTTCTTATTTACTTCAGAAATCATTTTATTAAAATCACAAATTTCTATAAAATATGTATCATTTGATGCATTTCTAAAATTAATTAGAAATCCTGCAACAAGATTATGCTTACTTGCTTTTGTTAATTCTTTTATTTGGTTATCACGAATCATTGATAGAGATACGGAAGTTGATTTTGTCGATTTTAATTCTAAACAGTACAACGTTCTTGAATCATCATTAAACATAATAAAGTCACACATATTATGACTTGCAAATCTTGTATTTGATCCACCACCAAAACTGGCTGCATTATCTTTCAATCTGTAAATCCATAAATTATTTAGTTCTTCAACAGAACTTTTCCAATTCTGTTCAAATCTTTTTCCCTCATTAACAGCTATAATAAATCACTCCTAAAAAATATTTAAGAGTAGGAGAGTAGCAGTTCAGTCTTTTACTACTCTCCACAAATACTCTTACCATACGACTGAACCATGTATGGTAAAAATACTTGACATTGATTGTACCGTAAGTTATAATTTTAGTTTGCATATGTTTCCACGCATATGAAACTTTTCGGCACATAAGGGAAGGAGCTTCATATGGAGAACATTTACTACATTTTTATGATTGCACTTGGCATTGGCAACTTTGCTTTAGCTGTAATCGCTTTATTTAAAAAAGATTGATTTAATTCAATCTAAAAATCAATATAAATCGTACAAATGATAAGAATTTAAACACAGAAAAATTAGTCACTTTTCTCCGAGTAAACAAAATCTTATGGATTGGTGTAGAAGTACAATTGATTTTATATGATTTATGTTGATTTTCTTTTTTATAAATGCTATAATTCAGACGTAGTAAAAATATTACATCCATATGGCTCAATTGTGTAAACTGACTATTTACACGAGAGAGAGTTAAGAGATAAGTATCCAAGTATATTGGATACTTATTTCTTTATAATGTACTCGCCACCAACATTATATCTTTGATAGAAAGTTTTGGTACACATCCACATGTGGTAAAGGCGAGTACATTCTATAGGGCAGCATGAAACTGCCCTTTCATTTATTTAATTTTTATCAGTATTATATAAAGTTGTCACAGGTATAATTAGTAAATTATCCATAACATAATCATATTTCTTCTTTCTGTTATGGTTTCCTTTAACTTTTTCATATGCGGAAAAAACAGAATTAAATTCATCAACCTCGTCAGATGGTATTCCACCTAACCGAATATATTTTTCATATTTCTGATCAATAGTATCTCCAAGTAATTCTTTTATTCCTACCATTACAGATTCTATTTGTTCAGACCTTGTAATATCAGCCTTTGTCAAAAGTTCAATTGAATCCTTCAAATCTTTCTGAATATCCATAGATTGTTCTCTATATGGAGTATAAAATTTAACAAGTTTTTCTTCAAATAAATTATCTGAATTGCTCGAAGCATCATTAAACCTATCGCTTAGTTCCGTAACTTTGTCTATGGTTTCCTGCAATAAAATCTTTTGCTCTCTTTTTTCACGCTGAAATTTTGTTTCAATTCCAAGAACTTTACAAAATAAATTTTTACAAATAGGTATAAAATAATTAAGTCCAATAATAATCAAACATAACTGTGTAATCAACTTCACATAATCAATTTCCATAATTGGTCTGATTGCATCCATTCATGTAACACCAGTCCTTTCTTTACTTCTTAGGGCTAGTATACGTTAATGCTTTTTCAGAATCTCCAATGCCTTTTGTCGTTGGATCTGTGATTGCATTGAACAATGATACAAGAGCCATAACAACAACATATGGATTGCTAACAGCCTGAACAAAAGTATCTCCAACTTTCGCCCAAGTTGTTAAATCACTTGCCTGTAGTCCAAAATATGTAAGGATTGGAACCACTACAGAAATAATTACCTGAGAAATAAATAAAATATTTTCTTTGTTAAATCTAACTTTCCAATTTAATTTCTTCATGATTTGCTCCATTTCTAATAGGAGAGTAGCAGACCTTCCTGACTATTGCGTTCTTTTTGGTAATACTTGCTCACAGGTATATCACCTACTTTTACACTCATCATCTTGAGTAACCTATTTCATGTGAATTTTCTTAATGTATCTACGCACTTTTTAAATTCATCACAAACATAATTCAATTCATCTATTGTCTCTGATCCAGAAAATGTCATACGAATACAGCTATTCAAGTCTTCATTGTTTAAATGTATTTCTTTTAATGTATTTGACGGTTCTTTGTTTCCAGAATTACAAGCTGAACCTATAGAAACCTGAATACCTTTTGTATCAAGCAATGTCATTAAATGTTCTCCATCAATTCCTTTTACACATATGAAAAGATTGTGTTTAAGTCTATCTTTTTCAGAACCAACAATATAAACATCTTGAACATTGTCTTTAATGTAATTCCAAACATAATCTCTACCATTAAATGAATTATTTTCATACTCATAATTTTCAACAGCTTTTCCAATTGCAGCTATTCCCAATATATTTTCAGTACCACCAAATAGTCCTTGCTCTTGAGAACCATAAATAAGTGGAGACAATTCTATATTTTTCTTTTTGTATAAAACTCCACAACCTTTTAATGCGTGAATTTTATGACCGGAAAAGCCAATCATATCAATATCTAATTCTTTAACATTTACAGGAATAGAAGATATACTTCCTGTGCAATCTAAATAAACAATTCCATTAAAACTATGTACTAGTTTAATAATTTCCTTTACATTTTGGACTGTTCCTATTTCAGAATTTGCATATTCAATAACAACAAACGGTTTTGGGTCACAATGTTCTAATATATCTTCCAATATGAACAAATTAATTTTTCCGTCTCCGTTAACATAAATCTTTTGCGAAAATGAAATATCTTCTATGCATTTTAATATTGATTTATGAGAAATAGCAGAGTATAACACAGTACAATTATTGGCTTTGTCATATCCTTTAATTGCCAATGTATTACTTGCAGAACCACCACTTGTGAAAATTATTTCATCCGGATCAGAATTAATAAATTTTGCTACATTATCTCGTGCTTTCTCTATAATTCTTTTAGATTCTTTTCCAGCTTCGTATGTAGAAGATGGATTATGAAACGAATCAAATAAAGACGTAATATATTTTTTTACAGAAGGCGACAGAGGAGTAGTTGCAGCATTATCTAAATAAACTTTCATGCATAACACCTCTAATCATAATATTCGTTATTAATGTAGAAATTTTTTAATGATTCAAATAATTCAGGTGTTTTTGCGTATTTCCACACCGTCATTCCAGAATCATCTGTTTTGATGAATGTATATCTAATACCATTCGACTTTAGCCATTTAAATTCTTCAACAAAAGTCGTAGAGTATTCTTTATCATATTTCATTAAATTCCTTTATTTCCTTTCTGATAATGAAAATCGTAAAAAATAGGGACATATAATTTCATGATATATGAATTTATACATCCCTTTCTTTACACTCATATATCAATCACTCAGTTTTTTCATTCGTTGCATCTGTTTTCTTTTTAGAAGAACGAATTACAGATTCTTTCTTTTCTTCTTTTGTGATTTCATCAACAAGTTTTACGATATTACTCTTAAAAGTGTGTTTTAAATCACAAGAAGCAAGAATTTTCTTTGCTTTTGTTTTATCAATTGCTTTCTGTTCGTAATCACTTACAGTTTGGAATACATCCTTGCAATTTTCATTGTCAAATAAGTTTTTCCATGCAGGGAGATTAACGCCATTTCTACAAGAACCGCAGTACTCATAGGCATTTCCACAGCACAGACATACTCTGTTATTTGCCATCTTATTTTCTCCCTTCAAATTAATGAAGAGTGGATTTCTCCACTCTTTTACATATTGTCTACTTCATCAGCATCGTATGTTTTGTAAAGTACCTTGTCTGTTCCACAATAGTCAATCTCAAGATCTCCCTTGAAGTCCATTGTTGCAGAATCAGATCCGATAGGGAATGATACTTCTGGAGATACCTGAAATGATGGGAACTCTACATAATCAGCCTTAAGCTCATTCTTTTTACATGGATTGTAATATGTAGCTTTCATGATTCCACGTACAGAAGATGGGAATGCATCAGCTCTGTTTGTAATAACAGCACCTTTAGATGCTTCACGAATGTATTTAACGAAATACATCTCTGCATCAGTATCTTCTGGAAGCGTAAGAGTATGAGTCTCTTTTGCAATACCAAATTCAGTCTTGCTTGCAGAAGTTCCAAGTGTATATGTCTTTCCGATAGAGCCATCTCCGAAATACTGTGCAACCTTAACTGTTCCTTCAACAAAGTCTGCGCCAAGGTCAACTGTCTTTGTTCCAGCAGGCACACGGAACATTTTCGGCATCTGAACCTTATTTTCAGATGATGCGAAAATAGCTTTACTTCCAGAAGAAGCTTCAACAATATTCATGTTACAGAATGCATTTGTTGCATTAAATGTACCACTCTTACCTTTCCAAATTTTCTTGATAAGGTTTCCATTCTTATCTTTTACTTCAGTTGACTCTGCTGTAATCTCTACTGTGGCTTCTGAAAGCTGTGTAAGAACATACAGAGGAAGTTCTGTTGAAAGGTCTTCTGCATAAAAGTACAGAATTTCTTTATAAATTTTGTCTCCTAATTTGAATGACATAGGTTATTCCTCCTTTTATTTTTTGTTTTTAGGTAATAAAAAATCATGCGGTGATTCGAACATCACGCATGAAATTAAATTGATTTTTATCTATTTTGCTTGTATCAATAAATCCAGAATACATACCGCCATATAGTGCATGTGTTGTTTCATAAATCTGAAGACGTTGAACACTATCCATGAATTCAACTATACAAACTTTTCTTAATTCATCTTTTTTATATGGGAATCCAGGATGATTTAGACAGAAAGAAATCATTGATAATAGATTAGAATCAGATTTTTTCTTTTTCTTTTGGTTCAATTGTTTTTGCCTGTCATTGTTAATCAAATCTTGTTTTAAAACATTATTTGAAGTAAACTCTTCCTCTGGAGGAAAAGAATTGAACATGAATTGAATATATCTACACATTTTTTCTCGTGTATTATCATCTATTTCAATACCATGAATTTTATCATACAATACGATTTCTTCCCCGACTTCTGTGTGTTTCGAATACAAATCAAAACACGAAAAATCAATGTCTCCAAAAATTAGTTTTGAATATTTCGGATTTATTGTTTTTATCAACATAGCAAATAGTTCTTGGTTTGTTATTTTATTCCAATCTATGCCCATATCATACAACTGCACCCTATACGAAGTAGTGTTACATGTAAAAGGAGCAATTGTTGAGTATAGATTAGCATCGCCATAATCCACAAAATCTTGAATACATGGCTGGTGAATTGTTATTTGATCATTGACTACATAATCTTCTCCAAAATATAATTGAAGAGGGTTAAAGTCAATTTTTATCTTTTCTTCTTCCTCTAGACTTTCTAATTGCTTATCATATACATCTTGAATAAATGCTGTATCCATTTGATCACCTCCTATTTGAATAAGAAGTAATTCCATTTTTAGTTACAGACATTTCATTAGGAAGCATGATTTCAAACTGAAGTGTTCTCACTAAATATGTATTATCCATGATAGATTCTTTATTAAATGTCGGCTTTGTCTTTGATATTTCAAAACTAGCCCAAGCAAATCTTTCTCTAAGAATCGCAGCAATCAAATCATGACGAGGAATTCCAGTATATTTGTCTATAATGTCTCCTGAATTGACAAATACTGTAAATGTAATGTCTAAATATTTTTCAACATTATTTCCACGCACTAATTCATTAAACATTGTTTGATAACATATGTAATTTTTCTTGTGCGTAGATGTTTGTGGAAAAAATAAATAAGGACGAATAAGAGAATTTTCGCCCCAATAATTATCCCACTCACCCTCAGTGTTAAGAGTTCCATCATCATTAAACAATTCATGCTCTAAATCTTTATCATGTAGAGCATATAAAAGTTCAGGAGTTGATAATAAAATTTTTTTTATTTTTTCTTTATATCTAATATTGTCATCATCAGGAGATTTTGAATAATCAATTAGTTTATTGATTAATTCTGTTTTTGTTGAAAAGTCATAAACATTTTCTTCCATATAAAACCTCCTAGATGCTAAGTTCAAAATCAAATGATGCAGATAAATTTCTTATATCAGACGTTATATTACATACAACATGCAATGTTTGTCCGAGAAAAGTTCTATCATCTGGAAATTTGATTTTGATGTTATTAAATTCTTTTTGCTTTAACCAAGTAGCAACATCAGTAATATCTTCATCTCCAATAAAACATTTCCATTCAAATGTCGCATCGGAATATGTATTCGTAACATCTATATTAGAATCATCTATTATGTTTACTTTGAGCAGTTTATAACTACCACCAACTTTAAGAATGTAATTAGAAGCCGTGATAGAAGCCTTGTATTCAGGCTGTGTTGTAATTGGATTTCTTTCGTCTATTGGCTCAAAAGTAGAATCATAATAATCTGCATACATGCCAATAACATGACCTTCTTCATCTTTTTCGATGTAGTCTTTATGTTCATCCCAGAAGTTCTGATATAGTGTTAATTTCTGTATTCCCATTGGTTTAGTATTCTCAATCTTAGTAACCTTCCAGACTGTTGGATGTTCTGTTGGTGCGCTAACAACCAACCGCATTGTTCTATTCAGATCATCGTTGTACCAGAATTTTTCAGTATACTTATTTAATGGCATCCAGATTTTCGTCTGATTGTCCGGGTGCGCAAAATACGTGTCCCTGTACTCCCCAATCGTATACGAATTTTGGTTTCTGAGTACTGTCCACATTTTTCTTTTTACTCTTTTCTTTCCATCTGTTTCAACCCATGTTAAGTGATAATCACATGGAAGGATAAGATACTTCATAAACTGATTAGCATACTCTTTATCCACAACCATCCACTTTCTATAAACTCCTCTATCGTCAGGAATATCAACGTAAGCAGAAATCGGAAATTCCGTCATAAACACGTTTCTATAATCTTTTTCAAAATAATAAAGTTCGTCACCATCAGTAAATTCTAATGGTTCACTAGGTCTAAACTGTAAATAATATCCAACTTGATCCTTATCAATTGAACGATATTCTTTGATAATAAATTTTGCATCTATAGGTGTTTTGGTTGTATTTTCATGAGTAATGTGATAATTCTTTTCAGGTTGATCATCATGAAAATAATCATAAATATAACAATGTTTTGCTTGAATATCATTTTCAAACGTTTGTTCCATAAGAAAATCTGAATTTTCTTTTGAAATTTCACCAACTGTTTTTGCGTTATTGATTTTTAAGTTTGAAATACGTCTAGCTGTTGATAGGCTTGGCATTATTGTCTACCTCCTCCAACATAGCTTTAATATATCCGTGAGAATCTAAAATTGCCCTTCTGAAAATACTGTAATTATACCTTGGGCTGTCTACGATATCATAAGCTGCTTGAAGTGTTGCCATAAGAAACACCATTTCTTTTGGATATCCAAACAGCGTATTTAATCCACCAAATTTAAATAAGATATTTTCAAAGTATCTTTTAAACTCTTCATCAGAATTAAAAATTTTAGCTGTAACTAGATTATCTTTATATAAAAGTAATCTATGAATATTTTTGTGCATGAGTATTGCTGCATTTTTTATTTGTTCATCAGAAAATTCTCCATATAAATAATCCATACTAGACACCTTTATTAATATAAGAGTTATAAAGATAACCATGGTCTCTAATCGTCTTACTTAATTCTTTCTTTACATTATCCAGTCTTGCTTGAAGAAGTTTATAAGGATTATTTAACATTTTCTCCTCTTTACCACCAAGCATCATAAGAGTATAATTCAACGAATCAACTCTTGGACTCAACCACTCAATAGTGATTCCAAGAACAAATAATCTGCACACATATTCAACATCAGAACTTTCATCTATTGAATTCTCAAGTTCAAAAGATACTTCTTGAACTTCATCATCCAATGTAATAGAAGAGAAGAGTCTTCTTATTCTTGTATCTCCAAGAACATTGTGTAGTCGTTCTGTGTAAATTTCTACAAAGTCATTAGAATCTAATGCCAATTCTTTTGGATCGTCAATTCTACTTAATGCTCTTGAAAAAATAGTTTCATAAGGAAGTATCATGATAACCTCCTTTATTTAACAAACAATTCGCTTAAAAGATTAAAATCAGAATCAAAGATTTCGCTAAGTTTTCTTACTTTTGAAATACTATCAAGATTACCATTTGCAATTTCAGTCGCAACCATCTGTTCAAGAACACTTCTTGTTGTGTCTGGAAGTTCTCTGATTTCCATTTCCATCTGATGAACTGGCATTCTGAGAATATCCAATAAGTCATTTCTTGTATACATCTTCTCGTATACTCGTTTTACAGTTGGGAAATCTTCAAGTAAATCTTCATCAAGAATAACAAATCTTGGTAAGAATACATGATCTGAACCTTTTCTAATTAAAGAAACAAGGTCACGATAATTGATTTCACAATCATATCCATAATCTTTAAACTCATAAAGGTTTCCAGACTGAGATGTAACATTTAGACCGCCATAACATACTGATCTACATAAAATATAATCTGAATCTGTGAATACCTTTTTCTCTTTTACGATTTCTTTTTTAATTGGTTTTTCTTCAACAACTTTTTCAGTTGTCTCAGTTTTTGTTGCTACTTTTTTTGTTGTAGTAGCGGTTTCCTTTTTTGCTCGTGCTGTAGGCATTGCTTTCCTCCGTTCAAAAATAGAAGAGTGGCGGTTAAACTACTCCTCTAATATATTTTTTATTGTTTAGGTTACTCTGTAATAGTCCACTGACCAAATACTTTACCGATTCTTGTAGCAATACCAAACTCTCTCTGAACTTCATATTTCATGATATCAGCGATGTTTGCATTAGCTGTTCCACGGTCTGTGATTTCTTCGATGAGAGTCTCACCAACATCAACCATGTCAACAAGTTTCTCATCTCCGGATGCAAATACGTAAAGAACATCGTCTTTGTACATATCTTTTGTTAAATCGTTCTTTGCAAATCTCTGTGGAATTTCAACAAGTGTGTAACGTCCGTAATTTCCAAGACGACCCATCTTAGCCTTGTCTTCTTTCTGAGAAGATGCGATCCAATTAATATCAATAAGTCCTTCAAGCTCCTGAAGACCTACCATTGTTCCCATAATAACAACTTCAGCATTGTCGTTTGCTACAGATACGTTCTGAAGAACTTTGTTGAATTTCTTTCTGTTTGCTGTGTTAAGTGCGCCAGTCTGAACAAACTGTGTCTGTGCAGGAAGTTTCTTGTGTGCTTCAAGAATCTCTGCAAAGATAAGTTCCTGTGCCATAACAACAAATGCTTTTGTGATAGCATCTACAAGTTTTGTCCAATCTTCCTGTCCAACAAGGTATCTGTCAATATCAGCACCTACAGCAGCACCATAAACATCTGTTTCGACAGAGTATGTTGTATTTTCTGGCAATCTCTGAAGCATTGTATCGTGGTGTCTCTTACCCATTCTTGCTACAGAAAGAATAACCTCGTCATGCTCATTAACAAAAAGATTTGTATCCCCATCGTTAAGATTTTTATAATTAACAAGTGCATTGAACCACTCGTTCTCTTTAAGACCTGTAGAAACTGTCCAATCTGTTACTTCCTCAATTACATCGAAGAACTGACGACCATAATCTCTATAAGCACGTTCTCTTTCTCTACGGGAAGAATCTTTTGTAAGACCAAAGATTCTAAGAGACACTTCACGAAGCTTGTCCTCTGCCTCTCTCTTTGAAATTCCATCGTCAAGTTCATTTTTATATAAATCGAACATTAAGTTCTTTACTTCCTCATAAGAAGTTTTCATTTCGTCAAATACATTAAGTACATGTGCGCTAAAATTCATCTTTCTCATTGGTTATTTCCCTCCTTTCTTAGTCTACTGATACTTTGTGCTTCTGGCTTCCAGCCTCAATAGTTACTTTCTTACCAGCAACAGGTGTTCCATCAAATGCGTCTTCACTAAGCTCGTAAACGTCTGTTACTGTAAGCACAAGTCCTCTAACTGTCTTTGTTCTCTCAGCAGAAGCTGCGTTGAAGAAGTTAGATGCTTTTGTAAATTCACTGTTGTAACTCTCAGCGATTACTGGTACTTCATAGATAAGAATTGCTGGTGCATTAACATCAACTTTCTTAACCTCTACATACCAGTTTCCGTTAGCAGCCTGCTCAAGAATTTCTCCTTCAAATCCTACTGGAGCGTCAGCAACTTCGTACTGATCAAAGCTTACATAAGCTCCTTTTCCGCAAACTGTACCGTTGTCTGTATCTTTCTTAATTACCATGTTTAAAACTCTTCCAACTTTGTCTGAAAGGACTTTAGTTGGAAACGCAACGTGGTGTTTTTCTACGTTGTATCTAATAGCCATAGTGTTTATACCTCCTAATTTTTGCATAATAAAAAGACCGTCTTATTGACGATCTTTACCTTTAAAATTATTTAATTTTTTATTTTTCTTCTTTAGCAAACAATTTTCCATATCTGCTAGGTTTTGCAGCCTTTTTATTTACGCTTACAAACTGTTTCTTTGTTGTAGTTTCTTTTTTTTCTGGTTTAGAAAGTGCGAAATTACCATGCTCAGAAACATAATCTGAATGAAGAACTTTAATTTCTGTCTCAAGATCAGCAAGAGAGTAGTTGTCCATTTCAGAAACAAGCTTCTCATAATCTTTATTTACGAATTTTCCTTCTTCATCTTTCTGTGCAAGAATTTCATATTTCTCAGAATCAAGAATTTCTTTCTTCTGCTCACGAAGTTTATTTAATTCAACTTCCTCTTTGAATGCTTTTAATTCAGCATAGTTTGAACGCATTTCTTCAATTGAAATTTTCTCAGATTCAGTAAGGAGCATTGCAAACATTTCTGTTCTTTCTCCTGTAAATGCAACATTATCATCCTCTCTTGTGTATGACTGTTTGTAATATTTGTCACTATCCCAATCCTGCATAATAAAATATTCATCATACACTTGAGATACGTAACACCATTCAGAATCATTTCTGTAAATAGAGCATAATGCATTTAATGCGTATCTGATGTCTTCAAAAGAAATGTCAAACAATTTGTTAAACAGCTCATCTTTTGAAAAACTTTCTGCTTCAGATTCTTCTGTAGTAGTATCTTCAGTTTTCTCTTCGACAGCCTGTTCCGGTTCTTTCTGACCGTCTTCGACTGGTTCAGTAGTTTTAGGATCTTCTTCGGAGGATTCCTCAACTGTTTCCTCAGATTCTTCTTCTGGGGTAGTTACTTCCTCTTCAGACTCTTCTGTTTCAGTTACCTCCTCAATTTCAGTAACTTCCTCTTCAAAGTTTTCTTTCTTCAATTCAGTTCCTCCTTTCGTAATTTTTTCTTTTTCTATATTGAAACGTGCATCTAACTCATCAATACTAGACTGCATCGCATTCAATTTTTCATCAACATATTTTAATAAGCTATTATTTTTAACGCTAAAATCTTCAAGAGACAAGAAGCTACCTTCCATGCCCTCTCCAATAGGTGTTCCATCTTTTTCACTACCCAAACAAGCACATCCGTTAAATCTAAAATGATCTAATTGAAGATAGTGCTTTTCAGCATTGTAACTGCAATCGTAGATTAGCAATTCGCAACTTACTTTTGTTCCACCTTTTGCTTTTATAATATCTGCTGTACGTGTGTATTCAATTGGAATTGCTGCTTTTGCAACAACATATGTCTTATCTTTTTCTTTATCGTATTCAAAATATGGGTCGTCTGCCGTAAAAGTTCCAACTTGACTTTCATCATAAACTTCATATTTATTACCGTCTTCATCTTCCTCAATATGAAAGTCATGACTATGAAAGTCCCATGTTCCATCATCAAGTTGATGAATTGATGCAAGTAATGGAGCATATTTTAATGTTGGCATTGCTTCGAGCATTGATTCCTCTGAAATATAACTATTATTTCTATTCAAAAGAGTGTGACATACACGAACTTTTGCATAAAGCTTTCCATCATCAGATTCTTCGATTTCACCTTCTGAGAAATCTTGAATTGACTGAACAACAATCGGTTCGTTTGATTCTTTTGATGAAAATTTATATATTTTTTTTGATTCACAAAAATTGATTAAATCTTCAACTGTAAAAAATTTTTTCTTCATATATTTCTTTACTTTAACCTCCCTTCTTTTAAAATTAGGTATAAAAATACCACTCAGTAGAACAGAAGAGTGGCTAAAAAGTAAGTATATTACTATACTGTATTTTTGATTTATCTATATTTGAAAACTGAAGTTTATCAGTATTCAAAAATATATACATTCCATTTGATTCATTAACTACTTGAAATCCAAGTTTCTTTAAATTTTCAGAGGTAGTGGAATCTGTTGTTTTTAAAAACTTTTCTTTCATATAACCACCTCATTATTTGTTATCTCTCGTTTTAACCCCTGCATCCGAAAGATCTTCTGAACTCTTGGTAGGCGCACCACCATCACTACTTTTATTTGATACTGTATTAGCAGAAGTTAATGGTTTAAATTTATCTGTAAGATTTAAAATATCATTTTCTAAGAAATTCATAGCCAATGTATCTAATTCACCAATACCATTCAAACTATTAATTGCTATAATATTAGGAAATCCATATTGCAAATCTTTCTGCATAGATTCTTTGAATGCATCTCTTGTATGAATAGACACATCAAAGAACTTAACTTTTGCATGATTTTTCACTTGATAAGAGAGCATTCTATTTACCCACCCTTGTATTTGCCCAAGTAAAGCAGAAATTGCAAAAGCACTATCAACTTTATTTGCAGAACGAACACCCTCTGAGTTAGTAAGAGTAGCAGAATTTAACGTCTGCGCACCACCTGATGTGTTGAACAATTCTTTTGTAGCTTTTTGTACTTTTGTTGTGTCTGAAGCTTGATCATCAGAAAATGATATTGTATCAAGTGGAAGTGGTGTTATAATAGAGCCTATATAAGGTGGAAGACTATCTACCAGTTTGTTATAATAATCTACAGCAAAATCTATATTTACAGCCCATTGGTCAGGTTCGTCCGCACTAGAAATTGTTGGAATGGTAGCAGCAATCAACTTGTAGATTTGCTGATCATCTGCAACAGCCTGTACATCGGCAAGATTCAAAAGACCTATCAAATCAATAAATAAACCACTGAATATTGGTACGATTGTTTCCCAGGTTTCAACTCTTGACTTTGTACATATAGCATATTCATCTGGCATTGGTTGCCATTTTTTCTGATTATTTCCACCGTATTCTTTATACATTGATAACAGTGGATCACCAAGAAATTCAAGTACATCCTCGAACTTTTTATATTTGCTCATATCTACATAGAATGCATAATCGCCAGTAAAATATTTGCCTGATATTCTACAATATTCTGGTGGAATTTTTAAAATAAACATTCCAGTTTCATCTAACCAACAACATCCATAAAATACATCTTCTATAAAATTGTTGATTAAAACCTGCAAAAAGTTGCCTTTTAAAGACATTCTATTTAGCCATACCAATGTATCATAGTAATCTTTTAATATACTTTCCTTATCATTATCACCAGTTGGATCATATGACGGAACTACGTATCTTGCATTTAAATCAAACATTGTAGCGTTATACATAATTAATCTAAAATATGGCTGGCAACGGTAGAATAGATAACGTGATAGTCCACGCAGTTCATCTTCGTAACTATCAATATTCTGTAGATATTTAATGACGTTTTCTTTGCTATACGAACTTATAGAAATTTGACGTGTCGTTTTCGTTACATCACGAACTTTTTTAAAGGAATCTTGTGATTCTGCAAATCGTTTTTGTTGTGCTTCTAATTCTTGTATATATGTTTTCCTATCAGCAGCAGTTGGCTGATAATTTTTATTTCTTGGAGATGTTTCAGTCATCCCTTTTTTTGATTGTGTCATTTTTGATGCGAACACCTCCTTTTCTATTTAATTATATTTTTTTGGATTTTTATTTAGATTGTTTTAGAGAACGATGATTGTCGTTTCGGTTGATTTATTGAGAGCTTGGAGAGAAGAGATTGAGTGGATGCTTGTGGACGTTTTTGTCTAACTTTATCCTTGCTTCTTAGTTCAAACAAACTATGAGCCATCAATGCAAGACAATAGCTACGATCGTCATGTAAAATATTTTCAAATCCAGGAGCGAGGTCATATCTTATATTTCCATTAGAAGATTTATATTTATACATATGAGTAACTTCTTCTTTCATAGCATCTAGCTGTTTAAGTCCAAGTTCTTCCTCCACAGACAAATTATAAATATGTTCCTTAACTTCCCCGTCTTCTTCGGATAACATTGTAAGATTTCCATGATAATCATATTCCGCAGTAAAGCTGATCAAATCCTGATCAATCATTTCGCAAAGTTGGGAATACATAATCGCTTTATATTTCGCAGGCTCACGCATTCTAATTATATCAACTGCATCAGGATATCTTTTCACATAAGGAATCGCATAATCATATGTTGCATCAATTAACCCACGATGTTGAAATTCCTTTTCCCCTTTATGGTTCTTTTCATAGAAATTATCAAATAATAAATCACACATCTGCGTTGCACCACCACCAGATCCAGCATCTATATAGACACCGTGAATGTTTTTATAGTCTGGAACTCCATATCCGTTATACCTGATAATAATATCTTGAAGCATTTCCACTTGCTCTGGTGTAGTTAGTGGTTTTTTTGTTTCTTTGTCTATTAAATTTATTCCATTTACAACATCAAGCAACCAACCACGTTTTTCATCTCTATATAATTTTCCTATTAATACAAAACTGTTATCTCTTTTTTTTGCAGGATCGAAGCATATGACCATATATGAATTGTCATCATTTACTAACATTGGAGGTCTTACAACGCTATTGCGTAAAATTTGTGATTTTTTAACTGCAATATCATCACCTAAATCAGAATCAAACTTATTTTTATATTCTCGTGTAGCTTTGGTTGGATTCATTTTCATTTCAGAATCAATTTTCGCTTGCGTAAGAAGTGGAACTGGATAAACCTTTCCATTATATGTTGCATGTAGAATTACTTCGCAATCTATATCAGCACAAAAATAGTTCTTGTCTCCAGCCATTGAATGCATAGCTGCTTCTTTATAACGTTTATAAAAAACATCATCCATTGAACCTGCTGAACTTGCGCAAATTACTTGGTTTGGAAAGTTTGGTGGCAACAATGTAACATCTACATCTCCACCAAGGGCAAAATCACTATTCTGCGTAACGAATGGGAGAGTAGCTGCGAACATATCTTCAGATACATAAGATGCTTCATCATAAAAATTTAATCTACTTCTTCGACCACGAGAGCCATCAAAATTTGAATTAACCGTAGCCAGACTTGATCCTGAATATAATTTGAAAGAATAAGAAGCTGGGTCGTGTCTGAATCCTTCAGAATTTGCACTTTTAACAAGTTCATTAAGAAATACATCTGTTAAACCAGTAAAAGAAGCTATTTCTTTTTTAGCTATTGATTCAATTTTTTTCATCATTCCTATACTTTGTGAACCAGTTGAACTCAAAATATATCCTTCAAATTTTGGAAGCAGCATTGTTTTTGCCATAAGAAAAGGACTACCAAGGGTAGTTTTACCGCCGTTTCGACTCATACACCAAACAACATTTGGAGTTATCCATGACATCATAAATACATATTTTTGGTAATCAAGAAATTCTACACCAAAAAATCTTTCACAGAATTTAACAGGATTTCGTCTGCCCCATTGAATTATTTCTGCAAATTTTTTCAAACCTTCTAATTTTAGTTCGGACATATCGTAATATGTAGGTTTTTTAAAAAAGGTAAAATTCTTAGGAGTAAATTCACTAATTGAATCTCCCATTAAGATAATGTTTTTATTTTCATTCATCTTCTTCGATTACCTGTCCTTTTTCATCAATCAGACCTTTTTCTGAAAGAAAATCCTTTAAATCTTTGTTTTCCTTTTTTAATAACCTACTAAATTCAACAGCATTATCTCGTTCCTTTTGTAAATTAAACAATAACTGTTTTTGATGAATTACTTCTTTTTCCCAATCATTCTCATCTGGATTCAACTGTCGCAATTGATTCTGATGATTCCTTGTCATAATATCTTCAATTGCTAAATTTGTTTCATAATCAAACGTATTTACTTCCGACCCATCAAGATTCATTTCTTGAAGTTCTTTGATAATTCCTGTAAGAGTTCCTGCACCTTTACTTTTTCTATTATTGTTATTCTCTGAAATACCGTTATCTTTTGCTAGAGCAAGTGCAGAATTTATCATTTTTTGTTTTGTATCTGCTAATGATTTAATTGTTGGTATAACACTTGGATTAGTTCCAAGTTGTTTTTTATATTGTGAAATTGCATCGTTTATTGTTTTTACATCCTTAAAGCTCTGAACTATTTCAATTACAGCTTCAAGTTTTAAACCATCATCTTTAACTGATTCATCGAAATATCCAACAAGCTTAGAATACAATAATGGTTTTTCGCTCTCTGGTTCATTTTCAAATGGGTCATAACCTAAAAATCTTAAAACAGTACGTTTATTCATTTTGTACATTTCAATGACATCTTCAGATAATTCGTCAATTTTATTATTTTTTTCATCTACTTCATCAGAATATAATATTTGTTCTTTGAATGTATCTGAGTCCATATATCCGAAACCATTATAATTAATCATACTTACATTTTTTATGTATGCAGTCCATGCATTATTTTTAGCTTTCCCGGTAACTTCATTCTCCGACTCTTGAATGCTTGAATTCCATAATGATTCTATAAATGGCTTGTTTAAATAAAATAATGCTTTTTGAACAGATTCCTTTGTTGGTTCATGTTCTTTCCCGTTTATATCTACACGTAATGCAATCTTTCTTGCACAATCCCTACATATTCTACTAAAGCTTTCACCACCAAAAAGCGGATCGGTATCTTTATAAAAGCATTTTTCTATATTTTTATGTTTTCTACACATCGGACATTGTGATGTTTGATTAAAAGTATCTAATTTTTCTTGTAACTCAACAACTTTTTCTTTTGCTTGCGCAGCCGTTAATTTTACTGGCTGTGTTTCCTTTTTAGTAGCCAATTAACAGCCACCTCCTTTAATCTCAATAAATTAAGCACTTTCTGCAAGAGCAGATAAAGTGCTTTCTAAATATTCCACATATTCATAATTAATATTGATCTTCAAATTATTTTCAGTAAACCAATCGTCAAATTTTCCAAGATCAATCCTGTATAAGAAATCTAAAAAATCAAAAGGAGAAAAATTTTTATATCCATAGTTATCATGAAATAATTTATGTACTTTTTTATTTACACATGCACCGTATCCGTATAATACATGTAAATATTTTAATGTTGATCTTAACTCCTCAAAATCTTCTTTGGTATAATCACACACTTGTTGTTTTACTTCAACTCCGGTTGTTTTGAAAACTTCATCAACTATATCTCTAAATGCAGTTGTGTGATGTATGTTGTCAAATCCTCCGCCTGTAATTACACATTTATAATTGCAAAATTCCATTGACTCGTTAAACCAATCTTTTATATCAGATCTTAACTCTACATAAGTAGAATTAATTCCACCCATCCAACGACCATTTTCTTCACCAATTAACGGATTTAAATGTCTTGGATTTTTATCTCCAGCCCATTTTCCTCTTTGTTTTTCACTTATCATTTTACATTGCTCTGGACTACGTTTTTTACCTTTCCACCATCCATTATGTGTTTTAAAATATTCTTTTTTGGATGTGGAAATTTTCTTCTTTGTTTCTTCTGACAGTATTCGTCCTTTCAATTTTTCACTATTTTTTATGCTTCTAGATAAATTAGCTCTAACTTGAGCGTCGTGATTTTTACCTTGTAAACCAAGAAATGAAGCATGACACTCTATAGATCTAATGGTTCTATTTGGTAAAAATAAGTTATGTAATTCTTCTCCTGTAAAATCCTTATATTTTTCCAATAATATATTATTTTCCTCATCCGTCCATTTCTCAAAAACTGTATAATTAGGATCAAGAAAACCAGATTTGTTTTTACTACATTCTCTGCATACATTTCTTAAACCATCAACACATGAAAGATCGATAGGAAAATATAATTTGTTATTTGGTAAATCCCTGTTACACTTTTTACAATGTCGTGTTCCTGGATAAAATAAATCTTTATTTTTGTTTTTCTCAATAATCTTCAAACGATTTTCTTTATTGATTATCTTTTGACATTCCCTACAAACTACATTTAATCGCCCAGTCTTTTTATTTGCGTAAGAAAAGAATTCATTTGTATTTGGAAATTCTTTTCCGCATTTTGTACAAATTCTTGTTTTTGATTCAATACTTGTTCCATAAGTATATCCCATATTTTATCTCGCTTTCTTCTCGCATAACAATTAGTAAAGAGTGGGAGAGTAGTGCGAGAATCTACTATATCCAAGATGATCAGTCAAGAATTTCCCACTCCAAAAATTCAACCACGTTCCACTGACAGAACATCAAACACCAAACTGTTTATGGTCATATGTATTTATTCTCTTATAAGATTTGTTTCTAATACAAAAAAGAGTCAACATTTCTACCGACTCTTTATTAAAGGTTCTCGCTTATGGTAGAGAAGCACCACTTTATTGTTCTACTTTATTTATGGATCGTAGTAAATCAAGACCGCACAGCAGTTATTCAAATTCAGACTTGGTACAAGTACCATTTCTGATAAAAATCTATGATGATTTTTGTTCTTTTTAGATTGGTTAGATAAATGCTTCATCTGATTCATCATCACAGTCATTTTTGATAATATAATGATTCTTGGTTGTACTTACATCATTATGTCCTAATAATTTTTGTGCAACTTCTGCTGATTTATGCTCATAAACTACAAGATTAGTTGCTCTAGACTCCCTAAACAAATGGGGATGAACTCTACGCCCAACAATTTCTGTAAACAAACCACTACACCAACCATTAAAAACACATTCTCCGACTTGTCTTGTTTCTCCATTTTTTTGTTTTACAACAAACATATAAGGACAATCATCTTCTCCACGTACTTCCAACCATTTTTTCATCCATTGCATTGCATCTTCTCCGAACTTCATTTTTCTTGGTTTCCCGACTATTGATTTTCCTTTGCAACGGATAGTATGTGTTAAATATTGTCTTGAAATAGCTTCATGTTCACGCCCATCATCATCTATGACTTTAATTTTTTTCTCTTTTGCAGGATAGTCAACAACTTCTTTAAGGAGTTGTCTGGCTTCAGATCTACGACACCCTGTACTATAAGAAAAAACTAGATACGATAATTTTTGCCATTCTTCTCGTTTTTCAAGTTCTTTACATAAATTTATATATTCATCGGGTGTAAGTGGTACTTTCTCATGTACGTATCCAGTTTGAACAACCTTTAATCCAGAGGTGAAATTTCTAAAAGTCGGATATTCCTCTTCGTACATTAACATTACATAATTACAAAAAGTACTTACTGCTGATTTTTTAAATTTTATACCTGAATCAGACAAACCTCTATTTGTGAGCCAATTTAAATATTTTTGAAATTCTTTCTTTTTTATTTCTGTAAAATCTTTATTTTTCAAATGGTCTTTTACCCATACAAAGAAAATGCGAAGTCCAGATTTATATGCTGGTCTTGTTTGAACCGAAAGGTCTGATTGATTGTCAAGATAATCTTGAACCATTTCTATGTTAAACTCATTTACTTCAAGCCATTCCTCTTCGCTAATTTCATCTGATCTATCTGCGATTTTACCATCCATAATCTCACTTCCTTCCAAAATAAAAAGAAGCTAGATAGTAATACAACTAAGCAGCTTCTTCCAAATCACTTATATAATTTAACAATGTGTCATATATTTCTTTATTGGTTTTAGAATATATATCACTTTGGTATAATTGAATTAATGGTATGTTGTTTTCTGCACAAATTTGAATTTTTTCTTGCTTTCTTTTTTCATATAATTCATTTCCCTCTATGCCAAATAATTCAATATAATATTTTTTATTATTCATATTTATAACAAAATCGAACCTATACCTTCTTTTAAAATTTGGTATTACATTTTTATAATATACTTCATTTTTAAAAAATATATTATAAGATTCTAATACTTGTGCTAATTTAAGTTCATATGTAGAATTGCATTTTGTTCCATTTTTTGTCTCAAAAATTTTTTGATTTTCATACCCAGCTTCGTTAAGAGCTTTTTTAAAACTACCAAACATATTAAGATATGCATTACCAGAAGGCATATTTTTATATAATTTTAAATCAGATTGTACAGGTCTACGTCCAAGTACACCACCTAACCACTGTAATTTTTCAATAAGTTCTTCTTTTGTTGCACCTTTTCCTGGAACGGTTTTATCAAAACCACATATTTCTTGTAGGTTGTGTAAAGTTCCGAAGTGATTTAAATATGTTTCAGTTGAATAAATATAATTATTTGTAGATTTTGAAATTTTTGTAATTTCTCTGCTATTAAGAACATGTCCATAGTCTTTACATGCCTTCTTATACTTATATATCATATCGCTTTCTAAAACCTTTACGTTATAACCATCATACCCAATAAGCTTATTGATATTGTCAAATGATCCAAACCTACTTGTGTATGCACTAGTACATTGCAGATATTCACAAGCGTCAACTTCATCGTTTGTCGGAAGATACATGTTTGTTTTTAAATGTTCTTCGACAAATTTTTTATACGAATCTAACATTTCTTTATCTGTTAAACATTCTCTTTTAAACAAATTTAGATTTGTTGTAGATTCGATTTTTGCTTCTTTGAGTAAATTCTGTAATGTACCAAAATGTTTTGTTACTTGGTGTGCAGACGGAAGACCGTTTTCGTGTTTCAAATCTCTTTGTACAAGCCTTCCATTTGTATCATACCAATTCTTGGCTAATGTTATAATTTCTTCCCTTGTATATTGGTTAAAACCATGATTGTCTTTTTTCATTAAACATCATTCCTCCTTCTAAATTATTTTCATAAAATAAAAGGAGAGTGGGTGGTAATTATCCACCAAATCTCTCCGAAATCGGTAGAGATAAGCTAATCGCTTGTAATTCTCTTTATCAATCTAACTGATTGACCTATACTTATTTATTCTCCACACAATAATGCAGAAGAATATAAAACAGACCGTTTAGGACTCGAACCTAAATAAACAGTTTTGGAGACTGTCATGCTAACCAATTACATTAACGATCTATACGCAGCACATTGCACTCGAAGCAAATACGAATTAACGTACACATTACTTAGCAGGTAAGTTCCAGACCTTCTGGATTTATGCTGCAAAAAATGGATAGCGTAGGAATCGAACCTACAATTTGACCAAACCTACCCATACAAAAAGAGCCTGTAAGCACATTCACTTACAAGCCCTTCCCTCGTAATTATTATTTATACGCCAAAGATATCTAAAAGTCTTTTCAACGTATATCCATCAATAGTATCTGTAGAATAATAGCTGTAACTAGAACAACCATGATCATCACTCTGAGTTACTGTAAAACCATGCATACCGTCATCTTCATGATCAATAGAAATGTTCATATCATCTTTATCATCCATATGACAGTTTTCACAATCTCCATCGCATCCAAGTTCATCCTTATCATCTTCGATATGGACTTCATACATTACCGTATTTTTATCATAAGCAGATGTAGCCTTGTGACTTACATCATCCATGAAATAAGCAATGGTAGCACCTGAGCCTGGATATTTCCCATCCACTTTTGCTCGTTCACAGTAAATTTCATCATTAATAATAGCAATACTAAATTCACCATCATAACCATCAAATGCCGGATCAACAAGTTCTACTTGTGCAATATCATAACCATAAAAAATTAATTCTCTAATAATATCTCTAGCTTCATCATAATTAGCTACAATTTCTGCATAAGTATAAGAGCCAGCAATATCCTCTACAGTTTCATTATAAATTTCACAGAATTCTTCTACACAACACACATCAATTTTTTTCAAACAAAAGCACACCCTTTCAAATTACAGCATTTTATATGTCTTACTAATTTTAAATACAATCTCATCATGTGCTTCTGTGTGCCATTCCTTACCGTTAATTGCAGAAATTCCGCTTTTAGCAGGTACATGCTTTACGGAGAATTTTCCCATCTTTCCGAGTGGAATAACCTCTTCTGGATTAGCAGCAAGTGTATCATGCACATAAGTCTCCAATGCCTGAAGTACTTCTGCAATCTCTTTCATTGTATAATTATTTTCTACTGTCTTTGTTCCAATTCCTTTAATAAAATCATTCTTTACCATTTTCAACTAAAATTCCTTTCTCTTAATTTTTTCCATACAAAAAAGAGGGTAACAGCTACAATGAGTCTATTCCCTCTGATACGATTTTTCTTTGTCGGAAACCGCAACCGTATTTGTGTCAAGCCGATTTTCCAAGGATAATCGTGAACCTATTGTGGCTTCGTCAGCCAAATATTTATAATATGTATTCTGTCCTAGAACACATTCCTTTGTTCATATGATAACTACTCACCTACAAAATCGGTCGTGCGAGAGTTTGATTTTAATGAAAAGATGAGTAGTTATTTACTTGGTTAATTCTATATGATATTATACAAATTGTAGGAATCTCCTACATTCAGGTCATCAGTTTTTCCAAAGATTTATAATCTATAGGAAAGGCAGGTGATTACATATGGCAAGTTTTTACTCTGTAAAGACACCTGTGTACGTCCATGCGTACTGGCGTTTCCGTCTTGGTAGATGGGAACATGTCCGAGCGCATTGGAGAGCATACCCACGTTAAACACATGCTCCTTGCAACGCCCAGATGGATCAGCTCTCGTTGAATTCAATTCTAGGTAACTGATGACCATTATCATTTAAATAATATCAAGAGGAATATTATATGTTGCCTCTCTTCCATAAACATCATTAAAAATCATAAGTGTTTGTCCTGGACGAGAATATAATCTTCCGTTATTTGAATACTCATCTGTTCCACACAATGAACGGACAAGAATACTTTCGATATCAAATTTTTCAAATTCTTCTAGGTGGTGCTTATCACCAGAAATTGTGTAATCTATAGTTTCGCCAAATTTTCTGCTGAATAATGTATTAATTGTTACACCAATGTTCTTAAAATCTCTCTCAAGATCACCATGTACACAACAAATATTTTTTCCAAGTACATTTAATTTTGTAAATTCTTTATATTCAGAATACGCTACTTCAATTTTTTTATTATTCTGCAATCTCTGTTCAATCCACCAAGGAACGATACGCTCCATATTGTCAGAATGAATAGATTCACTTTTGTTCTGAATCGTCCTCATATGATTGCCATAACACGAATACAAAGTAATGTGATTCACAACTTTAGATAAATCATCAAGTGCTTCTGCCATAATTTCAGAAACATGCATTAACTGTTCACATGTTTTTTCTTCAGATTCTACTCTACATGTAGAATGAATCGACCCATGCGCAGAGTCACCAAGCATTACAACATTTAATACATCAATATTGTTCAGTCTTATGAATTCTTTTGATATTTCAATAAAAGCTTTTACTCTATTTTTGCAAATTTCGGTGTTAAACTTATTCCAAATGTTATCTGTAATCATCCCATAATGCCAATCAGACCAAAACATAATAGCTTCTTTATGGACATTTGGTGGAAACCATTTTTCATTAAAAATTAGAGGTCTTTCTTCATTTAATCTATTTGCAGATTCAACTAATTTATCCATTAGGTGTTCAGTTCTTGCATTAAAAGTAAGTTCTCTATAATATAATCTTCTTTGGTCTGATAAAAGCTTTCTTTCTTTGAAAATTTCTTCTTTTTCTAAACGAAGAGTATTCAAATAATCGTCTTCATTTTTTGTTTGACTTTCTTTCCATTTGTAATATTCTGATACAAAAACCGATCCAATTAAAGGTGGTTGCGTTCCTTTTCTAATTGTATCTGGATTGAATTTTAATCCATATCTATCACAAATTTCTGACCAATCATCATCAGAGATTTTCTGAACTTTGTTTGAGCAGTCCTTTAAAAGTTGCTCATATTTTTCTTGAGTTAGGTTGTATTTTGCTAATTCATTTTCAAAATCAAACAATAAGTCACCAACTCTCTTTATTCTTCAGACTCAGGAACTTCCAATTCCTCATCAGCTTTAAGTACAACTGAGAAATCAATTACCTGATTCTTAAATGCTGCTAACAAGTCACATACTTTTACTTCCTGTTCAACATCATTCTCGTCTGTATATGTAATAGTAAGACAATCTTCAGAAAGCATTCCGCTTTTCACTGTAAGTTTATCTGTTGTTGTTCTCATAAAATTTAATTTAGATTTTGCCATTTCCTTTTTCTCCTTCTATATCAACTAATTTTCCGTACAAAAATAGGAGAGTAGTAATTACTCTCCTTAAATAATTTCGTCTAAATCACAATCTTCTCCGACAATATAATCACAGATAGAATGTTCTTTTGCTTCGTGTGGAAGCATATACCATTCTACTCTGTATTTATCATCATAGAATTTATCATCGATAGATGTGCGACTAAGCACAAACTGTTTAGTATGCTGTTCAAGCTGACCTGTTTCGTACTCAATTCTATCTCTAAGTTTTGATGCGCTTTCAAATCCGATTCCATTTGATCCGTCGTGCATGAGAAAGGTTGAATGCAACATGCTAAAACGCTTGTTTCCTGCTAAGAAAATTAAGAATGCCATTGATGCACACATTCCCTGGTTTACTGTGTAAATAGGTGTTTTACTACACTGCATAGCTGAAATCAAAGCGTATCCAGAATAAACAGAACCGCCAGGACTATTTATATAAAGAATAATCGGCTTTCTATCTTTTACTTCAACACCTTTGTCTTCTCTGTTGTAGTTCATAATGTGAAATACAATTGTATCAATCACAGCATCATCAATTTCACTATTGATGTAAAGTCTTCTTTCTTTTAGTTCATCAATTTCATACACTTCGCTATAATGCATGTTAATTGTGCTTTTTACGTCTTTTAAATTCATCATGGGCATTACCCCCGTACTTTCATAATATTTTTCTCTTATTAGAAATTAATCTAATAAATCAGCCATAGCAGCTGTTTCACTTCGTTCTGTCTTCTTAAGTTGTACATACCCAAATTTTTCATGTCCAGCAAGTTTTTGAACAGTAGAAAGTAGTCCGTTATTACTTCTAAATAAAGCCGAATCAGTCTGTTTAAAATCGCCGTTCATCCACAAAGTAGATCCTTCTCCGACACGTCCGATTAACAACTGAACATGTTCTTTTGTAAGATTCTCTGCTTCGCTGACATAAATAATTGTATTTTTAATATCTCTTCCTCGAATATATCCAAGATGCTCTATCTCAATAGTGCCAGCCATCATCTGCATTTCTAATCCGGTTTCTCCACCAAGATGATCGGCAAGAGGCATTGCATAAGGCAAAAGTTTTTCAAGCTTTGAACCTGGTAAAAATCCAACATCGTTTGCATCTTTAACACCGATTGCATTTCGAACATAAATCAATTTGTCAAATTTTCCATCTTCGATTAATTTCAATGCATTTGCAATCATTAAATAGTCTTTGCCCGAGCCAAAACGACCTGAGAGAACTTTGATTGTCTCATCCTTATTCTGCAACATATCAAATGCTAAAACCTGTTGTGGGTTTCTTGGCTTTATTTTCCCTGTGAATTTATTATTGATTTGCTTATAAGATAACGCATGATATTCTTCTCCATTCCATTTTCTATAATCAACAATTTCACCATCGGATTTGTGAATAATCAAATATTCATTAAGAAGAGAATCATACATATTCTCATTTGTATGCAAATAAAAATAACTCATTTCTTCATCAGAAAGAGTTACTTCTTGATATCCTGTATATTCGTCAATATTCTTGACTAAGTTAATTTCATTTACACCTTTTGTTGTAAGTTTGAAAATATTCTTTGAAATAAACTTACAATTAATATCATCAGTGCATACAACAATAGGAGAGTGGTTTTTATTATATAAATATGCTGATGCCAATATAATATTGTCTGGGGTTTCTTCTAATGAAAATTCAGAAATTATATCTTTTATATCATCATTATTCGTAACAACTTCATATTCTCCAAAATATTCATCAAGTAAATGTGCTACTTGACGTGCTTTGTATTTTACTTCATTATCTTTTCTTGAAGATTCTTTGATATTTTCAATCTCTTCCAATGTCTTCTGCGAAATAACAAAAGACTCTTTAAATGCTTCCTTCTGTAGATTCAGAAGTGCATTGGTATCTAGGAACAATTTGTATTCCAATAAAAGATACCACCTTTCTTTTAGATTTCGTATTTACTTTACGATTTTGTTTTTTCTGTATTTATTTAGTTTTTCAATATTCCACTCGGATTCACAAAGATAGTATGTGCGTTTCTTACTCTTTGCAATAGTATGGCTAATTCCATTACTTCCTTCACGAACTCCATGATCAACCAAATAATCTTTTTCTGCTTTAGTAATTAATACTATGGTAATTACACCCTTTCGTTTTAAATTTCTCCTTATGATAGGAGATGAGTAACTGACTCGGTGGGGATCGAACCCACAACATACAGATTAACAGTCTGCCGTTCTACCATTGGACTACGAGTCATCAATAAATAAATGTACCAGTATTATTAGTAATACCGATACATATTCTCACACATTTCCATGTATGAATTCCACCATGCTTTCGCATATTTTTTAATGAATTTAATCATTAGTAATCCTCTTTTCTTTTATCTACCTACGAAAGAGCAGCAGTACTGATTTCTCAACACTGCCACCACTGACAGAAAGGTTAGATGATAATAATATGAGAGGACATAAATCCTCTATTATGAATAGAAATAAGCCTTCGCCTTACAGACTATACAAGGATACATTATTAAGTTACCGTCTAGCAAAGCCTGAGCTACAGATAGCGATTCTGTAACTTTCTTTACCAATGCTCACGCACCAAGGACGAATGGGATTAGCACCCACAACTTTCACCCATCGTTCAGAATTTTTCAAAACACTATTATATTAATAACCTTTTATGTTTTCTCTATATTTGAATTAATTTTCGTTGATTTGGGCTACTTGTCCAGTAAACAATTCTTATACCCGAATTTCTTCGGTTCAACAACAACATATCACCTTATTTGGATTTTCCGTACTTAACTCCAACAAAGTTCCACCAATGTTGGCATCTGGATTATTCTGCACAGCAGCGTCTATTATGGTGACGAATTGAATCTGACTTTATATACCGATGTATTCTGCACACATATTTAGTATTGACGGTTTCCGTCTTTCCGAATCATTTCACAAATCTCCGGAAGAAAACATATGAAGCTATCGTTTCATACACTTTCTCACTATACATATGCTCTCAGCACAGTGACTAACTGATCTACACTGAGTTATTTATATCCATAATACAGGATTTATTTTTATTGGCAGCAGATGATATACCCACTGCCAAAATATAATCTTAATAGGGAAGTATTTGACTTCCCTATATTCTCCAATGAAGGAGTAATAATATACACGTGTTGCTTATTTATATTCCGCATTTGCAATTTTAGCGGAGAGGGTAGTTGTGTTGGTATTACGAAAAGCGTACGCAAATTTACTCTTGAACATGTAAGCCAAGCATCATTGCCCACTTTCCCCTCATTAGGTTGGATTAGAAATTTGGTAAAAATGCCCATTTTTCAACGTTTATGACATACTTTAAAAATTAAGTCTGCACAAAAAACCGTCATTTTTAACAATTTTTAGCAAAACATTTTAGCAAATTTGCTGAATTTATCTCATATAAGACTTTCAATAGAAGTGGTTTGTTTTTATTTAAAACAGATGATATGCTCTTTTGATTTCTTAAACTTCCAGGAAGTATCATAAATGCACGATCAATCATCCACGAAAATAATCCTATATAATTTTTTGATATCTTAACTTTTTGAATGTCGGAAATTAAATCGTCAAAATCCTTTCTTAAAAGTAGGTAATCTTCCTTTTCTGAATCTGAAGAATTTACATCATATAGACTGATAGAATACTTGCTAATTAAATCTTCGACTTTTCTGCATGTTCTAATGTTATTGCTCATATCATATTTTACAAAAAAGTGAGACATTGGAAGAGTAGATGTAGAATGATGAAATTCAGATAAGTTTAAGTTGTATAAATAATTCATAGGACATGATAGTTTATCATTTATATTAGACTTGTTGAAATTCTTTTTTATTAATGACCAGAATGAAGGATATAAATTTTCTTTAATATTTAAATCATTTTGTATTCGCTTTATTTCATCAGATAAATTAATATCAAATCGCCTCTTTGCGTTATCAATTGCAACCTGCGCAAGCACACTTAAAATACATACATAATCAATATATTTTACATCATTAAAATTACAAGAATATGTACGTGCAATTTGTGCTAAATTACTTGATAATCCAATATCCAACTGCGAATTTGCTAAATTATTGTCTATCAAAGCATAATCGTCCATTGTCTTATTATATTTTTTTGAGTCTCTTGGGATTAGATTTACGATAGTAGGAGAGTCTGCATAACATTTTCTCGCATGTTCTACAATATCTTTTTGATTTGTTGTGTAGCCGGAATCTGAATCCATATCCATTCCATTATTTCTATCTTGTGCGTCAGTACCATTCATATTTATGGCAATACACTGCCTTCCGAGATTAAAATATTTTTCCAATTTCTTGTGATATGTATTATGAAGATATGATAGATTGTTTTGACTGTTAAAAGGACTTCTAAAGAATGCTAAATATTCACCACTATTAAACCTTTCGGTATAGCATTGAATTGTTCCATCTTCAATAAAAAATGTGTCATCGTCATCAACAGAATTTTCATTGCCGGTCGCAGCATATAGTAGCATTGCATATGGAGATCCAACAACAACTAGATTTTCTGCATTTTGAATAATTTTTCCACTTTTCATATTTAACACATAGTTCTTGATAATATATTCTTTTCGTCTTCTAAAATAAGAGCTTCTAGTAAAATCATAATTTTGCTTACACAATGCAATTAATACTTCATAGTCATTTGAAAAATTCTTATTCTTTTCAAGATACTTTAAGAATTCATCATCATCTTGTTTGAGTTTATTTATATAGTCAACACTTTCCTTTACAACGTTTTCCATAATAGATTCATCCAAACAGTTAACCATTTGGTAACTCATTCTTTGAACATCACCAAGTTTACTTTCGTGAGCTGTTTTAACAATTCCAAACATACAATTATTTTCATATACTTTTTCACACCAATATTCATACGACACATCAAACTTTAACCATTTCATTGCGTTATCAGTTGTAATCAATTCAACATCTTTTACATAATGTTCATTTCCAAACATATCTTTTACAGTTGCGGATTGGTATTCATCACCAAAATAATCCTTAAAAAACTGTTGAATATTTGTATTAAAGGCAGCCATTTTACAAAAATGATGTCTAAGTAAAATATATCCATTCCCCCATTCTGGGAAAATACTACTATCTATTAATGCTTGTCCATCAAACAATGTATTTTTCAGTTTGTATTTTTTAACATGCTCTGCATAGCATTGTTTGAATTCGTCTGTTTTCACAGCTACAACTTCTGTTTCAAAATAGCGATCAATATCTTTAAGTATTAAAATATTTTTTGGATTGATTTTTGTTTTTCCAACAATGGCACTTGATATTAATGGAGCATAAGCACTTACTTCTACAATTGGAGAATTTTTCTTTGGCAGTTTAATTCCCATGTATAAAAACTTAATTGCTTTTTTATACAATCTATCACAAATAAACATACAAGATCCTTTTTTTGCCTTGCCTGTGCTTCTATATAACATCTTGTAATGAATGATTTCTTTCTTAATTATATCACCATTCTTTTTTCTTGTAATGTATTCAACATTAACACCATCATTATAAAATATATTCCTAATTTCTTCTTTTGAATGTTTTTTGTATTTATCTTTATTTTGATTTGCTTCTTTGAATAGTCTAGATAATTTTTGACGCTTATTTTTCTTTTTAACAATTTGAGATTTGTAACCGTATGACCTTGCAAGTTTATATTCCATTCTTGCTTTTATTGCAACTTTTTTTAAATGCGCAATTTCTTCTTCATAAGACCTTGATCCAAAATTAAATTCTAAACAAATTATATCTCGTGTTGATTCTTCTTTCCAGACTTTAAGTCCGTTATCTTTTAAATAATCACTAAACAAACTATTAGTAAACATTGCCTCTTTGTAGTCATAATGGTCTCTGACTCCATTATTGTATTCATACAATGTACTTGCTTCAATATTTTTTATTTTTACACCAAACTCGCTCATTTGTATAAATCACCACCAGTCTAATAACTAACAGTATGTTCCCAAAATTCTTCTTCAGAATCGTAACCACCATAATCTATGCTTTCTGCATAAAGCGAATTCTCTATAGAAACTGCATCATAATAACATTCTTCAATTTCACAACAGTTACTACAATCATAATTATTAATGCATTTTTCTTCACAAATATTGTATTTTAAATCATTCATTTCATTTAAGATTTTATTTAATTCCATTTCTTATTCCTCCACAATTCTGTACAATCCTTCACCATTCCAAATAATTAATCCGTAGCAATGAAGTTCTAATTCATCAAAAATTTCTCCAATGTCACTCATATACTTAATAGGATCTTTTGACTTAAAACAATAAATATCATCATCCTGTTTAATTGCACCTAATAACATATTCTCTTTGGTGATCGCAAACACAGTACATTTATTACATTCATTATTTTCATACACCATTGTTTTGCAGAAACTTAATGCCTCATCATCATTTTTCAAACAGATACTACATTTCTCACCACAACCACATTCACATTCTGGTGCTTGCATGAAATTCCATTCAGGATCAAGACCACAATCTTTGAGTGTGATAGAAGAGTAGATATTTTCATCTTTTCCAAACAATCCATTTATTTCATTGTTGTTTCTCCAACTTTTCATTTCCATAATCAATATCTCCTTATAATATTTTTTCATATGCGTATCCATCATCTGTCGTATAATAGATGTTCTTGATTCCAAAATCTTTAATTGCAGCCATGCACGATTGACATGGACGAGAGATTCCGTGTGGCTTATCATTTAAGATTCTGTAAATATACAATTTTACTTTTTGGAAATTAATATCCAGATGACGGATACTATTAATGCAGTTGATTTCTGCGTGAAGTTTTGGAACAAAATATTCATTCCGGTTGTTATTTCTATATTTATTATAATAATACTGTACTGAATGTGTTTTCTCAGAATTACAACCAATTCCAATTATCTTTCCTTGGTACACAGCAATACATCCAACATGTTCTCTATGGTAATCTGATTGTAAAGCAACCTGCCTTGCCCTAGCAAACAATCTTTCGTCTGATTTAGAAATCATTTACACTGACGCTCTCTGGCTCTTTTTGTATCAAGATATAATTTTCGTTCTCTATATAAATCTGTCATAATTTTATCTGCTACAACAGAACCTTTGTTTATTCCGAATGATACAGGATTGCATGTACAAAAATCAGATTCGTACAATGCACCACCATAATGTCTGTGGAATTCATCTCTTGATGGAATACGAAGTGTGCTATGGTTCTTTGATTTTGTTTCTGTTTCTACTGCTGTCATTTGTTTTTCTCCTTTTATTTAAGTAGTTCATCTCGAATCATCCTTTCTGTTGATGTGAGATTAGTTGATAGGTTTCTTATAATTTATTATTCTCCATTCTACTTTGCAGATTTATCAGGTTTAATTGTCTCTTTTATTGCATATACAAATGGACTTATTTTCATTTCTGTTGCATTATTTGAAAGAATAGAAGAAATGTATAATTCTTTTTCTGCTCTTGTAATACCGACATAAAATAACTTTTTTTCATCATTTAAATCTTTACTTTTATTATGAGGAAGAAGTCCATCACTACATCCAATAATAAATACAACCGGATATTCCAATCCTTTTGATTTATGAATAGTGAGAAGTTGTACCTTGTTTTCATTATCTATCTGTAGATCTTTCGTAATATCATCCAAGTACATAATGAACTTATTTAGATCAATATATTTCTTTGCAATATTTTCAAAAGCATTCATATTTTCGATCTGTTCAATATAACTTCCATCATCAGCCTGTTTTCCTTTTGTTACAAACTCGTCAATATTTAATCTGACTCTCAAATAAGAAATCATGTCTCCAATAGAAGAAAATCTTTTATTCTGAAGATAATTAATCACTTCATAAATTTCGTCAATACCATTCTTAAATCTCCAATTTCTACGGTCAATTGACATCATAGAACTGTAAAATGAAACATTCCTTCTTTTACTATTATTTTCTACTTCTTGCAGAAATTTTCTATCTAACCATCTATTCGGTTTATTATATAAATACCTAAAAGATTCATTATCATTTTCATAAAGAGCAAGTTTTAGATATGAGATTAGCAGCTTTATTTCTGGAAGATCGGTAAACAAACTTCCGTTTATAATACTGAATGGGATTAATTTTTCATGGAAAGTTGACTGTATTTTTGTCAACTGCGCATTTGTTCTCGCAAGAATGGCAATATCTTTATATTTATATTCTTTAACAAGTACATTGATCTTATCTGCAATTTTATCTGCTTCTTCCCATTCATCTTTATAGATGGCAAACTTTGGCTTTTTAAATGCTTTATTATTAGCAATACTTTCCCTGTAATTCTTGTGCTTAGAATCAGGAATTGTATTTGCAAACACATTTGCAGTTTTAATAATATCTTCGCTGCAACGATAGTTTTTATTTAGGTGTACAATCTTTGCATTGTCATAATCTTTTTCAAAGTCAAGAATATATTTACTGTTACCACCACGGAATGAATAAATAGCCTGTAATGGATCTCCAACTATCATTGTGTTTTTGGTATTCAATTTCTTTAATAAAAGGGATTGTGATTTTGAAATGTCCTGGAACTCATCAGATAAAATATATTTGAAACAATTGCTGTAATAGTTATAGGTGTTTTCATCTTCGTCTAATGCTTCATTTGCAAGATTGAGAAAATCATCAAACTCTATATATCTATTCTCTTCCTTGAATTTCTCATAACTGACAAATATTTCTTTCATATTATTCTTGCTAAATGGATCATCATCTGAATAGATAAGTTCATCCGTTGTACTTAACATTGCATTTTTCTGTTTTCCAATAAATCTTAAGATATCATTGTATGGAACATCATCTTTACTACACAGGTTCATTCTGTCATAACAGATTGTCTGCATAATCTTTTCTTTTTCCCACTGTAATGTCCATACTTTAAAATATCCTACGCCATATCTTGTACCAATAATCTTAAGAGCGAGAGAGTGAAATGTTTCAATATTTACTCCATTTACATTCAGTTCTTTTAGTTTGTCTTGAATATTTTCTTTTGCCTTTTTACTAAATGTGACAGCAAGTATGTCCTGTGGTGCAATAGAATGGTTCTTTACCATATTTTCAATTCGCTTTGTTAATACTGTTGTCTTTCCAGAACCAGCAGATGCTATAACACCAATGTTTCCGTCAATTGTATTTATGATTTCTAACTGTGCTTTACTATAATTCATTTATTATTGTCCTTTCTTCTTTGCGTTTACTTTAAGGTTGTAATTGTCCTCAATAGGTTTTTCTCTGATTCTACTGCCAAGATATTCAGTTCTATTATCAACTGTAATTTCGCATAAGTTCTCAAATGAGAGAAGATAATCGCTTTTATTGAGAAGATATTTTGTTTTATTTTTGTCGAATCTGATACCTGCGTTTTCAACAATCATGTCAGAAAATTCTTTATTGAAACTGTCAACAAGTTGTTCTCTATTATATTCTCCAAAGTGTTCTAGTAAAGATTTACATTTATCAAGATGAACATAATACGCTTCGTATGTACTATAGAAGTATTTGATTTTCTTTTTATATAACTCTCTTTTTAAAACTTCCTGGAAGTATGGAGCTTTCTTGCTATAATACCTTTCACCTGCATTTTCTATATTTGCTTCATTGTCTGCAATAGAAACACATTGAGCATAGTAATCCATATCTTCTTTTGTTGCTTGTCTTTGTATGAGTGAAACATTAACCTCTACATTTCCATCTTGATCAATAATTGACTTACCATCTGACTCTTCTATATTTATACGATTTACTTGTCTCCAAATGATTAAGCCAGCAGATTTAAGATAATCTAGGGCATTTTCTATGTACCAATTAATCATGTGGTCAGCTTTGTCGTAGAATTCATTAATCTCATTCATACTGATTTGAAATTCCTTGCTGCTATCTTCTCGGTTATACTTCAGAAGATTGTAATTTTTATTTACCATGTTGATCTCTCTAGCCCACTTACCAACTGTAATATCTATACTGTTGTTTTGGTCATGACCATTAATAAGGTCTGAAAGAATGAGTGGTACTATATATTTATAGAGAGATTTATTCATTTTGTTAAAATTGGATGGAAGAGGATGCTCATATACTTCCGTGATTTCGTAGATACGTCTTCCATCAACTTTGTCTCTTTCTTCTATGGAACAGTATTTGTTTACCTTTTTAAATAATGCACTCTTATAAGAACTAACAAATTTACCATTCTTTTTGTAAGATTTCTTTTGAGTATCACTTCCAAATAAGTTGACTAATTCTCGTTCTGTAATTCTTCCTGTTTTAATTTTTTTAGTATCCATATATCATTTTCTCCTTATAAAACTATTGATAAAGTTACCTGATTGTAAAAAATTGTAAAAATGAGGTGCATAAAACCATTGAAAAACAAGCGATTTATGCGTGTCAAAAAAATACTGCAAAGTATCACTATAATATATATATATAGTGAGAAACCGCAGTATTTTTTTTGTGGCATTTTCCCCTTAAATTTCTGACGATTTATCAGTTGTTGTTGATTCATTTTTAAAAAATCATTCAATTTCTCACAATACATACATGGTAATAGCTTGTGTAAATTCTATTTTTATTAAAAGATTATTAATACATATATTTTTGGAATGTTGCTTGTCAACATGACAAAAATAAGATATGAGCAACTTGTTGCGAATATCTATAACGCCGTAGGCAATTACATCACTCTTTAGTATTCTTTTAATTTTCCTCCACAGTTGGGACAGTAGTTAATATATTCTGCTTTACAATCTTCTGGCTTAAGAATTAATAAGTATGCTTTATCCCATTTACTATTATTTACATGACTACATCTGATCAGCGTGTTTCCTGAACGTGTTGTATGTTTCATACACATATCTCTTTCATCTCCTTTGTATTTCTATTCTCTGTTTGTGTCCTTACTGAACATTGTTTTTCTTTTTGTTCTCTTGATTTGTTCTTCAGTCATAAGATTGTTCTGAACTAATGTTGTAGTATCTATAAGTAATTCTAATGCATCTCTTAACTGTGGTGTATATTCTATTACATCCATGATATAATAGTCATTTCTATTGATTCTATTTTTATTGTAATAATCTTTATAAATTTGATTAAAGTCAATATTATACATATCTTCCAATTCTTTATAGATTGCAGTAGCTAATGGTTGTATATCAATCTGTGATTGAAGAGTATTGCTTCTATAGAAGTCGCATGGTGCATTTTTAAAAGTTTCTGTTGTGATTAATTTTTGCTTCATATTTTATCTCCTTTAATTTTTTATTGATATAATTGATGATTGGATTTATATACTTATTCTCTCATTACGAAAATTATTTTTTACATTTTTATATAAGTGGTACTTTGATATAAGAAAAGTGATTCTGCAAGATTTTAATTACCCCCCTCCTAGCAGGTATATATCATAGATTTTTGATAGGGCGATTTGATGGGTATTTGATATGAATATGGAGTAGATTTCTATTCTTATGTGCTTGGTGTAAAGTTGGTAGAGTATGAGATGATGAACGAAAAAATGATGTGTTTTTATTTAATTAAACTATCAGTTTAAAATCAGTGCTTATTTTTGTGCATAAAAATAGACAGGTGTTTTACCTGCCATTGCTTATGTGGGAAAGTTCCCACTCCCTTATACAAGATTACAACTTATCTTGTCTCTTCGTTCCAAGCTAAGATTATAACATTGTTCACTGCACAAACAAGTTGTGTAGTTCAGTATGTGTATTTTCTTATAATTTCTATTTTGATATAACCTTACATTTTTAAACAGGCGATTTGATGACTTATCAATGAACAAAATGAGCTAGAATTAATTTTTATACCTTGAATGGTAAATCGTGCCTTTTTTACATTTGAACAGAATTTGGTCTGATTTTATTTAAATAAGTATAGTAATTGAATGAAGTGTGTGTTTTTCTAGGCTTTTCTATAGTTCAAATGTTTTATTCATAATATTGTTGGATGGATCTTCCGCATAGAGTTCTCTTACTGCTTGCATAAACTTTTGTACTCCATAACCATAATCTTTCATAGGATTGTTAATTATAGATTTGATTATATCTATATCTAGTTCTTCTGTGTTTAGATGATTAACAGGCGATCCTTGTCCATCTTTATTACACCATCCTTTTACTTTTCCTGTTCCACGCAAGGAGAGTAGTGATAGTGCTTTTAGTCCATACATAAGATTTAGATGACATGTAATTGGTTTTCCTCTATATGGAATGTCAATTGAACCGTATAGGATTTGTTGTGTTTCTGTATGAATATAGACATCACCTGCTATGGTTTTATAGATGTCAAATGCTCCATGCTGCGAATAGATACAAGCGTTGGCTAAAAGGATGTTTAATAGATATGGATCTGTTTCTAATTGATAATGGTTGTAGGATTCTTGTGTATATTGACAATCTGGTATGTCTCCATAGCGTACTTGCTGGATGTTTCCTGAAGGATGATTTGACCAGAATGGGAATTGAGTTAAGATTTCTTCATTTGTTAAACGCATAGTTTTTGTCTCCTTATTTTTGATTTGTTGGATACATTATTATTCTCTGTTGAAGGTTTGAAAATTTTTGATTTAGAAAAGAGTTGAATGGTGATTTTTTTGACGTAAAAATAGTACATCGTAAAAATGCCTTTATATAAGGAAGAAAGTTGTGATGGAAGAGTGAATTTATGAAAATTTTTAGTTAAATTTTGTGTGAGAGAGGGCGGAAAAGTGTTGTGAAATAAGGGCTTTGGCGATATGGGGTTCGATAAGGGGTAAAATTTTGGTGAAGTACGATTTTCGTTGAAAAATAAGGGGAAATTGAGGATTTTAGGATTTTGGTGAAAATTTGGAATTTTGTTGGTGAATTTTTAGAAATGGGAGGGATTTTTTGAGTTGGTGTGTGGAAAGACCGCATGGTTAGTTCTGACTAATTCGAGTTAGCCTTTATGATTTTAACTACCCCCAGTATACGAGAAATCCCTTAAAAATGCGTACTTTTGTTATTTTTACGCATTTTTTGACTAATGAAATCGAAATTTTATCTTCTATATAAAGCAAAAAAATGGGACTTCTTTTTCTCGACATTATGTCTATTTTTAGAAAATATATTTATATATGGGCATTTTTGTTTATTTTATCGTTTTTTAGACACTTTTATATTAATATGTCTATTATCATACAAAAACTACATAACAAGCCTATTAATATACAAAAAATATATATCTATCTATTTCTCGACACGCTGTCTGTTATTTCTTGATCTGATTTCCCCAGTTGGTAAAAATGCACAAAAACTAGATCCATAAATTGTGCAACATGCCAAAACAAATAAAAATCACAAAAATATGTTGACGATTCGCAAAAACAAGCGTATATTAAAAAGCGTCAAAAGGACAACCGATAGACATTCAGTTCTATCAGTTCTCAATATATCATTTCTAATTCACAATTTTATAGTTGACAATCACAATTATATGTGATATGATTTAGACAAGTCAATAAAGATGCTCACTGCAAGGTGTTAAGGCTCTGCATACTCACTAGCAAGGTGTCAATAACTTGAAAAAATATCACAAAAAAGTGTTTGACAATCACACAATATTGTGATATAGTAAAGATGTCAAGATGACAACAACCACTTGACAGACAATTAAATAGTAACTCCTCTCAATAGCAGACGGTTAGCACGTTAAAAAGTTTGTACGTGATTAAAACTTTTCCGTCAATCTAATGAGAGGAGAGTGGATAGGATGTATAAATATTATTATACTCCCTACGGTTGCATGGGATATGTTCCGTGGTTAAACAAGTACCAGTTGTTTAGCAATGATACGGATTACATAGAGTTTATCTCATAACATGCAACAAGTGCGACTTTATGCTAGTCTAGCACACCACAAGTCTATTCTAGCATAAGTCGTGCAAAAATTCCACAAAGTTTTATAGGTTCTTTAAAAATCTATTAGTGGACTATTGTGACAAGTAGCTTATTTGGCGAAAAGCACGTTTCCATAAGTAATCTACGGGTGAAAACATGGAAATAGTCTATTAAAAAAGACGGAGAAAAATATCCTTATCTAGGTATCCGTAACGCCTGGATTCTTGAATAGTGTAGTTTGCCATAGCTCGAAGTATGGTTGGGATAGTGACAGAAGTTATTATTCTAGGTTAGCCGTAAAAGTTACGCATTCAGCGAACACAACTAGCCTTTGGTGAGATTCCCTCCTTGCATAGTTATCTTTCTATGCATGTGGTGAATGCTACGAATCGAATGAGGATGGCATATAAAGTCGAATTTAAGGCTGAAAAGCGTTTTAGGACAATAAATATAAAATGAACTAAAAAAGAGTTATACATAGTTAGAGGGGTAGACCAAGCAGATCTCAACGCTACCAGTCTACCCTTTTATAGTGTGTATAACGCACTACAACCATTAAATCATTAAGAAAATCACGCATAGCGTGTCGGTGGAGATAGTATCAAGAGCCGTAGGAGAAATTATGACAAACACTACAAACAACACAACAAAAACAGCTAACGTTGACTTTTTCAAAGCATCAAAAGAGCTTAGTTCACGGACTTCAGAGTTTTTCCGTGTAATCATTAAAAAGGCTGAATTGAATACAATCTATTCAGCTAAAATTGCAGCCAATGAAGCAAGCATTGCAAGCATTGACGACATGATTAAGAACGGTACGTCTATTGACGTGCCAGAAGAAGATCTCGAAAAAATGCGTGAAAACTATGTAACTATCAATGATGGCTTAAAACTCGAATGGGACAAACTGCTAGAAGAGCAGGCTAGTTTTGAGTACAATGGTTACGACAAAGCATTCAAAAAAGCCATCAAAGACGCTAAAAGTGTAGAAACCGTTAAAGTGGCAGTTCGCAGTTTCTTTAAGAACTACAAACTTGACATTGAAAACACGTCTTTTGAAACTGCCGTTTTGGAGTCAATCGGTAAAAAAGTTGACAATAAAACAATCGTGACAAGTAATGGTACAAAAGCTCTGCGTTACGACGTAACAAATGCACTCAAAAATCTTTATGGTGTGGCTTTTGAATGGATGGTAGAAGCAGGAACAATTAAACCAGCAGATATTCCGTCTGTACTTGTAGAAAAATATGCTAAAAAATCTTCTAAGAAAAAATCTAAGAAGGCAAATAAAAAAGAGAAAGTCGAGGTGAAATAAATGTCTGATAGAAGTATGGCGATTAAACACGCAAAAGCGAAAAAAGAAGCCATGAAAGAAATTATGACTAATTCAAATGATCTCGCACAGACATCATGGGGAACAACTGCAAAGCAGAAAGCAAATTTTGTTAGACCTGCATATTCGTTCCCGAATATAAAAGAATTTCTGTAAAGGAAACTCCTAGGCATGAGTATAAACTGCCTTTTCTGTCTACGTGGTAAAAGTCCATGTACTGATGATGGCATGAGCCGAAACGGAAAGGAAATTAATTGATAATCACATAAAATTGTGATAATATAGTAATATAACATGAAAGGTGGTAAGGCAAATTGATTGTATATTATAAACTAAAAAAAATTCTTGAAGAGAGAGGAATGAACTGGCAGAGTTTGTTAAATGCTGGAATTTCTCAAAATATGCCAACTAGATTTTCTCAAAATAAATCTGTAACAATAGATACTGTTGACAAAATATGCACATATCTCCAAGTCCAACCAGGAGACATAATGGAATGGGTAGATGAAAAATCCATTCAAGAAGCCAAACTACAAAGTGAAATTGATATTCTGCAAGCCAAACTTGCGGAACTTCAAAAGAAAAAAGAAAATCTGTAGTAACCAAAGCACCCTAAACGCAAACAAGGGTGCTATTTTTATACCAATTTTTACAAAGCAAACGCAAAACAGGAGGAATGAACCATGAAAAACTTAACAAAATTCCAGACAATTTTCATAATCATATCACTTGCCATAGTAGCAGTCATGGCAGATAAAACAATCTGTCAGATCTACAACGCAAATCAGCAGAAGCACTTATATCCGCTTACCACCACAGTAACGGAGATCAATAATGACACCGTTACTGTTGAAGATTCAAACGGAAACTTATGGTCTTTCAATGGTGTAGAAGATTGGCAAGTTGGTGATGGTTGTGCATTAATAATGCATGACAATTCAACAAGCGAAATCATGGATGATACTATTATCTCTACACGGTATCAGCAGAATGATTGGTCATTGCCATATATGTATTCTAGTTTAGAAATCACTGATTGGAATACAGACGGAAGAGAAATTGCTTTCATGCTTTCTGATGGCACTGAATTGTACGCCACGAAAAGCGAGAATATATATGACAGATAGTTAGCAGCCAAAAATAAGGCTGTTATTTTTATACTCAAAAACAGGAGGGAAAAGTAAAATGAAACATTCAGAAAAATATTATAGACGTAAGGCAAAAAGGGAACTCATTAAATACTTTCTGATCTTCCTTGCATGTATTGGATTGTATTTAGTTTTAATTATAGCATTATCAGTATTTCATGTACTGTAGAAAGGAGAAAGGCAAAGTGAAATCATGGGAAATAGAAATAAAGATACTTGCCGATGATTTTGGATTACCACGGTCATTGGTAAAATCTGCAATCAAAAAGGCAAAAGACAAAGTAGTACCGGAGTTCTACAACGGAAACGAAGAAAATTTCCGGTATGACGAAGCTCATAGATTAATCATGCCGTATATTTTAGGAATTTAAGGAGGTGAATAATCATGATGAAGCATGAATTTGAAGAGAAACTCGGAAACCAGGTAACAGAAAAGGAATATAAAGATATAGAATTCGTCTATACTTTTCATCCGTCAATTTCAAACACAGAAGGCAAAACGCAAATTGCTCAACTGTATAAGATAGGTGGAATCCGTTTGATCAGAGACATGATTCCAACAGCACGGAAAGCACAGGAACTCGACAATAAAATCATGGCTGCAAACGCAAACTTGATGAGGCTGAAACGCCAGTCTGAAATGCTGGCAAACGGAGAAGAAAGTGAGGAATAAAAAATGAAAGAAAGAACGTTCATTATCAGTAACAAAAAGGCAGAATTATTCAAATATTTCTGCTTCGGAAATGACATTGACACTATAAGCTCTGCTCATGATGAGAAGAACAGATATTTTTCTTGTCTTATGACGGACAGAGAATTTGCAGAAGCGAAATTATTCTGTGATAAATTCTGTAAACCTGAAAAGGCAGAAGAGAAATGTAATAGGGAGGTGATCCACATTATTATAGAAGAAACACGGATTATTCATGTATAATTCTGTTGACAATATGGTAAAAATACCATATAATATAATTACAGAAAATACATTGGAGGAATTTATGACAAACTTTAAAGCAGAATTTTATGAAAAGAACGGAAAGAAGCCAGCGAAAGATTTCATACTTTCATTAGAACCAAAAATGAAAGCAAAAATGTTTCACTTGGTTGATATGTTAGAAAATTATGGCAATGAATTAAGAGAGCCATACAGTAAACATCTAGGTGACGGTATATTTGAGCTTCGTTGTAAATTAGGAACAGATATTACAAGAGTGTTATATTTTTTCTATTATGAAGGGAGAATAATATTAACGAATGGTTTTACTAAAAAGACTCAAAAAACTCCACAAAGAGAAATCAAAATTGCCAAAGAAAGTCGAATAGATTTTATAGAAAGGAATGGTAAATAAAATGAGTGAATTTAGAGATTTATTAAACGAACAGCTTAAAGATCCTGAATTTAAAAAAGAATGGGATGACATTCAGCCAGAGATGGATGTCATTCGAGCAATGATTGATAATAGAATTGCTCAAAATTTAACGCAAAAAGAACTTGCTGAAAGAACAGGAATCAACCAAGCAGATATTAGCAAGCTTGAAAACGGAACAAGAAATCCATCATTAAAAATGCTCAAGAGATTGGCTGCTGGAATGGGAATGGCTCTGAAAATAGAATTTGTTCCTATGACTGCACGGAAATAGCCTATATTGACTGCTTTATATAGGCTTAACCGAAACATAAATTAAATCCAGTATTATTTTATAACACCTTACACAACGTAGGGTGTTATTTTTATGCGGAAAATACCGCAAATGCAAAATAAAAAAGAAAAATTAAAGAAAGAGGTAGAAGAATTATGTGTAAAAGAGTTTATTTAAAGGCAAAGGAAGCAGAAAAGGAAATGCAGGAAGCAAGAAAGGAAAATGGTTTCGTAGGTAAAAATGAGGAATTGTTGGTTTCAAACATGATTAAAATGGCAAGGAACAATTCAAGGGTAGGAGACAAATTGCTTATGGTTGTTGATCCAATGCAAATTCATATTCCAGATTGGCAGAGAAGAATCAAGCTAGAAAGAGCTTACTCAATCGGCAACAATTACAATTCCTACAAGTGGGACGAACCGAAAGTGTTATTGTTTGGTAAAAGACTTTGGGCGATTGATGGACAGCACAGAATTTATGGTGCTTTCAAGGCAAAGAAAGAAAGTGTAGTTGTAGAAGTTATGGAATGCTCTCTTGAAGATGCAATCGAACTATTCTTAAGCCAGTCGAAAGACAGAGCAAAAATGCAGCCTATGGATATATACCATGCAGCGTTAGCAGCAAAGAAACCTGAATATGTAGCATTGCACGATATTTGTAAAAAACACAATGTTGCAATAAAAGGAGACGACGAAACGGAAAATGTCGTCGGAACATTCACGTCAATTTCAGATGGAATCAAGTTAGTAAAAGGAGAAAAATCTGAGTTACTTGATTCTATGCTTTCATTGTTAGGCGATCTTGAATGGAACGGATATGCAGATACATATAACGGAAAAGCATACACAGCAAAGATTATTCGTGCATTGAAATCAATGTATGCATACTATGAAGGCAGAACAGAAGAAATGGAGGAGATATTGGTTCGAAAATGCAAAGGAACTGAATTCTTTGTAGATAATATAATGACAAAAACACAGGCACAGATTTTCGATTTTCTATCTCAGATTGTTAAATACGAAATGGAAAATCCTTTTGTTATGAATAAAAATACAAAAAAGACGAAAGCGAAAGCGAAGGCAGTCTAAATACATACATATAATAGTTAGACAGTGTAGTCAAGAGAGAATAAAACAATATAGCTCTCTTGGCTATATTAATGTAACTATTAACCAAACACAAAAAGAAAGGGAGATTAAAATGTTAGACTTAAACTTTTTTAAAAGACTTGCATCATACAGCAACAATCATTGGAAATGCAAAATGACAGAAGAAGAATTACATGATTCCTCAATGGAGATGTTCCAGGAGTTCACACGGTCAAAACGGAGAGGAAAACTTTCCGAAGATATGACCGTGTTAGTTCAGAATCTCAAAGAGGATTCTGAGAACGGTGGAACGGAAAGTCAAGAACTGTTAGGTATAATCCTCAAAGAATTTGAGGTGGTTTAATTGGTAAGAAAAAACGGAAAGGAGGTATACACATGAGCAACAGACTTCGACCAGTTTCTACGAATGATTTTCGTAAGAAGCTGAAGAAGAATGGTTTTCAGTTTTCCAGGTCTAATACCGGACATGAGATCTGGGAACGCAAACAGAGCCTTTCGATTCCAGTACATGATAAAGAGATTTGTGGTGGAATCGCAAAGAGGTTATCAAAAGAATACAATTTGAAAGATTAAGGAGGAGAAGTATGAAATATGAACTAATATTGGAAAACGGAAAATATGCACTAATAAAACGTGGTGAGCATATGAATCAATACGCAGTTGTCAATGGTCTTAACAAAGAAGATGGAAGTTGGGCATGGACGGTTAGATATGCTGACTTTGGAAAATATTCATCTTTGACAGAAGCACAGGCTTTAAGTCATATGTTGGAAGTGTTTCGATACAAAACAGAAAGTGATTATATTTCACGGTTTCGTTTGGAGAAACTTGCAACACTATTCAAAGATGGTTTATTTGGCACAGATTTAGAGGAAGAAGAGTATAACGAATTCTTCTTGGACGAATGTGAAATGAACGAAGAAGAACTTGAATTTTTCGGAATTGAAATGGAAAGCGAGGAGGAAGAATAGATGGGAAAGTCATTGTTAATGTTACTCGAAAAAGAAGATGAGCTTGTAAAAGAATTAAGATTCAATAAGGAATCTTATGAGGAAGTTAAGGAATTTTCTGATAATCTTGCATCTCATTATGAAAATAATGCAAAAGACATAAGGTGTGAGTTACAGAAATGCAGAAAGGAACTTGCGGAATATTTAGAATTATTGAAAGGAATGGTGGAATAAGATGGCTAAAGAATTTATCTACAAAAAGACAAAGGAACTTGGAAAACTTGGTGAATCAACAACCGTAGAGGTCGGACATTATACGGTTGATGGAAAAGAAATGCCTGATAAAATCTATCTTGTGAACCACTTCACACGGAAGAATGGTTCGGAGGACAGTAAGGCAACCGCTATCTGCAAACTTGAAGAAGCGAAACAGTTGGGCGAAATACTGGTTGCATTATAATAGGAAGAAACTCGTTCAGAGACAGCTGGAGAATAATTCTTTGGCTGTCTTTTTTTTGATGAAAGGAGAAAACGATTATGAATGAATATTTAGAACAGGCAAAGAACTTTTTAAATAAGGCGAATGCAAAGTGTGAAATTGTATATGGTGGGATTTCACGGAATGAGAATTGGAAAGAGAAAGAAAAAAGAAATTGGTATGATGTAACAATCACAACACCAAGAGGCAAAATGACATTCACATTTTGGGACAGCATTCACAATACAGAAATTTCCACAATGACATTTGAGGAATACGCAAAAAAGAAACTCAAATATAACAGGGTTGAAGATATGTCGTATGGTGAAAAGGTAAAAGCCAAGAATGATTTAGCAAGATTAAAGGCAAAGGCTGTACCAGATGAATATGATGTGCTTACTTGTTTAGAGAAATACGATGTAGGAACTTTTGAAGATTTTTGTTCAGAGTTTGGATATGATGAAGATAGTAGAACAGCAGAGCGAATTTACATTGCAGTTATCAAGGAATATAAAGACTTGACAAGAATTTTTACAGAAAAACAGATGGAAGAATTAAGCGAAATTCAGTAGGGGTATGATTATGAGTTATTTATTCTTATTTAGAGAAAAAAATTCTGATGGCAGAGATTGTTGTGCATATATTGATTCAAAGAATCCACGATTTGAATGTAATCATTATTTTGGAAGTGTCAACTTAAATGGAGCTTGTTATACAAGACATGAATTTCCTACTTATGAAGATATTGAAACGGTATTAACTAAGGCAGAATACAACGAATTGGTTCAGTTCAACAAGGCAATTAATGATTTAGGATATGGAATTACGAAGGGAGATGAACGTTACAATAAAGGAATCGCTCTAGCAAAGGCAGTACAGCATATTTATGATAAGCTTAAATCTGAAGAAGCAAAAGAATTCCAGCAGAAAATCATTGAAAGCGAAATCGAATATATCAAGGACGAATATTCATTGGATGATGCAGATATTGAGAAGATATTTGATGAATATTATTTGGATTACAGAGACAGGGGAATTATTGGCAGTGTGTTTAAAGACAGTTCAGACTTAGGATACGAGGAAGCATGGAGTCTTGGATACCTTAAAAATGGAGATTCTATTGTAGATAAATATTTCGATTATGAAAAGTTTGGAGAGGATTTAGTCAATGAGGATGAAAATTATCTCGAACTTGATGATGGACGAGTTGTAAGTTTAAATTATTAGAAGGGAGTGAAGAATATGACAATTACATATGGTTTAGATTTAAACAGTTTCAATGCATGGAGTGGTGCAGTAGATACACTTGACAGGATACAGAGAGAAGGTAAATGCGAAGAATTAGAAAACATTCTGGAAGATTTATACCCTGATGGAATGACAGAAACGCAGCTCAATGATTTATTATGGTTCGATTCTGAACAGGTGTATGAATGGCTTGGAATTAGAAGCGAAGAACAGATTAGAAAGGAAATCAAGGAGGCAGAAGATGAACTTGCTGATATTCAAAGCGATTTGGAAGATGAACTTGACGATGAAGATCTGACGACAGAAGAGAGGGCAGAAATTATTGACGGTTATCAGCCAGACATTGACGAAATCAAAGAGAGAATTGCAGACTTGAATGAAGAATTAGAGAATATTTAATCAAAGGAAATTGTAATTTAGAAAGGAGAAATTGTTATGACAAATAAAGAATATAGAGAAAGATACAAGAAATATGTAAAAATTGCAGAACGTGCAGAAAAAGAAGGGTTATATCATGGCGATAGAATAAATTTGTTAATGGACATTGAAAGTGCAGATCTGAAATTTAACCTTCGATTAGATGATTGGTTAAAGGCAGATGAATTTAATTTTGCTCATGATTTATATGGAATTATTAATAATATTGTAAGAAATGATTTTCCTGTAACAAATTTCGGGTATTTTATTCCTAGATTTTCAGGAGAAGAGAGATAGAATAATGAAGAAAAATAAACCACGGTGGAAAAATCTTGATATGTGGGAACGGTTAGCAAGAAGATGTAAGCAGAACGGAGCTTCAGAAGATACCATTGAGCATATCAGAGAGCATGGAAAACAAAGAGAAATCGAAAAAAATAGCAAATGAAATATTAGTTTCATAAAGAGAAAAGAGAGGTAAAAACTATGAGAATTAACGAAGTAAAAGAAATAAGAGAAGTGTTAGTAAGAACAGAATATGTCGCTGAAGATGGAGAAGTATTTAGCACAAAAGAAGAATGTGAAAAGTATGAAGAATCTGCGATATTTGTTGTAAGCAAAAAGCTTAAAAGACTTCATAAGAAAAATGCGATGCATTCTGATATTTTTGAAGAATGTTCATGCGACTGTTTTGTTGAAATTTTCAACGCAGAAACGGAAGTTGATGTTGATAATATCAGAAGATATGCAAGATTAAAAGGAGATACGGATTTATCTAGAATTACACCAGGGCATGAAGTGATTGTCTTTTGGGATTATGAATGTGAATATTGTTGGACTTTTGGAGATGGAAGTTTGAATGCACTTCTGGATCTTATTAAGTCGAATGTTGAAAACATCATCACTCCAAAAGAAAGTGAGGAAAAATAATATGAATGGATACGAATTTAAAAGAGAAATTGAAAGGATTTTAAGGTTGCACGAAATATGTATCCTAATGTAACGGATGATATGCTTGATGCAAACGGAGCAATTTATTACATGAATGGTAATGATAGTACACCTTTTGATTGGAGCTGTAATAATAGACTGTGCGAGTTTTTCATTTTTCATAAAAGTGAAATGGGTTTTATTAAAGTCAATGTAAATAGTGATAACACAATTAATATTTATATTTACGAAACTGATAATGCAATGAAACCAACTTATAAATTTACAGAAGAAATGGAAAGCCTGAGAGCAAGGGATTTTGCAAAGGTTATGAATTACATTGCAGATGACAATTGTTTGTGGAACAAACCGATTGATGAACTTGATTGGGATGTTGATGTAATGGAATGTAATGAGATTGATTAACATAGAGAATAATAAGGCAGATGCAGAAATGTATCTGCCTTATTTATTAGAAAGGAGAACGTAAAATGAGAATTAAAGGAAACGAAGTCTTGTGGTTATCCGAAAAGAAAAACGTAGCTGTGGCATATTCACAGTTTGATCTTGGCGAAAAATACAAAGTCTACAGCAAGGTAAGATACGGTGAAAACTCCATATGGGAATATAAAATTAGTTTCGGAACGCAAGGCGAAGCAATAAAATATGCAGAACAAATTTTAGACGTGGAGGTAGAACGATGATATATAACGAACAGAACTGGAAAGAATTGCTTGATGCATTACATTTTCAAGAATGCGATAATAGTTCATTCGGTGGTAAATGTATTTTCAATGACAAAGGGATACCAGAATGGACATATGACAGCAACGATGAAGAATGCAAACGGAATTTATTTATGTTTCTTACGGGTGCATTATACATGAAACATCATCTTGGTATTTTTTAGGAGGATTGAAAAATGGGACTTGTATATTTGAAAAATGAAGAGAAGCGGATTTATGAAGCATATGGAATGATTGTGTATGGAATACAAGATAGATACACATGGAGTATTTACCCAGATAGACCGGATGAAAATGTATATACATCATTACGGATTGAAAGAGATGAAAAGAACATTTTAGACGTTCATCTTGGAAATTTGTGTATTTTTGAAGAGAATTTTAATAGAACGATTGATAACTTTTTATGGTGGATTGATAAAGATAATCCAAATTCATACGATATTAAACATGCTATGCTTAAAAGCCTGACGAAAACGGATTCATTATTCAATCATCTGATTGGAAATCGTAAGCGAAAAGAACAGGCAGAGGCTAATGAGAAGGCAAGAGTCGAAGCAATCAAGAAAGAAGAACAGAGACAGATTGACTTGATCAAGCAGTATTGCAAAAAGGAAAATCTTTTATTCAAACAGTATTATGAGAAAGCTTATCTGATTAAGTTGTATAACGAAAATGTAAAACAGATGATCGAAAATGCAGATAACAAGCAGTTTGAGGGATTGAGAGATTTTATGAATGAACATCCTGATAATAAAGATGCTGTGATTATTATGAATGGAAATATTGAAGATATAGTAAGGCAGATAGAGTAGGAGGTTGATTGATATGAGAGATAACATTAAAGAGATTAGTAAGGCAGAATTTGTTAGAAGAATTACAAGTGGTAAGTCATTATTCATTGGGATTAGTCCTGCTATGGATGATGGAGAAATTGGTGCTGTAAGACAGAGAAGGCTTGAAAATTATAAATCACATGCAAGAACATGTGTGGCAAAATCAAATAATCATTTAGTATTTGATGGAGATAGTCATTTGGAACTCAAAGATGTAAAACCACATACCTTTATAAAGTGCTATGCAACAGATGACAATATCCTAGTTGTAGAACAAAAATGGCTTGATATTGATTGGAATGGAAATGTGGATGATACAAGATACAAATATTTGTATTACACAATGGAGGAATAGTTATGATAATTGAAAAATTATCTGGTGATTTTATCAGAGGATATACTAAGGCAATTCAAGATATTTCTGAAGTGTTTGACTATGTTAACAATGATTTGAAATGTCATAAAAAACGACTGAATGACAAATTAGCAAAAGAATTGCTCAAATGTATATTAGAAAATCGTGAAAATATAAGAGAAGATAAAAATGGATTTATTAGATGGAATTGTGTAACAAATAAATTTGAGTGGTTTAAAAGGAGCGAGTGAATATGACATATAAATTTGCTTTTGAAAAGAGAGATTATGCGAGAATTGATAAACTGAATAAACTTACAAATGCTGAAACATTTTATGATGAAGCTCGTAAACTTGTTAAGAATGTAAAGAGTGACCACGGAATTAAAAGCTGGCAAGTTTTGGCAGATCAGAGATATGCAGAACTTATTACAGGTTGCGAAGATGTTAGAAGAAATATTGATTATGTGGATGGAAAATTTCACGAAAGATATTTTGATACAAATGGAAATGAAGTATTTGTGACAGCATAAGGGAGTGATGTAAATGGAAGGCAACTATATTATAGTTGATTTTAATGGCACAACTCATGTATCAATATTGACAAAGACAAAAGAACTTTTGGAAAAGGTAAAACCAAAGGGTTGTCCATTCTGTAATTATTCGATGTTTAACTTATTAAGTGATTGGATACAGATGTATTCATGGCAAATGGAAAGAAATAAAAGAATTCCACTTGTAGAATTTGTAAAAGAAATAAGAACAGACGGGAAACAGATTTATAAGGATTCAATGATAAATATTTTGGAATTATAGATTGTACAACATCTGATGAAAGAACGATTTCAAGAACGGAAGATAGAGAAATATATAAATAGAAAGGAATAAAAATATGGAAGAAAAAGATATGAGAATTTGTCCAGTGTGCGGAAAAGAAGTAGAAAGGAATGATATGAGTTTTACAAGAGACTGTCACGGGATTACTTTTAGATTGGTGTGCTATGGTTGTTGGGAGAAATTAATGGAAAAAGGATATGATGGTCAATATTATAGTGAAGCAGACGAATGTATTGATGAAGACTATTAGAAGGTGAAAAATATGATTAGTACATTGGAAAGAGAAAATAGCATTGATGGAATGTTATTCGGGAAAATGAAAGAACTTCCGAACTGGTATGAAATTGATAACATCGGATTTATATGGCATGGAGAATGGAGTGATCCTGAAATTGAATATAAAGGAAAGCGAATTAACGCCAATATTATTGAAGATTCAATGTGGGATCGTTGGATTCGTGATGATGACGGAAAATTAATTGATGGAAGAGAAAACAACGATGATGGATTTAAAAAGTTTATGTTAGATAACAAGAACGATGTTTATGAAATGATTGAATTAGCAATAGAAAGTGAGGAATAAAAGTGGGAATTAATGTATTGAGAGTTGAACTGGTAAGAGAATTTGGTAATTTAAAGACGTATAAAATTACATACCAAGAAGAAACAGAAGTCGAAACAACACTTGTTGGAAATACATTCAATTACAGTGAAGAACCTAACCTTCCTGAAGCTGTACTTGACTTTGCAGAACAGTGGATTCTTGGAAAATTATAAAGGAGATGAATTGGGATGCTAGGATATATAGTTTCAAAAGATATGAAATCAGGTATGTGGTATGCACATAAAAAAGGATTTCCGTATGTTCCGATTTCTGGAAGCTTTTCAAATAAAAAATCAGAATCAAATGAATATGCAAAAATGTATAACAATCTTCCAAATAAAGTAGAGCAGATTGAACAGAAACGGAAAGAAAAATTTATAAAGGAGATGGAATTAATATGATGACAAGAGAAAGATTCACAGAAACAACATATAAAATGAGTTATGAAGAATACAAGAAGTGTTACTGTCCGGAATGTAAAAGAGAAGATTGTATTCATAGAGAAGCGTATAGAAGACTGCCAGAAATTGATGGTGGTCTTAATTTATGTCCAAACTTGAAGGAGTGATAACAATGTTACTAAAAGATACGAATGGGAAACAGATAGTGCTTAATCAAAATCCTCTTACAAAGGAAATAAGTGTTACTGTCATAGACAAGAAAACACAGAAACGGAGAACATATAGAAACAAGAAAATGATATGTAAATTATTCACAGAATGTGTAAAGGAGAAATTATGATAGCAGAACGTAGATGCATTAATCTTTATTCCGATATGAACCCATGGATGGATTTAGTTATATTGGTAAACGATGAAGATTTTGATAAGGCAAAAGAAGTGGTAGAAAAAGCTTTTGATGATTTTTGGAATGATCCAAAAGTTGAAGAAGAGTGTTGGGCTTACGGAGATTGGATTGGATGGAAATTAAAAGAAGCAAACATAAGTTGCGAAATGTATTTCAGAAGAAAGGTGGTTTTATGAAGACAGTCGTAAAAGTATATAGGAATAAACGGAATAATAATAAGTATATTGAGGTTCACAATGATGGACATTATCACAATTCTGTTCGTCAGTATATAGAACATAATCAGAAGGTTGCAGGTCGAAAGGTTGGAGTTGTGCGGAACTACACTGGTGATGGATCGTTGCATCGGTGGAGAAAATGCAATTTGAAAGAATTGTTGGAAGACTATAAAGAGGTGTGATATGAAACGGCATAGAGAAAGTTTTGTATTAGAACAAGATTTAATGGATACAATAGCATCCTATATGGATGATGATATAAGAGAGGATTTACATTTCAGGATTGCGCCATGCAGTCCTGATTTATTTTTAAGAGAATATACAAAGAGAGATCCTGATTTTGTTGATCTTCTCAAAAGCGAATTTAGTATAGAAATGGAGTGATCAGAGTGGACACAAGGGAACTTGCAGAAAAAGTTGTTGATTGCTTATCTGATGGATATGACGATGAAGAGAACAGAGATGAAACTGAAAATCTTCTTTATGATAGTTTGTCACAAATAAGTAATGACAATCCAATCAAAATTGTATTGGTCAGATTGTGTGAAACGATAGAAGAATTACAAAGTTAGATTGGAGGATAAATAGATGAATGGAATTACAAAAGAATGCTTAAGAAAAGAGCTTGAATGTGGAAAACGTCTGAAAGACATATTTTCCTTTTCAGACGGTCAAGATTGTATCATCTATAAAGGAAAATTTGATCTGAACAATGCGGAGAATATCATTTATATTCCAGATATATTCTTAAATGACATTGATATTGAAACAGACTTTTTGACAGAATACGAAATAAAAAATGTGCTAAACAACTGTTATACAACAGCAGACTTCCTAGATGAAGCGCAAGATCATGTAAATCTTGCAGAAAGTCTTTTCGATTATGTTGATTGGCAGCATTTAGATTTGAATGATTTATTAGAGGGGGTACAAGGACGAGCAGGAAGCATTTTTGGAAAGATACGGATTTCCTTATAGTGAATTGGAAATGCAGGAGGTGTAAATTATGCATATCCACACGATTGAAGAAAATTATGAATACAGAATGAAAAATATTATGAAGAAATTCATAAAAGATTATGGACTCAAAGAAATGAATCCAGAAGAATTACAAGATAAATTATGGTCGGAATATGCAGAAGAATTTGCTCATGCTGTTTTACAAGATATGGCTGATTTTTCCGGTGATGAATTATTTGAGATTGGAGAGTGATGGTATGAAATTTTCAGAAGCAAAACAGAGAAAAGATTACAAGTTTACATTGAATGAGATTGAAGATCTAATAGAAGATATTCGAAATAATTATATGAAAAATTTATATGAGAACGGAGATGGATACAGAGGTGCAGCAGTTCTCGAAATTGGATATGTGGATGTAGAAGTGAACATCTACACAGAAGAGCAGGTTGCCAGATCTAATGATCAGACTGGAAATAAAGCTCCTGTTATAAATTATTTTACATGCTTAAAACACGGTGATAGTAAAGATGATTGGGAATCAGATTGTTACTTAGATTATGATTTAAAAGTAGATTGGAACGCTAACGACTGGAAAGAGCAATTAGAAAGAGATATGTTTACTGCTCTTGATGAATATGTAAAAGCAAATAATTACAGCTACAATCACGCAAATTAAAAAAATGGAGGTGGCATATATGGATATTACAAATTTATACGCATACAGAATTGAAGAATTGGCTGTCGGAATGGTAAAGGCAGAATCTTATGAAGATGCAAGAGAAAAAGTAAAAGCAGCTTATTTAAAACACAATGATTGTTTTGATTCTGAAATAGATTTTATTGAGCTGAAAAAGATTGTGAAAAATGATTCATGGTTTAGTGATAATCCAGATGTAATTGAGATTGATGATTTGATTTAGATTAAGGAGTGATGATATATGAAAGGGACAATAAAAGTAGACAAATTAAATAAATCAGGATTGTATATTTCAGATGTTGATTGGGACGAATGTTATAAAAGCAAGAAAAATCCGAAAGGAAATTTTGTAATGATAATCGAACCATTAGAAGGTTTTGACAAAGGTGTTATCTATTATGAAAAAGTAGACGGTGGATATCTTATTGAAGGTGAAGCTTATATCATAGAGAACAGAATTGATAGAATCGAAGCAGGTATACAGAAATGGAAAACAGCATACGAAAATAAACCATTTGATTATATAGAGCAGAAATTAAGCTAACATGAAACAAGATTTTCATTGGCGAAAATGGAGGAAAATAATATGCGATTACCACAAGAATTATTTGCAGAAGCCTTATGGTTGGAATGGGATAATCATTATGGAATTATCCATAAAGAAAAATTGCCAGATCTTCTCAGACAATATAATCTAAAATTAAAAAAGGAAAAGACTTTGGATGATATACAGCTAGCTTTCAGTCGAGGTCTTAAAGATGCGTTTGGTAATACGGTAAAACAAATAGAGCAAATTGCTGAAGAAATTGACAAAATCTGTATCATTGCCAATTGGGAGTATGCGGTTGCAAAGTATAAAATTTGATAAACGATGATTTAACCAGAAAGGATATTAAAAAAATATATGATGGATTGTAAATTTTTATTAATAGAAGATGTGACATCTTATCATGGAGATGTGTTTGACCATCCTGACTACAAATACACTTGTGAAAAATGCAGGCAAGAAGTTATTCCTTTTCTCCATTGCAATGAAGAAAAATGCAAAAATTACACAAAAGAAACAGAATGAAACGTAGATTTCAGGAGGAAAGTATATGCCAAAAGGAAAGAAATTTGATGCTGCCGAAAAGCATTTTGAAAACAAATGTATTGAGTGGAGAAAGAAAATTAGAGAATTGGAACAAGTTAATAAAATCTTACACAAGAAAATTTGTGATAACTGTGATGAAATAGAAAAGTTGCAAATGGAAAATGAATATTTAAAACAGCAAAACGAGGTTCTTATGGAAATAAAAGAAATGAGTGTTGATGATGTTAAAACATTAATTAAATCAAAGGAATCAATTAATAATATTTCAGATTTATTTAATGCAATGACACAAAAAATGTTTTAGAAAAGTATTAGGAGAAAAACAATATGGACATTGAAGAAATGATGATTGATTTTTTATTACATGAAGCAAACGATGAACAGATTGAAGAATTTTTCGGATATGCACCACACGGATTCAGTAGAGGAGATATTGAAGATAATCTGAGCCAGATGCCAGATGATGTATTTGATGAATTGGTAAAAGAATTTGAACTTCCTACTGATGGAGTTAAATTATAAATAAGGAGTGACTTTATATGAGAAATAGTTACGAAAGATTGAAGAGTATACAGACATCCTTGACTGAATTATCAAATAGCCTTGAGGAACAGTATTGTAAGATGTATCAGGAATGTAGGGATGAAATTATTAATGATAGAATGAAATATGAGACAAAGAAAAATGAAATGTATTCGCTTTATGAGAAAATTTCAGATAGTAATTCAATGAGAATGACATGGATTAAGAAAAAATTGCCGTGGTATATTGTAAAATTTTGTAAAATTACAAGTACAGAAATATCTTTAAGAGACACAAGTATTTTTATTGGTGTAAACTTTGGTAAATCGTGCATACCACATTGTTATATTGAAATTACACCGAAAGATATTGGGTGGAGATAACCGTGAAACGGAAAGTATAGGAGATGCTTATGAAAGTAAAGGATTTACTTGAAAATTATCAAGGAGACAGTCACATAGAAATTTATGATAGCTTTTCGTGGAACACGAAAAGATTTATAAACAAAGAAACGGCTATTAGAAATTATGGTTATTACACCGTGCAATCATGGACTGTATTAATAACGGAAAATAAATTAAAAATAACAATAAGAAGTCAAATGTAACAAAGGAGAGTAGATAAAAATGGAATTTTTAAATGGATTTATTTGTTTGGCTGGTGGGATGATTTTAAGAGAAGTATTAAACAGATTTGGAATTAAGGTTTGTTCTATAAAAGGATTCTTGAGCTGTTTAGTTGCAGCAATAATATATATTGGAATTATTAATTTTATATTTAAGTAAAGATAATTAAATGGAAAGTGAGTGATTCAAATGACAAGAAAAAAAGCAACTGAAATAGTATCAGAGTTTTTAAAAGAAATGAACCCTGAAATGTGGAGCGGAAATGGGAACAGACCAACATCATTTGATGACAGAGCTTGGCAATATCCATTAACAAACGAAGTAAATCTTGAGATTACATTTGTTAATAACGAAGAAGATGGATGGTGTCATTATTGTGATTTAGTATACGAATCTGACAATTCTTCGTTTGATATGTTAAGTGGGTATGGAATTGATTCCGTACAGAATATTATTGATACAGTGTTGGATTTGTGCAGAGACTATAAGTTGTAATGAAACGGAAAGTATTAGGAGGAATAATATGCCGGAAAAGTTAATAGAACATACATATGGAACTCATATTTACATGAAAATGAGATTAGACAATAAAAGAATCGAGGAAATAGATGTGTACTTACGGAAAGATGGAGAACATTATATTACAAGTGCAGATCACGGAATGGAATTGTGCAATGGAGAAAGTCTTAAACAGAAACAAAAGCTGCGACAGGAAATTATAGATGCTTTTAAAGAATTGTATTAGATAGGATGGAGGAAACAATATGAAAATAAGAGATTTGTTAGAAGTATTAAATACTGACAGTGTTGTTCTTGCAAGAGAAAATGATATTCTTGTTGATTGTGAAACACCATATATAAATCAGGCACTTAGAGAATATATGGATGAAGAAATCGAGAGAATAACACCATTAGACAATGCAATAGAAATTATATTGAAACGGAAGTTTTAAAAAGGAGTAGATAAGAATTGGATATAGCAGCGAAGTTGCAATTAAATGCGAAGAAAAGGCATACGAATTATTTAAACAAGTATTTACGGAAGAAGAATTATATATTAAACCAGACAAAATCTATAAAGATGGAGATGATTATATTCTCTATTGGAAATGGATTAAGTGGTATGAAGATTATGAAGGTGTAAATGCAATCGAAAACGTAATGTTTGACTTAGATGATTGTGGAAACAAAGATGGTGGATATGGTTACAAATTCATACGTCTTGGAGAAGATGATATGGATATTGAAACAAGTGAAAACGATGTGGATATTGAATTATGGATAGTACGAAAAATTGATATCCCTTGTGGTCTTGAAGAAATAGTAGAGTAAACGAAACGGAAATTTCATAGAGCATAGAAATTGAATTAGTTTTATGGTATAGTATAAAAGTACAGATTAGAATTTGAAAGGATATGATGATATGTATTATTTAGCAGCATGTGATAATGATGGTAGATGTTTTGGATATTTGCGGACAGATAATACAGTTTCTAAAAACCCAGATAAAGAAATAGATAAGCTTATATGCTTCAAAAAGAAATCTGAAGCAAGCGAAAGGGTAATGCAAATTAACTTAAGTCATTCGTTACTACCGAATGGTTCACCCTTTAGAGTAACAGTTGTTAAGGGATAGAAAATGAAACGAAAAATAAAAACAGATGGTAATTAAGCAGGTATCAAAATGGTATCTGCTTTTTTAGTACAACAAGACAGAGAATAATAAGATAGAGTTTAATAAACTAATAAATTAAAAGATTGGAGGAATTGAAATGTTTGCAGAAGAATATTTTTCAAAATGGTTTGATATTATTCCAGAACATGATGCAAGAACATTATGGAATGACGGAGATAGAAGTTTTCTTGTATTGAACATAGAGGATGAGACAGATAGATACGCAGATTGCTTTGAAAGTTTTGAAGAAATAAAGAGAAGTTTTCCTGATGCTTTATTTGGACTGGACAAAGCAAAATAGCAATGGAAATTTCATATTTAGAATCGGAGGTGTCTTTATGAAAGAATACTATGAATTTAATAGTGAATCAGAATTAAATAAACATTTAAAATATTGGAGTAATGCATGTGGAGACTTACACCATTATGGAGAATATGATTTAAAAGATATTTCAGAATTACCAGAAGAGTTGCAAAGAGCTTACAAAGAACTCTGGAAAGAGGGATACGGATGTCTTGAGTATTTAGTTGAATATGATGGAAAATATTATATTGCGCTTATAAGTGAATTTGATGAAGACTTTGCAAAAAATAATAATCTTTCAATGGATGTTTTGTATGGAATTGTAAAGAAAAATGCATTCAATCTTTATAATGAAGATTTATTTAAAAATACGACATTAGTTATTGGAAAAGAAACAGGATTAGATGAATGTCATGAATTTATTTTTCTTATTCCTGCAATGGAATCTGAAAATATATATGATGAAATCAAAAACGAAATTTATATGAATATATGGAAAAGAAAATAAGTCAATGAAAAGCACATTTCAAGGAGGTAGAGATCATGCTAGAAATGAGAAATGGCTTTGTAGTAACAGATGATGATTGTATGCAATGCCGGAAAGACCTAGGAAATAGAAAATTTTTATTTATCCAGGAAATTTGGATGGATGGAGATAATGAATATTGTGTAGTGGCAAATACAGAAGATTTAAAAGAAATGTCGTTGGATGATATTGAATTGGCAATTTGTGGATTCTATGACAGTATAAAGGCAATGGAAGAATCTTATGAACTGCCACTTGGACAGTTAGATGATCTTATTGCAGAATGCTCTTTTGAGAATCATCCATATTGTGATTGGGAGTATGAAAGCGAAATTGTAACACGGGAAAGAGCAGAGGAAATTATTCAGAAGTTTATTGATACAAACGGAGAAGTGTTTTTGGAAAAGGATTATAAAAGATATTAAAGATTGATTGGAGGTTGATGATATGAATAAATTACAAGCCATGAGAGATAGAATTGTAGAAATTGCAAAAGAAAACGGATGGGAAGTTGATGTTGAATCAAATGACGGAGATAATTTTTCTTATGAGTTTTCTAAATATAGTCCGGCAGGTCAAGATTTCAGTTTTGAAGCAGAAATGGAAGATAATAATGTATATGCACTACTGAATGATATTAAAGATTATTATGATTGTTATGATTGCAGTTACCAGGCTTATTTATGGCTAGATAATACAGGACATGGAATAAATGGCGCACCATATAATATGAAAGATGTTTATGAAGATATGGAAGCGTGTGAGAAAATGATTTTTGAATTATGGGAATCGTTAAGTGGAAAGGATTGGGAGAAATATTATGAATATTAAGTATTACGAATTAAATTGCGGAGTAAAGGCAACAGAAGAAGAAATTAGAAATGGCACAGAAAATGGATGTGAAATCAATAGAGGTCTTATTGATACGGAGTATAGTATAGCAATCAAAGCAGATCATTATCCAACTTTTGAAGAGGCAGAAGAGTTTATAAAAGATGATTTGAAAAGATTTGGATATGATGGTGTTTATGGAATTACACCATTATCAGAAGAGGAATTACATTCGTTTTTCGATACTGAAAATATTGATAAATGGAAAGTATTAAGTAAATGAAAACCGAATTTAATTGGAGGTTGATTATATGCAAGGAAGATATCAAGTTGTAACCGATGGTCATTCCGATGGAGGATTGGACGAAAAGAAATCATATTATTATTTAAAAGACGCTAAGAAAGCTGTTAAGGAATATTTGTCAGATGGATACGATGGTGTAGCTATCTATGATATTATCTCTGGAAAATGGCACAGTTTTTATGGAGATTTCAGAAAAGAATTAATTTGAAAATGAAAACAGTATTTGATTGGAGGTTGATGGTATATGATGTACAAATATAAATGCGGAGAAGAAATAGTAAACGTATTTGTATGGAGTGATGATTTTCATAAAGAAGTGACAATCCATGACAAGAAATTATACGAACGTACAATAAGAGAAGATGGACACGGTAAATTTTTTACATGGAATAGAAATAAAATATATCTTAATGATTGGATTAAAACTTCAATGAAGGAGTTAAAACAGAAAATTGATAACGATGAATGGGTTACGTCAGATGATTTGTGTCAAGCAATTATGTCTGATGGGGTTGAAAATGCAAGATTTATTGTGCCTATGGATGTTGTAACTGTTAGAGCATTTGGTTTGTGTATTGCAGATAGGAATAAACATAAGAACACTTTATGCAAGATCGATGAAAGATGGAATAGAGAAGTAGAACGGAATTATAAAATTGTCTTAGTTCCGGTATATTCTGATGACGAAGTGGTAAGGGAAGAAGATTATTATACGTCTGATCTTATTGATTTGATTAAACATGGATATATAAAGATTGTAGCGTGATGAAAATTGTATTTTATGATTGGAGAGTAAAAATGAAAAAATAAACAACTGTAAAAACAAGAACAATGGGATATATATGGATTGATACCTGCTTTACATTGGATCACGGTTGGGAGACAATGGTTTTCGCAAGTGATAAAAATGGAAAAGTATTAGATTGGATGGATTTAGATTGTGATATTTATGCAACAGAATCACAGGCAAGTGAAGGACATGATGAAATGGTTGAAAAATGGAAAAATATGTGAAACTTAAATGGGCAAAAGAAAATGTTCCTAATATTAAAATGCCAGAGTGTTACTTCCAGCCATTGATTGCATGGCTTGAGGAAAGAGAAATTAAGTTCAAGTGAAAGGAGATATAAAAACAATGATTAATATTGAATTATATAAAAAATCAATGGAAGTCGGATATTTGTTTTGGAACAAATACAAGAATGACGAAAGAGTATATGAATGGAATGCAACTGTAGAATGTTCTGATTTTTGTGAAAGCATAATAAGATCATCAAACAATACTGGTAAAAGTATAAGCGAGGTATTTTTCGACACATCGGAACAGATCATCGAAACAATCAATAACAAAACAATGGAGATCATTGACCATGATTGGGATGAATACTGCAAAGGCTTTCTTGCCGGTGAAATCCTTGGTATGCCAACAGATGAAAATATGAAGCTTGTAGCTGAAGCTGAAAAGCTTTGGGAAGATCCAAGCTATGGATATTATCAGGAAGTATTAGAAGAAGTAAAAATATAATGTAAATAAAAATATACAAAAACAGTATATATTGTATATAATTGCAAACATAATTGAATACACGAAGAGAGAATAAAGAGTTAGGAGATATTCCTAGCTCTTTTATCTTACAAAAAAGGCAAACGAAAGGAGAAAATTATGAAAGTATTAGCAGACTTTGGAGATTTTCAAGTAGTAGAAACCGTTAAAAGTATTGACCTAATTGATATTTCGAGAAGATATCAGATGGTTAGTATGCCAGAAGAGAAACAAAAGAAAAAGAGAAGATACGAGATAACAGATAATGGAACAGCATACATGGTTGTTGGTTGTATGTTTGTAGTTGTTTTGTGTGCAGTTGTTCATTGGATCTGTTTTGGATATTAGAAAGGTGGTTGATAATTATGTGGAATAAAAGAATGCCAAGAGAATCATGTGTAGTTGTTATCAGAGAGTGCAGCAGGAAAGGAATCGTTAAAGAATCTGTTGCTGTATATGACGAGAACGAGAATGTTTTCTTCAAAAATGGAAAGCGGATTTCTAAGGTTAAAGAATGGAGATATAGATAATGGCAGTAATTATAATGGGAATTATATTTTACTTAATTGGATGTGCAATGGAAGATTTTATTAACAGGAGGTAGAGGTTATGCTTTTCCCGGCAATTGTGGTGGCAATCTTTTGCTACTGGGTTTATTGTATGATTTGCAAATAAAAAAATGGCAAGGAGAACAAAGATTAAAGTTGGAAACCCTCGCAAAAGTTCAAGGTTTATCTGTTTGAATTGTTTGCAAAGTGACCTTGTAACAGGCGAGGGAATTCAGCGTAGACATGGACAAAGGAACGAGAATCATATCAAAGATCTATGGTGTTGTAGATGCAGAGATACAGTGAAAACACTAGAAGTTAGGTACTTTGATGATTATGAAGAGAAATTAACAGAAGCAAAAGAACTTAGAAAAGAATATTATAAGATGGAACAGAACGAATGTTTCTGATATAATGGAATGAGAATTGTCATTGAGGTACGAAGTATGAAATTAGTAAATGTCATAAATACATGTGGAGATCGTGTGCAAGTAGACTTTAATAAAAAGTCTATAATATCTTATTCTAACAGAGAATGCAAAGTATATTATGCAGCTCATGTAGTAGAGAATGGAAAGTATACAGAACCAACAGTATTTTGTATATCTGGAACAGTAGACAGCATAGAAGAGAGAATTGATACGTTGAATAACATGGTTAGATTGGCATATTATAGAGGACTTAACAATGATTTATCTGCTGATCCAGAACGCAAAGCATGGAAAATGTTGGTCGAAGAAGTTACAGAGAACCAGGATAAGTATTTTGACAAATACGGAGACTGGAAAGAAGAATACATTATTATAGGATGAAAGAATTATTTCAAGAGGAGGTGAAAATATATGGTTAACAATTGCATACCATTAATTTTGACTAATCAATATGGAAACAAATATCCTGGAATTTGGGATAAAATGGATGATATAATGCAAAAACAAAAAGAACGTCCAATAAATGAAAGACGAAGTAATGATCTTGGCTCTGATATAATAAAAATGTTTAATGAAAAATATGAGCATGTTGCAGATATTGTCCCATATGGAATAAATAGTGAAATAGTAAAATATGTCGTAGATCCAGGTATAGTACAATTAGCGCGTTTTTTGCATATATGGCGATTACACAAACAAATTTATAAATTTCCAAAGGAAATGGAACATATTTTATATAAACAAAATGATGGAATGGATACTCCCATAAAAATATTTGAAAATTTACCTTACGATTGTATCTATATTGAAACTAATGATCTATTTTACAAAGAGAAAACTATTCTAGGGTTTTTTGTAAAAAGAACGGATGCAACAACCAATTTAAATGGTGCTTGGGGATATGAGATTTGTCTTATATATGAAGATTTAAAGACAAAAGTAATATCTATAAGATATGATGATATAAAAGAAAGTACTGGAATTTTTGACGCTTTGATGAACACCATGGTAAAAGAAATGAGAATACGTGATAATGAAACTGGAAAAATATATTCTTATGAAGACAAAGAAGTTATGGATTTTGCAAAGAAATCTATGTTGGACGTGTACAATAACAGCGAATACAGTATTCTTCCTAAAATTGTACAATTAGTTTTATATATATGTGCAGAAAATAAAGAAATAGAAGAAAATGCTTTACAAAAAAATATTACAAGAAAACCAAAAAACAAAAAGTATATAAAAGATAAATATAGAGAAGTGCAAATTTGGGATTGCGGAAATAAGATATCTGAAAAAATAAGATCTTTTTTAATACCAAATGATAGATCATATTCATCAAGTATTGGAATAGGAGATGGAAAAACAAAGGCTCCACATAGTAGAAAAGGACATTGGCATCATTTTTGGATTGGAAAGAGGAATTCAGAAGAAAGAAAGTTGATCTTAAAATGGGTTGCTCCTACATTCGTGAATGGAAATCCGAACACTGTAAATATAAATGTTGTAGAAAATGAAAATTTAGAAATAAAATGAAATAATAGTTTAATTGGAGAAGAGAAAAATGAGAGGGTTTACGTATATTTGGAAATTTAAAGCAACTTATTACAACACAGTAGAAGAAACTGTTTCGACAAAAGAAATTGAGACTTGTTCGGAATCGATGGAATTCTGTTATCATCAAGCTATAACATTAGCTTGCAGTGATGATTATTTGCCAAGTTACAGTATGTTGGTAAAAATTGAATTAATAAAGAACGATCTTTACACAGATTTAAGATGGAAATATAAAAAACCAGAAAATGATGACTGATTATTTCAGTTCTCGTTTTTTATTAAGAAAGGAATAATAATATGATAGATAGAGAAATGATAAAGAATGCATATAATGATGCTATGAAAGAATCAAAAGATGAATATGAAAAAAATGTTGCTTTAAAGATAGGAGAATATATAGAAAGTTGTGATTATTTTAGCATTGAAGGTATTTGTAAAGTATTTAGTTATGAAAAATACAGTAATTCTTATATTAGAGATGTGATAGAAAGAAATTTAAAAGACTATTATACCGGAATTAAAGAATTACCTTCAGAAAAAATAATTGTAAAATATCAGAATAAATTTATACAGAGTCTTTTTAATAATTTTGATTTCGAATATAGATTGTCACTTTTTGATAAATATGTAAACCCATATAATTTTGCGACTAATGATGTCTTTTCTCAAAAAGAAATTTTGAAATACGAGGAATGTCTAAAAGACAAGGAAAAAATTGAGAAAAAATTAAATACAATACTGGTAAAAACTGCAAGCGAATTAAATAAAACATGTGTTGTTACTTTAAAAGATTTAATTCCTAGCAAATATAAAACCACAGGAGATTGGATGATAATCCTTATTTATAATTATATTATTCGAAATATCTTTGAGGAGTCTAAAATTTTATTTGAAACAATTTCAAGTGAACACGATGTAAAAGAAGAAGAGAGCAGATTGAGAGAATTTCAATATTATAGAAGCAGTAGAAATTACGAGTCTGATGAAGGATTTAAGAAGAAAAGTATTCGTTATTCAAGATATGGATACGAATTGAGAGGTTTTATATAATATATAAACAAAGGCAGTTCCATTTCTGATATAATGGAGAATATAATATCGAGGTGATATAAATGTATTACATAAAATGTGGAACAGATTATATTTGCAAAGGTTCTTATATTGTAAATGGAGAAAAATACAAAGTCGTTGGAACAATTGAAGAAACGAGAGCATTTAAAACATATTTGGGCGCACAAATAGCATTAGATGTACTGGAGGATGCTAATACTTACATCAATATAATTGATTGTGAAATAGTTGAGGTGATATAGATGAACAAATTACAAAAAGTATGGAATGATTTAGATAAAGCATATGAACATATGGAAAATGCAATTGAGATATTATCAAAAATGAATGCGGTGACAACTGAATTAAAAAATGCGATCGAAAGATTTGACATGTCGGAAATTTCTTATATGAAGCAGCTTGTAGAAGAGATGATGGGAAATGAGGAATGATAAGAGTGAAGATATCAAAGGAAATACAGAATAAAATGCATAGGTTGGCAAAACTTACACGCCAAGCATCAATACTTGATAGAGAAATTATTGAATATTTTGAAGGCAAAGGATATGATATTGACGAGTTGCGAGCTGGCGATGGAACAACACTTGATGAATTGAATTATGGCAATGACATCACGAATCTTTTTGTTGAAGAGTTTGAGAATGGAAAATATGAGTGTTTTAGAGATACAGATTAAAATAGAATGAAGCCAAGTTTTCATGAAATGGAATGGAGAATAAAGGTATGGAAATAAGTAAAAATGCAATTGAAAACATGATGTTGGCATACATTGATCATAAACAAATTCTTATTGAATATGAATCAGAAATGGATGAACAAGAAATGGAAGAAGATGCAAATTATAACTTTCATAAAGGATGTTGTGAAACAGCAGAGTGTTGGATGAGAGCAATCGGTGTTAGTCTAGATTGCGAGTTTGTTAGAGAAAGGTTGTAATTATATGAAATATGGAGATATCGTTGTACATAATAATCAAATTGGAACGGTAGTAAAAAGTGAAAATGATTTTAAATTCCATCCTTGTAATCGTGGATGCTGTTCATTTAGTCTATTGGATACAATTACAGATAACGATGTAAGAGAAGCAACACATGATGAGAAATTGGAGCTAATAGAGAAAGAGTTTACATGGGGAAATGTGTTTCAAATTCATTGTATTGGAGAATATCAGATTGTAGAATATATTGATAAAAAAGATAGTAAAAAATATCATGGATATATTAATTACAGTGATACAAATCGTTCGTATTCTTCTTTGGATTCTGCATTGATTGGATGTATCGGATATAAATATGAAGGTGGTAACGGCAAAGCGGCAATGTATTTTGAGAAGATGGTTGGTATAGGTAATGAAATCTAGGTTTCGTTTTACTTATGGGTGCTAGTATAGGAGCTGTCCAGACGTGGATGAACGAGTTCAAGTCTCGTAAATCAGTAACCAGGCTGACAAAAGTAAGAATGGGTTCGAATCCCATCGCCCATAGCTTAATTTAAATGTGTTGAAATTTAACTTTCAGGAGAGATAATATGATTTACGCAAAATGCATACGGGGAACACAAATTGCAAAAGATAAAAATGAATTTGAAGAAATGAAAATGTATAGTAAAAATACTGTATATTGCGAAGGAGAAGAAACTGTTTTAGATGAATATCTATTAGATTGTGTTCCATTAAATTGTATTTTTCAATGCTTAAAATATGGAGATTATATTGCAATAATTGAGAGCGAAGATCTTGATTATGAAAAAGATTATCGTGAAGGTGCAACTGTAGTTAGTGATAAAATCACAAGTAAAAAACAGAAAGTAGTAAAAATTTTAGATCCACGAAAAATAGAAGTAATTGATTTTATTTTAAATGAAGTTGGAGATATAAAAAAGATTCTCCCAGGACATGCATCAGAAGATAATCTTGGAATAGATACATATAATTATTTGTTAAAAAAATTAGGTTGGAATGACGATTTCGAAAGGAGATAAATAATAATGAAAATTCAGATTGTAATTGAAGCAGATTTTAATGAGGAAGAATTAGTTAAGCTTAAGGATGAAAAAACTGGATTAACACCTAGTAAGGGAGAATATACAGATGGTATAACTGTGGGACATGATAACGGAATTGGTATGATTCATGTATATAATCAAAAAGAATATGGGATGAAAAATTTTAAGGGAATCGGAGCTGATATCTTATCAAATGTTCATGTTAAGGATGTAAAAATGATGAAGTAGATGAAAAAATGCTTTCAACGGAGGTATTATAATGAAGAAAGTTGTTATATTAGACGAAGAAGAAATGGAAGTATTGAATAAAAATTTGGCAATTGCTTATGGAATATCCAATAAACTTGACGTTTCAGGAGAAAACAAAAGAAAGGCTGATCATATTTCTGAACTTATCAAAGCAGCAATTGATGTTATAAATGGAACAGTATAGGTTGAAATAATTATGGTAGAGAAATGGAAAGCACAGGAAATTGTGCAATATCTTGAAGGACAGTTGTCTAATTCATTATTACATGACGATCTTTTTGAATCTATGTAAGATGGATATAGATGTGCAATCAATGATATTAAAGAGAGATATATTGAAGAGGATTGATTATGGTTTGCTTGGATTGTGGAAATAGAGATGTCCGGTATGATGAAAAAGAGAAATCGTATCATTGTAATAATTGTGGGTCACGAAATCTTTGTGCTAGAAAAGACACTTGTAAATACATGAAGGATGGACTATGTTGCAAAGGCGCGTCATCAACAGGAGAATGTAAAATTTTGTGTAGTTTTTATGAGAAATAGATGAAAAATTGTCTTCATGGGAGGTATAAATGGGAAGAAGTATTTATTTTACAGATAAAGAATTAAAGCAGATTAGGAATTATGCCTTAGAAGCCATTGAGATTTTAGGCGAAGCATCTGGTACATGGGAACAAACAGAAAAAGATTTAGATGACGGGCTTGGATCTGCAATGAGGAAATTATATAAAGGATATAACGGAGAAGCAAGATTCTCTAAATATAAAACGGTAAGGTGATATTATGATTAAAGATTTTAAAGAAGGATACTGTGATGGTCATGGTCAAGCAATTGAAAATGTAAGATATAATTTGCTTCAACATTTAAAAGAGTATAAAAATTTAACTGTTGAAGATGTAAATGAAATTTGTGATTTTTGCTCGGAAATTGATGAAGAGTATTTGATGCAATGAAAGATTGTTTTCATGAGGAGGCAAAAAACATGAAAGTAAAAGTCGTGGATTTTTGGATAAATACGTATGGTGGTTATACGATCAAATATTCTGATGGCTCAACACGAAGTTTATGTAAAGAACATTTAATTGAAGTTTTAAACGGTGAAAGATAACTTAAGTTTATTCAAAAGTTGAAACAGATATTTGAAAGGAAAATATAAATGGATTTAAACAATATTAGTAAATATATGAGTTTAATTCTAAGACACAAACCAGATGTTATTGGAATTGAACTTGATGAGCATGGATGGGCGAATGTAAATGACTTGATAAATGGAATTGAAAAAGATAATCATGGATTTAATTTTGAATTGTTGGAAGAAATTGTGAAGATAGACAATAAACAGCGTTATTCTTTCAATGCTGACATGACATTAATTCGTGCCAATCAAGGACATTCTATTCCTGTAGATGTAGAATTAGAAGAGAAGTGTCCACCGGAATTCTTGTATCACGGAACTGGAGAGAAGTATACTGAATCAATTGATAAGATTGGATTAATTCCAAAAAGTCGGCTGTATGTTCATCTCTCAAAAGATATAACTACAGCAGAACAGGTTGGTAAAAGACATGGAAAAGAAATTGTATATCAAGTAAATGCAGGTCAAATGTATAAAGATGGGTATAAATTTTTCTTGTCTGTAAATAATGTTTGGCTTACTAAAGAAGTACCTGTAAAATATTTGGATAGATGAAACAGACATTTCAAATGGAGTGATATTATGATGACAGTAGGAGAATTAAAAGTTGCATTAGAAGATTATGACGAAGATCTTCCGATATGTATTGGAATGATACAGACTTATGGTTCTAATTTTGCTACAGAGCTTGATGATGTGGATGAGTTTACAGTAGACGATTGGGAATATGGAGAAGAAAAGAAAGTGGTTCTAACTCAGGGAAGTCAAATTGGAATTGTTGAATATTGAGAGTAGATAAAGGGGTGGTTTGATGGACAAATCTGAAATGACAACAAATGAAGTTGTAAATCTTCTAATGAATAAAGGAAACGAGATCGACAATAAAATTATTAATACTATATCAGAAGTTCTTAGAGTTGGATATGAAACCGAAAGAGGCAAAGGGTATGTAAAAGATCTTAGAAAATCGATAGAATATACTCTTGATGAAATGGAGAGAGTTTTAAATCGTTAAAGTAGGTGGTGGTAATATATGAAAAATCCATATGGATCTATGACGAATGAAGAGTTGTCTAAGATTTATAAAGATTATACAGAATCTAAAAACAAAGGAGTAAGGTGTGAAAGTTTTGCTCCTTACGCAAAAGAAATCAAAGAAAATATAAGTGGGGATTTTACTTTGGCTGAAGGAATACGTTGGGCAAAGCTAGACTTTTTTGAAGAAGTATGTGATAGATTTTTATAGGATGAAAATTTAGTTTCATTAATCATAATAGAAGGAATTAGTTAAATACTAGTTCCTTTTTTTTGTTGCAAAAATTCAGGAGAATAATATGTTAGGAGGTAGATTTTTATGACGAATACAAATTTAGCAACGGTTATTCCTTTTTACAGAGAGAAAAGCAGTTTACATTCTTTGGAAGTTGATGGAACAGAAGTTCAGAAATTTATAAAAAAACCACCAATATCAACGAAAATGGAATGTCTTTATAACGAGGAACAGATTAGACTTGTGCATAAAATACTTGCAGATAAGGTTAAAACAGCTACGACAATCAACAAAGAGAAAGTAGCAATGAGAAATCTTACAATGTATATCTGTGGAATCAACATTGGTTTGCGTGGTGGAGATTTTTGTAGTCTTAAATGGAATCAGGTGTTTGATGACGGTTGGATTATTAAAAAGAAAGAATCATTTGCTCCCGAAAAGACAACTAAGAAAGATGAGTATGGAAATATTTTCAAGAGAAAACTTATTACATTAAGATATGATAGTGATTTCAGGATGGCAATTACCAATTGGTATAACTGGTTGGTAGAACATGATGAAAAGCCTGAATTAGACGATTATATCTTTCCTTCAAATAAGAATGAATGCATGACGGAAAAATCATGGTATAAGGTAATGGAGACTACAAGAAAAGAAGCTGGGATCAAGCAAAAGATAGGCACACACGGCTTGAGAAAAACTTATGGACATTCTTATTACCTTGCTGCAAAAGACAAATCACAAGCTCTTGTACAGCTTATGATGATCTTTAGACATTCTGATATGAGAATCACATTGGCTTATATTTGTATTTCTGATGAAGAGATATTTGAGAACCAGGAAAGAATGTGTGTATTTTCAAATGGTGAAGACGATTTTGTGTTGAATAATTAAAGGCAAAGAGAAATGTGTGTATGTTGATCCTTATGAGGGAAAGCACACAAATAAGTCTCCTTATGATTGGGAGACTAGTAGTAAACGATAGAGGAGACGACACTTATTCTGTGTCGTCTTTTTTGTTTCGATTTTTGAATGCCATATTTATTCGATCGTCGATTAATTGCAAAAGTTCATCAGTATTACTTTTTTGATTAGCATTTATTATACTTGCCAATCCAATAGTTTTTAATTGTTGAGGTAAACTTTCGGAAGCATCATATAAAACTATTTTTGGTGTTTGTTGATCGCTTTCATTATTATTATTATTATATCCAAAGAGATCATTTGGAGTGCAATTGAGTTCTTTGCATATTTTTCTTAAATTATCAAAAGATATAGTTGTTGTTTTCCCAGTACATAATCTACTAATTGTTTGACGGGTTACGCCAATAGTATCAGCTAAATCTTCTTGACGAATTTGTTTTTCTTTTAATAACTTTGAGAGTAAAAATTCCATAATTTAAATCCTCCTTACATTTATGTAAAGGATACATATTTATAATAACATAATTTTCAATGGATATAAAGTAAAAGAATAATTACATCATGTAAAAATATATTGACATTATGTAAAAATAGGTATACAATAAGAGCATAAAAAGTAAACAACAAAAGACACAATGTTAGTTGTAGAGTACATATTAAGAGAAAGGAGGACTATATCATGGTACAGCGTGGAGAAATTTATTATGTTAATCTCGGTTCGAATCTGGGGAGTGAACAATCGGGGTATAGACCTGTGCTTATTATACAGAATGATACTGGAAACAAGTATAGTCCTACAACTATCGTTGCTACTTTAACATCTAAGAAAAAGAAGTATTTACCTACTCATGTTTTTATTAAAAAAGATATGGAAAATGGGTTGGAATGTAATTCAACTGTAGAGCTAGAACAGATAAGAACAATAGACAAAAAGAGGTTGGAAACTAAGGTCGGAAAGTTGAATAACGAAGATCTTGGAAAGGTTCTAGCAGCAATCAAAACAAGCCTGGCATTACTGTAAGGAGGACGAGAGAAATGAGAGAAACTTTTGAGTGTATGGACTGTGATAAGGCAATTGAGAAATTACAGAGATTAAAAAGGGAAAACAAAAAACGAAAAGTAATCGTTTGTACGATTGATTTTGATTCAGATGAGGAGTCAACAAAGATTACCACACCGGAAGAAGGTTGTCTTCTTGTTAGGAAGTCCAAGACAATCATTATGAATGAAGATACTTATATTCCTCATATGCAATTGTTTTCGATGAAACAAGATATAAAAAATATCCTGCATGAAGGCATTATGCATGACATAATCTTTGGTGGATAAGGTGTTTTTATTGGACAGATCATATAATATTGGCACTATTTACTATATAGTCCATATATATTAAAAAAGAAATTGTTCGAACGCAATCGAACAGATGTTCTGCAAAAGTATTGACAACGAACAGACGTTCGGTTTATAATCGAACATGTAAGGGAAATAAAAAAAAGAGAGAAAGCTGATTATGATTTGGCGATCACAGCTTTCCCTCAAATACATAGCACAAGATTTCAAAAAGACTTGAAATCCAAAACACATAAATATGTTTGGCGACATATCTATGTGCCTACATTATTGCACATCTGACGTGCGATAGTCAAGTTTTAGATAATCTTTTTAATAATTTTCCCATTAAATTTTTATAAACAGAATATTGTATGTTTTTTGTTCTATAAACATAGAACATACGTCAACTTCTAATTTTTGAAAATGCATTTTCAAAGGTCTATTAAGTGTACTCATTTTTAGATTTTGCATTAGAGAATAAGAAGTTAAAGAGAAAGGAGTGGTCGAGATGGACTATATGATTTGTAACAATCGAAGAGTTTATATTCGGTTGGCAGAAAATGGAAGACCTGAGACATGTGGAGAACGAGATCGTGGCAGGTTTGAATACTCAAAAGCGAGAAACATTGTAGACAATCTTCCCAAAATATTAAAGAAAATGAATTTCAAGGTTGAGGCAATTCCAGACATCAAACTTAAGAAAACTGAAATCACTATTGAAAATACAACAGTTGAATTATCTGCAAATGTTACAAGATGGATCGAAAAGTTTGGAAGTTGTGAAGATGTTCTTAAAGAAGCAAAGGAAAGATATGACTTCTTAAAAGAAAAGATACATCTTATAGACAACGACATCTTAAATATTCTTCATCAGATCGAATTGGAGAATCCAAAAGACATGTATCATGGATGGTTGCTATATAAGAAGTTACGTGAAGATAGAACAAAACGAAGAGAGATGAAGGACGAACTTCTTATTATAGATAATGTGTTAAGGCAAATTGATCCGTCTAGTGTATCAAGGGCAAATACACAAAAGGCTATAGATGGTTTATTTGATAGGAAATATACATTCAGAATAGTTGAAGATGAAGAAGAATAAGGTGGTGATGGTGATGTACTTTACACAAGAACAGTATGACAGGATGCGAATGACAGAGCAGCAAGCGAAAGAAATTGAAAAGCTTTATCTTAATAACAATATGAAAGTCCTGAAATCTATTATAGAGAAATTAGTAGAAAAAAAAGGAGTTATTGATTCGTGCGAAGATGATCTAAGAAGTCTTGGACAATTAGTTTTCTTTCAAAGCATGTTTACATACGATCCAAAGAGAGAAGCTTCATTTAAGACTTATCTTATTGGGAACATTTGGAGAAAATTTAAGACATACGGAAGAGATAAAACCAGGAAATCCAGATGTAATTGGGAACAGGTTTGGGATGATGAGCATGGTTGTTATAAAAGAGATGAGAACGGAAACATAGTAAAAAAACCTGTATTCGACATTTCAATGTATTCAAAGAAAATAAGTTCTAGATCAAATAATAGTGGAGATGGACGTGAGATTTGGGAGTCATTTGAATATAAGAAAGATTTCGTAAATGAATTAATTGAAAGAGAGAATAATAAAGAAGATGAATTCTCCAAAGAAATGAAAGAATACTTAGAATCATTATCCAGTATTCAAGTAAGAATACTCAAACTGGTTGCAAATGGATTTGAAAAAGAAGAAATAGTAAGCACCTTATGCATCTCAAAAGAATTGTACTCGGATAGTATCAGAGCAATAAAGGATATAAAGAGAATAAGATTGCTAACAAGAAAGGACGGAAGATAAACATGTTAGATGAATTCAGAATTGAAACAACAAGCGTAGGTCAGTACATTGACAAGGTGGAAAAGAAGAAAATTAAAGCAGATCAGGATGTTCAGAGAGAGTTTTGTTGGTCAAACGAAATGATTAATAATCTTATTTTTAGCACGATTTCTAAAAAGAGAATTTACATCCCTAATATCATTCTTGCAGAACAGAACAAAGAAGATGGAACAAAGGTTACATACATTGTAGATGGTGGGCAGAGAACGGAAGCATTAAGATGTTTTATCAAAGATGGTCATAAGATTACAAAGTCAATCAGAAACAGATATGTAGAGTATCAGGGCGTAAAGCTGGATAAAGATGGAAAAGTAATGCTTGATGAGTACAATGATCCTATTTATGAGATGAAAAAATATGATCTTGTTGGAAAGAAGTTTGTTGATTTTCCGGAAGAGTTAAAAGACAGACTTAATAGCTGCGTACTTTCAACAGCAATTTATCAGGATTGTACACAAGAAGAAACAAGTGACTTGGTTATGCTTTACAATTCAACAATCGCAATGAATGTAAGCCAGAAGTCACTTACATATATAGGAAAGTATGCAAATAAATTAAAACTCATTAAGGAAAACAATAGATTCCTTATAGACGGAACTATGTTAAATGAGAACGATAAGAAAAAAGGAAATTGGCAGAGAGTTATTGCAGAATGTGTAATGGCAATGTTCCATTTTGACAATTGGAAGAAAAACCCAAGAGACATCTGTTCTTATCTTAATGAAAATGCAACAGAAGAAGAATTTGACAGTTTAAATGATTATTTCAACAGACTTATTCCTTATTCTGACAAGGCAAATAATATTGAAGTCGCAGAATTATTTGTTTCAAAAGACATGCCTGTATGGATGATGACTTTTAAAAGAGCAGAAGAGTATTGTTCTGATTATGATTTCGGAAGATTTTTAATCGCATTTAATGATATGAAAGAAATTGAAAAGAATGATACAACATGGATCGAGCTTGACCAGGACAAACATACAAAAGATAAAAAAGTCATGTTGAAGAAAGTCAATTATATTGAATCACTTCTGAAGGACTTCTTACATATTAAAGAAGATGATTCAGTAGAGAATAATGAAGTAGAATCAAAAGTTGATGAGATTCAGACAGAAGAGTTTGAAAAGAAAGTCGAAGAAACTATTGATGATACTGAAATGGAAACACTGGATTTTGTTAGAAAGTATGTAGATCCAGATATAACGGAAGAAGATATAGATTGTTGTTGGGATTATATAAATAGTTGTGTAAGTAAGACTAAAATCATCAAGGCAACTTCTGAAATGCTTGCACCAGAGAACGAAAATTCAATGATGGCAATGATCGCATGGGCAGATAAAGAGAATAAAAATATTGCAACGTGGTTACAGAGATTTTCAATTACTCATAAAACAATGTCTGAAATGTCTCAGAGAGAAAGATTTGAGTACATGAAGAAGAATTATGGAAAGTTTGAAACAATGCAGGTGAGAATGAAGTCTGCATAGAGAATAAAACCAATGATGAAATGTGGATTTCTTCCACTGAAAATGAGTAGTCGGTTTGGCTACTCAATGTAAAACGAAAATAGGAATGTAATGTTCTTATTTGAACAGGTGGTTTTGCACCTGAAAGGTTAGGTCTATGACACTCATCAGAATCTATGTAATAAGGTAGATAAAACATAAGAAGATTTGAGGTTTTTGATATCTAAGAAATTACATGGGTACAAAACATACTGATCTGATCTTCTGTCAATAAATCTGTTTTTGATACTTATGAATTTACATGGGTACAAACGTAGACACATTGAAAATGGAGAATAAAAAATGGAAAATACAATTACAATTACAAGAAAATATGCAATCTTACCAACTTTTGCAGAGACAAAAGAATGGACTAAAAAGATTATGGAATATACAAAAACATCTTATGAAGAAAAAATTGAATACTTTGAAAATAAATTAAAGAAGACAAAAAAGAAAGACAAAGATGATTATGAAAAGATTCAAAATCGCTTGAATTCTCTTAAAGAACAACAGAAAGATTTTCTTGAAAATGGAACTTTAGTTCAGGCAAATGTAAATGATTATACATACGATGTTGTAAGAAAAGCAATGGAAAGTGAATCATATAGAAAGAACGCAATTATCGGATATGTTCTTAACGAATTAGTATCTAATGATGCAAAGAATATGGATTTCAAAGAACGAAATAAACTTATCTCAGAATTGTGTAATTACGGTTACAGAGTCAAAGGAAGCAGTAAGGGAAGTTTGTTTGATTTATATGATATTGACAATCCTTTATGTAGTTATGGAAATGCGTTTAATCAGGACTTGACTAAAAAGATTAAAGAATTAATCAACAAGAATGGATATTTAGACGGAAAAGTATCTCCATTACATTATAAAAACGACAGTCCTTTTACTGTAGCAAAAACATTTATGAGCTTCACTCATGATTATGAATCTTATGATGAACTGTGTGAACATATTTATGAGAAAGATTGTAATTTATATTTCAACTTTGGAGGAAATGGAAATCCAACAATTGCGAGATTTAAACTAAATCTTGGATCAAAAATGCACAGAAAAAATAAAAAAGAACTTATATCTACTATCTCAAGAGTTTATTCTGGAGAATATCAATATTGTGGAAGTAGTATTGGAATTGAGAAAAACAAAATTATTTTAAATCTTTCAATGAAAATTCCAAAACAGGAAAGAGAGCTTGATGAAAATACAGTTGTGGGTGTTGACCTTGGAATTGCTGTACCTGCTGTTGTTGCGTTAAATAATAATATCTATGAAAAAGAATTCATTGGAAGGAAAGAAGATTTTCTAAAAGTTAGAACACAAATTAAAAATGAAAGAAAAAGAATTCAAGGATCTTTAAAATATGCGTCCGGTGGTCACGGAAGAAAGAAAAAATTAAAAGCTCTTGATAGATTTAGAAAGAAAGAAGCGCATTTTGTAGAAACTTATTGTCATATGATAAGCAAAAGAGTTGTTGATTTTGCCTTGAAGAACAATGCAAAGTATATCAATATTGAAAACTTAAAAGGATATGACACAAGTGAGTTCATTCTAAAGAATTGGAGCTATTACAAATTACAGCAATATATTACATACAAGGCTGAAAAATATGGAATTGTCGTAAGAAAAATCAATCCTTCTTATACTTCACAGGTTTGTAGTGTATGCGGGAATTGGCATCCAGAGAACAGACCAAAGGGAGATAAGGGACAAGCTTATTTTAAATGTCATAATGAAGAATGTAAGAGTCATGAATACAAATATGGTCTTAATGCAGATTTTAACGCAGCAAGAAATATTGCAATGTCTACATTGTTTATGGAAAAGGGCGAAGTTACTGAAAAGAGTAAGTTGGAAGCAAGAAAATATTATGGATTTACCGAAGAATATAATGAATATAAAAAGCTAAAAGAAGAAAAAGAGAATAATAAAAGGGTAGCGTAATTGCTACCCAAATCATACAAAATGTATGTGGCATGTTTTGAACATTGAACCCAAAAATAGATGTTGAGTATATTAGGAAATATGCTTATGCCAAAAGATGAGGATTTACATATCACTCATTAAATACTATGTTATAGAACATTTGGGGTTTGAGAGTACTACTAAATAACACAGTAACAAAACTATTTATCTTGAATGCGAATAAGGGTGAAGTTTGAGAGTGTTATTTAAATAACATAGTAACAAAACAGATGTTTAAAGGAACACGAGTACTGAAAAATAATATAATAACAAAATAAAATCATACCAATATGTATGCGGTAGGTTTTGTTGCCGAAAAGTGAGGGTATAACCACTCATTAAAATCTGTGTAATATACCTGTGATTTGAGGTTTAAGAATAGTATAAATTTACACAGGTACAAAACATACTTAAAAGTATGTGGCGTGTTTTGAATGTCAAATCCAAACAATTTGATGTTGAGTGTTAAAAACACTTACGCCAAAAGGTGAGAACAAGATGTTACTCACCAAAATCTATGTTAAACATGCAGTTTGGGGTTTTAGAGATATCTAATTTAACATAGGTACAAAACGCATTGCTTTGCTGGGATGTGCGAAAAGATAAAATGCAACTTATTCTATGCCTTGGTGCGACGATTTGCTGGATTGCATTGGCTGTGAATGAAGCAATAGATTTGTTTGGATAAGGAAGGAGTTATGGAAAAATTAACTGGTTATTGTGCAGTTGCAGAAGTTAGAGGTGATTTTGGTATAATATCATGTTATGCAATCTATGATGATGGACATACATACAAAAATGGAGACAAAGTGTATGTGTCAATAGGTCTTATTGAAACCATTAGTAACATTGTAAAACCTGATAAGGCAACTGAGGCGATCATTGGTGAAGTAATATGTAAAGTAGACACATCTACTTATGATGAACGTGTAAAAAAACGTAAAAAGATTGATGACATAAGTAAAGAAATCGAAAAAATCATTTGTGATAAGAATAAGGATAAGATATATGAGTATTACGCAAATAAAGATCCTCTCATATCAAAACTTTACAATGAATATAGACGCTTAAAAGGAGAATGATTATGAAATACAAAGTAGGAGATAAAGTTCGTGTCAGACAGTGGGACGATATGGTAAAAGAGTTTGGTAGTGATGGTGAAGATATTCATATTGATGGTTGTTATTTCATTAAAGAAATGAAGCAGTATTGCGGTAAAACATATGAAGTTTACGACGACATGGGTTTACATTATATTTTAAAAACCGAAAACGAAGTACTAGATTGGTGTTTTAAAGACGAAATGCTTGAAGATGTGAGTTCGTTACAAATTCACGCAGATTCACTAACATTAGAAACTGAAAACATGATATTTGAATTAAAAGATGGAAAAATTATCGTCACACCAAAAACGCAGAAAGAGAGTGAGAAGAAAAAAATGGAAAAACAGATGACACAGAGGGAAAGATTAGAAGAACAATTGGATACATATCAGAGAGATTCAGAAGTTAAAGCTATTGATATTATTGTTCTAGAAAAGATTGTCAAGGTTACTATGAATGATTGCTTAGGTACTGCACTCATAACGAAATGCCATAAAGATGATACTTTCAGCCTTGAGAAAGCCATCATTGTTGCATACGTTAAATATTATAGTAGTGGAAATCTTACATCGGAAGGAATTGAGTACGAAACTGAAAGATTCTCTCATTATAAAACAAATGTGAAAAAGCTCAAAAAGGCTATGAAAGTATATGAAATTCAGCAGAAATTAAAAGCTTTGGACGAGGAAGAAGAACGTATCAGAGCTAACAAGAAAAGAAAGAAAATTGCTCAGAAAAAGAGAAGGGCAGAGAGACTTGCAGAAGAAAAACTAAAAGAAACAAAAGAAGCAGCTAAGATTTATGCTGAAGAGCTGAAGTCTGTACTTGCAGGATATGATATTCCGGTTGAGACAACAGATAAGATTGTAAAAGATATGAATGTAAGAATGTAATAGAGAAGTGCGCAGAGAATAATAATATATAACTCTGCGCACTTATGTAAAAATGGATGTATTAATTATAACATGTGTTTACAGAAGAAGGAAGTGATTATCATAGAATATATCTTTTTTGTTTTTATATATGTTTGTGTAGCTGGGATTATTTTCATGGGATTTATGAATTCTAATTTTGCATATTTTAGCTATAAAGCAAATTATAAAAGATGGATAAGCCTAAATTGGTTTGGTGTTGGATTTATAACTTCTGTGATTTATATTTTAGTCTTTCCGTTTTCGATAGGATACAATATTTACAGATTGATCCATTGGATATTTACCGTTGGAAGAAAAGATTGATTAAAAAAGGAGAATTAAAAATGAATAATAAAAATACAAATTGGAAAGTTCCTGTAATTATTGGAGTGGGTGTTGTTGCGGTAATTCTGATGATTATTTTCGGAGTGCAGGGATTCCAGAATAAAGCAATTAATTATGAAACACAGGTAGAAGAAGCTCAGTCAGGAATTAAAGTGCAAGAAAAGAGAAGAGTTGATCTTGTATATAATCTTGCTGATTGTGTGAAACAATATGATAAACACGAGTCGGAAACATTAAAAGCAATTGTAGATGGTAGAACGTCTGACAAAGTAGATGCAGAAAATATCACAACAGCAATCAACGCTGTATCTGAAGCATATCCTGAGTTGAAATCCAATGAAAATTATAAGCAGCTAATGAATGAATTGTCTACGACTGAAAATCTAATTGCAAGTTACAGAGATAATTATAATACGCAAGTTAAGACATACAAAAGATATGTTAGAAGTTTTCCGGCAAGAAATTTCCTTGGAATGCTTGGATATGAGACGAAAGACTATCAGTTATTAGATTTCCAGGTTGGTGAAGATGCTCCACAGAACTTATTCGGAGAGGATTAAGTGAATGAAGAAACATAACGGCTTTGATTTTGGTGATTTTGAAATTACTTATCGTGAAATTCTTGCAAGTATTTCTATTATTGCTGTGATGTTATTAATTGGATTTGTGATTTCTGGAAAGATTTCGCAGATCCAAGATGATAAAAATGCAAAATATAATAAAGCTGTAAAGATAGAAAGTGCTGATTTGTTTAGATATGGTATGGATACTAATGTTGGAAACGCTTTTGTTTATGGAGATTTAGAAGCGGTTGATACAGTTACTTATCCAGAAATCGGTGGAGAATATATGTATGTAGAGAAGGAAGAAGAGCATTATAACATGCATACTAGAACATATACAACCACCGATGGAAAAGGTCATACGACAACTCATACAGAGATTTACTGGTCATGGGATTACGCTGGCAGTGAAGATATGCAATGTAAAGAAGTATCATTCTGTGGCGTTGTCTTTGACAGCAATAAGATAAAACTTCCAAGCGCAGATTATATTGACACAATTAAAGAATCTAGTCATGTCAGATACAAATATTATGGTACAAAGACAAAATACACAGGAACTATCTTTACAAAATTGAAAGATAAAACAATTTCTGACAGTACACATTTTTATGAATTATCTATTGAAGAAACTAAGGATAAATTAGAGAGAAACATTGGAATTGTAATTTTTTGGATTATATGGATTATTGTAATGGTTCTAGCTGTGTTTGGATTCTATTACATCGATAATGAATGGTTGGAGTAAGGTAATAATTTATTATGAAAATCAAATTTGGAAATGGAAGTATTTTGGAATCGATCGAATCAAATGATTGTAAAAGAAGTAAACGTGCAATTATTTACTATTATAAAAAGAATCCATATAAATTCATAGAAGATTTGTATGTGGAAACCTTACATTGGTATCAAAAGTTATGGATCGAGTTTAATGTGTTTGTTGAGAAATGGAGACAATTATGGAGAAAGTAGAAGAGAAGATTGTAAAAGCTAAAAGAAAAATTCATAAATTCTATTGCGATAAATGCGGAAAATATTTAGGTGGAATCGAAGACTACGAAGAATACGATGATGGATATTATGAGGAAATCGGATGTGTTATTCAACGTATTGTTATAAATGGAAAACAGTACCTCTATAAAAGACATCTGTGTGACAAATGCAAAGAAAATTTCTATAAAGATTTAGGCAATGTTTTGGAAGTTGTTGGTTTTGTAAAGGTTGGATGACTATGCAGATTATTAGTATGCCAAGATGTTCTGGAAAAACAATGCTTGTTAAGATAATGAGAGATATGAAAAGAAGAGAAAGAATACAGTTGATCAAATGGGCAGATGAATTGTCTGATAAAGACTTGGAAGATGCATATTACGATGCAGTTTATGACTGTTTAGGAAGTGAAACAGAAAAAATGTATGAACTAGGTTATGATCTAATAGATATTGCAGAACAAGAAAAATGTGAAAAGTATCTTAGCGAAAAAGCTAATCTGTTGGAAAGGTTGTGCATGGAGCGAGGAATTAAGTTATGGGAATAGAAATGAACGACCTATCATTGTTAGAAATAACAAAAGTAAAACCTTGGGCTATATATTTTGACTATGGCAACAAACATTATTTGCTTCATGGTAAAGCTGATGGTTGTGAATCAATCCAGGAACTATATGAAAGACAATTAGATAAAAATGGGAACTATGGATTAATTTTTATCAAAAACAGATATGGAAGAGATTATCTTGTAAGTGATTATATAAAATCAATGAATCAGAAAACAATCGTATATAACCAAATAGATAAAGAATATTTCCGTGAACAACTAACGAGAAGTGGATTTATAGAAAATGAGAATAAAGGAGTGCAGACTAATGGGAACTAAAGATAATACTTACGCAAATACAGGAAAGAGGTTATATTTTCTATCTGATGATGTAGATAATGAATCAATTGGACAACTTACATGGAACATATTGCATCAGCTTGCAGAAGATGATGAGAAAGACAAGAAAGAAAAAGATTATAAACGTGAGCCAATTAGAATCTATATCAATTCGTATGGTGGAGAAGTTTATGACATGTGGGGATTGATTGACATTATTGTAAATAGCAAAACACCAATTTATACATATTGTACAGGTTATGCCATGAGTGCAGCTTTCAAGATTTTCTTAGCAGGACATAAGCGATATTGTTATAAGCATTCCACATTCATGCTTCATCAACCTGTTTGTTGGATTAGTGGAAAATATACAGATATTAAAGAAAACATGGTAGAACATGATCGAATGAATGAATATATTATCCGGTATATTCTTGATAGAACATATTTCAAAAAAGAAGAATTGGATAATATTTGGGAGAAAAAACAAGACTTCTATATTAATTCAGAAGATGCTGAGAAATATGGAATTGTTAATGAAGTTTTGTAAAGATAGGAGAATAAAATAAATGATTATATTACTTATTATAATTTCAATTATAGGACTTATTGTAGCTGTTGCAATTGATGAAGACGATATCGTCAGTTTCTTCTTAGTGTGCTTCTGTGTATTATTTGTAATTGCTATATTCTTGGGATTTTCTGTGTCCAACGGAAGAGTCATGGATGAAAAAATTACAATGTATCAAGAAGAAAATAATAAAATAGAAAAACAGCTCGATACATTGGTTTCTAATTATATGAATTATGAATCTAATACATATGAAAAATTCAAGTCAGAAAGTTCGGTCACATTAGTTTCTATGTATCCAGAACTGAAATCAGATAAATTGGTAGAGGAACAAATTTCCGTATATGAAGAGAATAATAAAAAGATCAGAGAGCTTAAAGAAGACAAGATTAATCTGAAAGTTAAGAAGTGGTGTTGTATTTTGGAGGACGAATGAAATCGAACTTTCATAATGGAGAATAAAACAATATGAAGAATAAATATTCTAAAAAGCAATTAGAGGAATTATATAATTGTGAGATTTTTAAAGATACTGGATTTGATAGTGATTTGAAATTTTGGGTTGCACAAGGATTACCATTTACAGAAGATGGGGAAGATAATTTATTTACATATGCCGATGGATGGGATTTGGATGAGCTACATGAAAATATCAGAGAAGCAATTAGAGAAAGTGTGATTGTATTTGAAGGAGAATAATTATGTGTAACTATTGTGATGAAAATTCGTATGAGTGTGAAGTCTTCCGTGGAGACAATGGCTTTTACCTGGATGTAGAAACATCTGAATGGGATGAATATTATGACGAAATTGTACATATTCGATTGGATATAAATTTCTGTCCTTATTGTGGAAGAAAGTTGGGCGAAGAAGATGTAAAACCAATTATTCTAGATCAATCAAACGGAGATATCGAATACGAGTGTCCTATGTGTGGAATACAGGTTGTATCAGATATTAAAACTAAAAGTAACTATTGTGGCGAATGCGGTTGTAATTTTGATTGGAGCGAGATTGATGCTAGTACCAAAAGTAAAAGCCAGTGAATTCAAGAAATTCGGATTCAAAAGATGTAAAGGTATTCCGAAAGAATTAGAGTGCTATTATCTCTGCGTTGCAAGAGGATGTAAGATGCTGTTTGTCAGTAACGTGTGTTTTGCCGTAAATGATTGGAATAAAGATGATCCACGGATACATAAGGATGCAAATTGTAGATACAGGGATAATAGAACAGCACTGGATATAATCTACGAACTAATTAAGGCAGATATGTTAAAAGTGAATGGGAGTGAGATTGATGAGACCAATTGACGCAGACAAGCTTCTGGAGTGTGTGGAAGCGAGTATGCTAAATAACACGCATAGAAACGGGAACGCTGCGCTTTGCCATGTTTCGGAACATAGGCATTTTATAGAGACGATTGTAGAACAACCGACAGCGTTTGATGTGAAAAAGGTCATTGAACAACTAAATAAAGAGTTAGAACTTGCTGATGAAGAAAAGCGCAGGTGTACAATAGAAAATATGCTGCAATTTGATGAAGCAAAAGGTTATGCGAGAGGAATGGCGTGTGCTATAGAGATTGTTAAGCGAGGTGGAAGAGAATGTTAGTTCCAGCAATTCTATACAAAGATCAAATTCAGAAAGAATTTCAAAAATATTATTATACAACAGACATGATGTACGAGACAGGCTGTTTAGATAATTGGAATCCAAATATAGACGAAAATCCAGATGAACAAACATATCAATATGCAATTGTGAAAAAAGACAATAAATTGATTGGGTATTTGGCTTTCAGAATAGATTGGTATTGTTCTCGTGTTTATAATTTTGGTTTGTTTTCATTCGACAGAGGAAATGTATTGATTGGAAGAGATGTTTTCGAAAAATTAGATGAACTTGTTAATAGATTTCATAGAGTAGAGTGGAGAGCAATCAGTGGAAATCCTGCTTGTAGAAGTTACGATAGCTTTATAGAAAAATATAATGGAAATAAGCATGTTCTTAAAGATGCAATTAGAGATAGAACTGGTAATTATCACGATGATATTATTTATGAGATTGTTAGAGGTGGAGTAGATGAAGAATAAAGAGCAGACAAATGCTTGTTACGGTTGCTTCGGAGCTGCGAATGGTGATTGTGATGAGTGCGATAAGAATAGGAGCGATAAGGATGAAAAATAAAGAAAAACATTCAAAAAAGATTGTGGAGCTTGCTTGTGATGGTAATGATATTGCTGTTGATAAGCGTACAGGAAAAGTTGATTCGTGCCTTTGTATTCCGTGTAGTAACTGTTTGTTTAATGATAACAAAGATTGTGATAAGGGAAGAAGAGAATGGGCAGAATCAGAGTACGTCGAAAAGCTAGTGATTTCTAAAATAGATAAAGCATTTTTGGAGTATACCAGAGAAGAGTGTAAATACATGGCAAGAGATGAAGACGGTAGGCTGTATGTGTATAGTTCGAAGCCATTTAAGGAAAAAAATTATTGGTATTTGCACAGCGGATGTTGTTCTTGGTTAAATTTCGCTTTTGCAGTAGACTTTCCAATGGTTAAATGGTCAGATTCCGAACCGTGGCTTATCGAGGATTTAAAGAGGTTGGAGGCAGTGGACGAATATGAAAAATAATGAAAATAATCCAATAGATTATACAATCGTCAGCGCACCCGTTTCCGTGAATTTCATGTGTCCTCATTGTTTCAATGATGTAGAAGTTCCATTTTCGGATGTAGACTTCAAAACAGATTATTGGGTCGATGGAGCATATTGTAATTGTCCTTTATGTGATAAGGAAGTTGAATTAGGAGATTTTGATTATGACTGATGATAAATGTTGTGGAACGTGCAAGTACCACTATCATAAAAATATAGGTGATGGTTGGGAGTGCGTTAATGACAGAAGTGAATATTTTGCAGACTGGACAGAGTACAGTGATTCATGTGATGAATTTGAAGGAAGAGAGCAAATGAAATATAAGGTTGGAGATAAGGTAAGAGTTAGAGAAGATTTAAATATAGATGAGAAGTATGGTTTATTATGCGCAATAGATGAAATGATAAAGAAAAAGACTGTAACGATTGCATACGTGTATGATGGTTACTACGGAATTAAAGAAGATGTTTTCATGTGGACAGACGAAATGTTTGAAGGATTGGCAGAGGAAGAATTGACAGCAGAAGAAGCAATTAGAATTCAAGCTGAAATGTGCGCTAACATCAGGTGCGATGACTGTAAAATCGGTAAGCTTAGAAGTAAATTAAATATAAGTAAAGGGTGCTGCTATTATCGTTCAAAGAATCCTGACAAAGTAGTCGAAGTCATCAAACAGTTAAAAAAAGATAATGAGAAGAAAGAAATCAAGACAGAAATTGTAGATCTTATTAAGATTATGAAAGAAGTGTGTGATGACGAAACGTGCATATATGCTTATGAAATTGACATAAATAAGGAAGATATTAACGATAAAATGATGGAGCTAGTAAAAGAGTACTCTGGCGAACAAGACAGCAGAATTTATGCAAAATATGAACGTATTTGTAGAGTAAAAAGTTAATAAAACGTCCGTTTCAGAATGAGGTGAAAAATGAGATTTGCAGTAGAAGATTTAGCGAATTATGGTGGAGAAGTTCTTAAAAGATATCCGGTTTTAAAAAAGTATAAGCCAGTAGTTGATTACCCGTATAAAAATAGAAAAATCGACAGGTTAACCATAGAAATTAGTTGTCTTAATGAATTAATCGATCTAAAAGAAGAACTAGACGAAGGAATTTTGTTAAAAGATGACTACGAAACAAACTTATATAAGAACGAGGAAGAAAGATTATTTATGTTGGAAATTTCTTATTGATAAAAGATAGATTTCATGAAGGGAATAAAAATATGAATGAACTACAATATGTTGGAAGAACCATAAGCATTGTCATTGGTTTCTGTATATACATATTAATATGGAGTTACGCATTAAATAATTGTGATGCTAATTATGATTATGATGGCTTAAGTTGGGAGAAAGTAATTAAATTATTCTGTTGTATATGGGTATATGGTCATATGGTACTTTTCGTGTGTGGTTTGATTGCATGGTTTGCATGGAGTTGGATGTGAAAATATGAGTAATGAATATTATAGTTTAAAAAGAACTTGTTATGCCTGTGTTTGTGTTACACCAGAATACAATGGAAGTTGTATGATATGGAATACATATGAGGAAGCGTGGAAAGACGCAGTAGAAAGAACTGAAGAGTTTGTTTTAGAAGACGATCAATTTTATTACAAAGAAGTTCCAGATGGATTTGAGATTTATGATATAAGTAATCGAATTGTGAGATATTATAAGGTATTTGATGCGCAAGAATTGGAGTAAACATGAAATTATATAAAATGTGGCAGAAATTAGGGAAACAGCCACTTTCCATTACAGATCGTCAAGACGCAAATGTATACGTAGATGGTGATCAATATTTTATTACGAATATAAAATATGATAGCGGAAGATGTATTGGTTTTGATGCAGTGAGGAAAAACTGTGATAACTGTGTAAATAATATGGATTATCCACCACCACATACATGCGACATATGTTTAAGCTTGAAAACAGATGATTATTACAGTATGTGGGAATGGAATAAAGAGGAATAATAAATGGATAAAACAAATTTTAAATTTATTAGATTAGATAGTCCAGACAAATTTAAAGATTATTGGTTTAAAACCGACAAAATCTCTGATAAAGAACTATCACAGAAATATATGGAACAAAGTATGATTGGAATTACAGAAGTTGTCTATTGTAAAGACAATGGAACAATTGGAATAAAAAGAATTTTTCCATTCAATTTTGATGTTGTTGTAGTAAATGATCTGGAGTTAATGAGTATCTTAGAAGAACTAATAGAAGAATTGTGAGTTTGATGGTATAACAGCTTAAATAGTTATCCGTTATGTGAGCCTAATAGCAGCATCTCAAGATCGGAACATCCATCAGTAGAAAGGATTAAAAAATAAATGTGCGATTTTTGCAATAATATTAAAGATGAGGACAAAATGGGATTACATCTTATGGGCTATGGAACAAACTACATAACATACAATCAAAAGGATAAGAAATATCGTCTGTTTTATGAATGTGAAGATATTACTTATTCTGGTGCAACATTAGATATTTCGTATTGTCCTGTATGTGGAAGGAAATTGTAAGTAATGAAATTAAAAGAATGCATGGAAATAGGAAAAGAGTGTGGACTATATTCAATAGAAGAATGTTATGACAATATTATATTGCATAATTTGTGTTTATTTAAATGCGATGATATTTTAAAAGAAATTGAAGGACTTCAAAAAGATATTTTCTATAATTATCCAGAATTGTTTTCAAATATGTTTCAAAGAAGAAAGAGGTTTTTCTGATGACTGGAGAACAAAAGATAAGTAAAATGGATTTACCATACTCATTAGCTTGCTTATACATGGGAATGACGGAAGAATATGACAGGTCATTAACCGATATGAGAAGTAAATATGATCCGACAGAAGCGTTTTTATATTGTAACAAAATACATTCAGAAAGTAATAGATATGCTGCTTTTGTGAGAAATAAAATTATGAAAGATTATTGTATCTGGTGGAAAGAAATACAAAGTGAAATTTGCAGACATGATAATTATTCAGCACAACATTGGATTAATGAATATGAAAGGATTTGGAAGTAATCATGAAACTTATTGTGGATGAAATGCCAAGTTGTTCTAATGATTGTATTTTTTCTGATGGTTACTATGCATGTAATTTGTTACAAGAAAAAAGTTGTAATCCTGGAAAATGTAATTTGTTAAAACCTATCACAGATTATGTTTTTGAGGAACGTATTGTAGAGAATATTACTAAGAGAATGCCATTGATAGATATTGGAGATGAGAGGTGAGGCAAATCATGAGAATAATTGATGTGGACAAAATTACAGATGATGATATTAGTATGGCACTTGGAGCTGGACATACAAATTGCGCATTTAACATTAGAGAATTATTAGATGAGCAGCCAACAGTTAAACCACAACTTGTTGCAACTATAAATATCAAAAAAGAAGAATTTAAACAAATGATAGATCAGAAATTTGAACAGTCTGTTGAGCTTAATTATGATTTTATAAAGAAACTTCTTATGGAGTATTTTAGAATTGGTGTCGATTGCTATGCTTACAATCTTACTAGAGATAAATCTGCATTTGAGTGTGGAACTGTTACGGTAAATGATTTTGAAGAATTTGATGAAGAAATAATTGACGATATTATTGATTTTATAAAAAGCAGGACGTGAATTATGGGTGATTTTAAAATATTAATTGATTCTACGGAATTTCAGCAGAAAGTTTTGGATTATATTTCTTCTTGTGAAATTGATAAGATGATTGATGCGACAGTGTTCAAAGATAATCAAGAATGCAAACAAGCTATAATTCATGGGATGGCAATAGCTTCAATGCTGACAAGTAGATGTAAACAGTTCGAGATAAACGAGGCAACTGGTATGAAAAAATGTATTATTTTAGAGATTGAAAATAAGACGGACTTTGAAAATAAAATGAACGAATATTTATCTGAGGGATATAAAATCGAAGCCAGTTCGTGTAATAGTAAATATTACAAAGCAATTATGGTATTAGAGAAAGAATAACGAATTCACTCTTTCATTGGAGAATTATGAATAAGAATATTTAAAAACAATTATAGGTAGGAAAATAAATATGGATATAAATAGAGCTATTAAAATAATCGATTTAGAACCTACGGAATTTTGTGCGTTAAAAGAAGAAAAAATGGAGGCGTTTAAAGTTTTCTTTAAGAGTTTTGCTGTAGACATCATAGATAAAAATGGGAATTATAAAACAGTATATGAAATTCTAAAAGAAGCTGCAATGAACAAAGGTGGTGGGAAATAATATGATTGGTATGTACGAAGACTATGATTATCACGAAATATTCAAAGAATGCATAGAAAATATTTTTGGAAAATGGTTTGAAGAAAATCATCTTGAGATTGTTGGAGCTAAAATTGTTGGTAATTACATATATGTAAAAGGGTTTGATGGTGGATTTCCACATGCAAGTGCTTATGTAAAAATTGATATAAAAGAAAGTAAGATTGTTGATTATTATAACGCACATAACTGCCCGGTTGAAGTAAAGGATGGGATATATGAATAAGTTAATTTTATTAGTATTTTGCCATTTGGTTGGTGATTATGTTTTACAAAGCGACTTTATTGCAAAGACTAAAGGAAGTAATTGGTATCATTTGTTCGTACATTGTGCGTTGTATTGTTTGCCATTTTATCTTGCCTTTGGGTTAACTTGGCAGCTTGGAGTCGTTTTTTTGACACATTGTATTATTGATCCGCTAAAGGCGAGATATCAAAAAATATCATATGTAACTGACCAAGTTTTGCATTATTTGGTATCACTCATTTACTTTTTATAGGAGAATAAATGAGTAAAGCAAAAAGAAAAATGCGTCCACAGCCTCCTTGGTGGTGGACATTAGACAATGATAACTGTTGGTTTTGTAAAAACAGAAACAATTGCGGAAGTTGTAAATTATTAAAAGAGCAACGTGCAATCGAAAGAAAGAAACGAGGTGAGTAAAACTATGAAACCAGATAGATTTACAATTACAACCAAAAAATTAGATTTTATGAAACTGAATGAAAAGATTCACACTTATCAACTTGAGAACGGATATAAACCATATTTGTTTATGAACGAAGATACAATTGACGAATTAGTAAACATAGTAGGACTTTCTTGTGACGGATTAACAGGTGTTCAATCAAATGGTTTGTGCGGAACGTATTGTGCGATGAAGACTTTTTGTGATAATACAATGCAATTTGGTGAAGTAGAAATGAGGTGAAAATATGAGAATCCTTACAAGAGAACAATTACTAAATGAACCTAGTGGAACAGTATACACAACTTACATGCCTGATCTTTACACAGGCGGAGAATTGCATATTAAAGTTGAAAATAATTGTAATTTAGAGTTGCTTCCAATGCATGAATTTGGTACAGAAAAGGATGTAAACAGACAAACAAATTGGGCTACTGATGATTTAAATATTATTGCAGATTATGATAAGAATCAATTGTTTGCTGTATTTAATAAATCAGAAGTAATGAAAATGATAAATTGTTTATCATTGGATTTGTCTGGATGTGATGGCTTTTTTAATATGGATGAAGTTTATTGTGAAAGTGGATTAGTATACATAGACCCTGAATGGATACCGGATGATTGAGAGGTGATAATTATGGCAAGTAACAAAATTAAACTTACAACAGCAGATGGTTATGCAGTTCTTCATTATGAAGACTTCATTAGAGAAGGACATAGAATTGAAGATTTTGATTGGCTGGCTCTTTTGAGGTATCTTGGGTATGAAGTAGAGTATAAAGAAGCTTCAGAAGAAGAGATGGAACGAATGATAAGAGGCGAGATTATTGATTAAGATCGTTATTGTTTGAGTGAATATCTAGAAGATTTCTGCTTTGAAGAATGGATGTGAATTATGAAAATAACAAAAACAGCAAAAGAATGTTTAGTAGAAGATCAGATAAGAAAAGCTGCATTGGTAGGATGCGATAAATGTCCGTGTTGCGGAGAAGATAAAAGTGCAATATCTTATTACAAAAATGGTATAACAAATAAAGGGATAATTCCTGGTGCTTGTAAAAATTGGTATGGGAAGAAACATGAAACAGACAGAGGAATATTATATTATTTATTTAAGCCAGAAAAGTATAGGTATTATCAAATAGATTGCTTTTCTTGTTTGACATGTGGAGCAGAATGGGAAAGTGATCCATATACTTATGACAAATAAGGAGAAAATAAAAGATGAATAATAAAACAATTGTAGAAGTATTATCTCGTTTGATTGGATATACAGAACCGACAGGAGATTCAGCGGTTGATAAAACAAGGACTGAGAATAATTCTGCACTGATTTATGTAACATATCAATGTATTGAAACATTGATTGAAAATGCTGAGAATAGAAATAGTGGTTTTGCTTCAGTAGAAAGAATTGGAAAACATTCATATGATGCATTAAATAATATTGTAGATATGATCACAGATTCAGGAATAAGGTGAAAATATTGGCGGTAAGCAATGATTCCTATTATAAACCGGACGAAGCCTTACATGAATTGCAGATGCAAGAAACCATTATGAAAGCATTGGTTGATGTACAAGTAGTCTTGCGAATTCTAGTGGATAAAGAAATTGTAACTCGTGAAGAGGTGCAAAAATATAGAAATGAAGTAAGTAGCAGTCCAAAGTACAAACCCGTACTAGATGATATTCAGAGACAGAAGAGAGAATTCCAGGCTGCAAAAGATAATCCACAAGAATATCTGAAAGCTATCTTAAATGCAAAGATGAATGGAGATATCAAATAGTAATTTTAAAACAATTTCTTAGAGCGTTTCTGCTCAAAAATTTCAATTGAACAAGAGAATAATATATTAGATGGTTGCAAACATCTAGTTATGAATTTGAATTTTCATTAGATTAAAACAAGGAGTATGAGATTTGCTGCAGCATAAATCATGATTTGCTCCAATAAAAAATGATAGAAATTAATAAACTATACAACGATGATTGTCTACATAAAATGCAGTTTATTGATGATAAGTCAATAGATGCAATTATAACAGATCTTCCATATGGACAAACAGCAAGAAATAAATGGGATTCAATTATTCCATTTGACGATTTATGGGGTCATTATGAAAGAATTATTAAAGATAATGGCGCAATTATCTTATTTGCTAATGGGATGTTCACAGCAGATTTAATGGAAAGTAATAAAAAGCTTTGGAAATATAATCTTATTTGGGAGAAGACACAACCGACAGGATTTCTAAATGCTAAAAGAATGCCTCTACGTTCTCATGAGGATATCTGTATTTTCTATAAAAAACTTCCAACTTACAATCCACAAATGACAGACGGACATAAAAGAAAAGTAAGTAAAGCATCACATCATGTAACTGCCAAAGATACTACAAATTATGGTGAGAGTGGTTGGACTGATTATGATTCTACTAAAAGATATCCGAAATCTATATGGACTTTTGCAAAAGATACTCAGAAATCGGCATATCATCCTACGCAAAAACCAGTTGCTTTGATTGAAGAGCTAATCAAAACATATACCAATCCTGGAGATCTTATTTTAGATTCATGTGCCGGAAGTATGACCACAGCAATTGCAGCGATAAACACTAATAGAAATTATATTTGTATTGAAAAAGATGATGGCATTTTTAAAGTTGGTCGGAAAAGAGTTTATGAACGATATATAAACCAAAATATGTTAGCAAGTGCAACATAAAATTAAAGAAAGGAGTATAAGATTTGTGCGCACATTAAAGAATTCTTTACTCTTAGTAGTTACTATTGAAATACATGGGATCAAAATCTCGAATATCGAAATATATAATTCCGATTATTCAACAGAGAATAAAAGATTATGATATACAAACGTACATAGAGCCGTTCTGTGGTGGGTGTAATATTATTGATAAGATTCAATGCGATACAAAAATTGCATCCGATAATCATAAATATCTTATAGAAATGTTCAAGAATCTAAATCAGATTCAAAGACTTCCAGAGTTTATTACAAAAGAACACTATTCAAATGTAAGAGAATGTTTTAATAAAGGTTTAACCACATATCCAGATTGGTATATTGGGGCTATTGGTTTTCTTGCAAGTTATAATGGACGCTTTTTCGATGGCGGATACTCAGGTATTGTACATACAAAAATTGGAACTGAGAGAAATTATTATGATGAAGCAAGAAGAAATTTATTAGAACAAATTCCACAATTAAAAAACATTCAATTCCAATGCGGAGATTATGAAGAATTATATTCCGATAAAGTTGATTGTTTATTGTACTGTGATATTCCATATTGCGGAGTAAAACAATATGGTACGAGCAAAAACTTTAATTATGATAGATTTTGGAATTGGGCTGAAAAGATGAGTGAAAAGAATATTGTTTTAGTTAGCGAGCATAAAGCACCTTCAGAATGGGAATGTATTTGGGAACAAGAAGTAAAAAGAACAATTGATAACAATAAGCGTGTAAAAGCTGTAGAAAAATTGTTCGAGATAAGAGAATAAGAAATATGAAATGTGATAATAAGTGTAAAAACTGTATGAAAGACGCACCATACAAATTTTGTTGCAAGTTTGAATGCGGTCAACATGAATTTTGTAAATTGTGTAAATATAACAGCAATAAGTAATAAAATACATTAGTCTTGATCAAACTAATGAATCGTTAATGCGGTGAAAAGAACTGAAAACCTGAGATGGTGAAAAGGTAAAGGTGAAGGCTGTTGGTAACACTTCAGTCAACCGATGAGCGTATGAGTTGAAAGAAGTATGGGTTCGCAATCCCATTAGCTTTAGCTGATGGGTGAGAACCTTATAAGAGAGAATAATTAGATTGGGGGGTGATAAGCAAATGTTAAAAGCCTATAAATATAGGATTTATCCAAACAAACAACAGATAGAACAAATTCAGAAAACGTTTGGCTGTTGTAGGTTTGTATATAACCAAACTCTCGCATATAGAAAAGAAATGTATGAAACGAAAAAAGAATCTATGAACAAAACTTCTTGTAATAATTATTGTAATCAAATTCTTAAAAAGCAATACGAATGGCTTAAGGAAGTTGATAAATTTGCTCTGACGAATGCAATTTACAATATGGATTTTGCATATCAGAAATTTTTTAAAGAACATTCTGGTTATCCGAAATTTAAGAGCAAACGCAATAATAAAAAGTCATACACTACTAATTTTACAAACAACAATATTGAAGTAGGTTTTGAGAAAAATAAAATAAAACTTCCAAAACTTAAATGGATAAAAACAAAAATACACAGAGAGTTTGTCGGTAAAATTAAATCTGTAACAATTTCACAAGCACCATCAGGAAAATATTTTATATCAATTCTTGTAGAAACAGAACATATTCCAATGGAATCTACTGGTTGTATGATTGGAATTGATTTAGGCATTAAAGATTTACTTATCACATCCGATGGAGAAAAATTTGAAAATATTCGTACCACCAAGAAATATGAAAATAAATTAGCAAAAGAGCAACGTAAGTTATCTCATAAAGTAAAAGGTAGTAAGAATTGGAACAAACAAAGAATAAAAGTAGCAAGAATACATGAAAAGATTCACAATACTAGGATTGATAATTTACATAAAATTTCTCATAAACTTATCAACGAAAACCAAGTGATAGTTTCTGAGGATTTATCTGTAAGTAATATGGTGAACAATCACAATCTTGCAAAAGCAATTTCTGATTGTGGATGGTATGAATTAACACGACAGATAAGTTATAAATCTGATTGGAATAATCGTCAATATGTAAAAATCGACAGGTATTTTGCTTCTAGTCAGACATGTTCTTGTTGTGGTTATGTTAATAAAGAAACAAAAAATCTCGGAGTTCGAGAATGGGCATGTCCTCAATGTGGAATTGTTCATGATAGAGATGTAAACGCTGCGATTAATATTCTTAATGAGGGATTGAGATTATTGGATGTTGCATAAATAGTATTTAGTACGGCAGGAATTGTCGGAATTTACGCTTGTGGAGTTAGTAGGTTACGAGGACGATGAAACAAGAAGCCCAGCGAGCTTTAGCTTGTGTGTAGTTCACTGGTACGAAAAAGAACGCCATTGGTTATGGTTTCAACAGAAAGAAACTTATAACAAGATTTATATTCCAAATGGAAGTATATCAGAAGAATATTCGGTTGATTTGGAATAAGAATAAAAACTAATGAATTTAATTTTTCATTTGCTTTTTGTCGAAGTAGAGAATAAACAACCAGGAGGTGAAAGTCAAAATGAAAATATCTGAATTACAGGCAGTTTGTAAGTACGATGACAGTGAAATGGAAGAAGTTAAAAACTGCCATCCAAAACAGATTGCAAGTGAAGTAATTCCTATTCCAACTTGGAAGATTAAATATAAGTATACAACTGCTCGTGGAAATCCAAAAGAAGCAGTAAAGTATATGTTCTTAGATAAGAATACCTGGGATTCTGTCGATCAGGAATTCATGAATTATATAAAAGAACTTAATGAAAAACATCCGGAAAGAATAGCATCAAACGTAGAAATTCTTGATGCAGTTTATTTCGGAAAACTTTATTTAGAACTTGAATAATAAATATTTTTCAATTGTAATCAAATCCCTGCAATCAGGGTTGTATAGCGAGATGGCTTGTATTACCCAAGCAGCATAGCGACATAAGGTTAAAACGTAAAATCTTACACCATGACCTAAAATAATTGGTTTCTAAGCATAAGATAAACTCCTTTAGCTAATTGGTAAAATCCAAAAGTTAAAGGAAGATTACAATTGAATCCGATATATAACGAATATATCAAATTTTTAAGAGACACTTCTAGTGAAGAATTACCTTATTTAAAAGAAGGATTCTTTTGGCTTGATAAACAGATTATAAAAGGCTTTGATAGTCAACTTGTAGAACATAAATTTTACAGAGTTAAAGCATCAGATAACCTAGAAAAAGTAGAAATTCTAAAATTAAAATCTTATGAAGATCCATCTGAAGTAGACCTAATAGATTGGAGAACAATGGTTAATCTTAAAGAAAATCATTTGAGAGAAATTGAACATGAAGCTTTATGCCTAACACGTGAAAAGATCAAAGATTATGATGCATATATTCCAATAATACCTGTTTCTATGGGTAAAGATTCTATGGTTACATGTCATTTAGTTCGACAACTATATCCAAACACAAAAGCAATATTTAATAATACATCACTTGATTGTGCTGACACATATAAGATGGTTAAACAGTTCCCGAATTGTAAAATCATGAATCCAGACAAAGGGTTTTATCAATATGTGAAATCTGACTCTATGATCCCGTCAAGATTTTCAAGATTCTGCTGTAGAATTTTTAAAGTTGGAGTTATGGTTTCTCAGCTCGATAATAAACATCCGTATTTGATTTTTATGGGAATGAGAAATGAGGAATCAAACACAAGAAGCAACTACCAAGACGAATGGATTAATATTTCCGAATGGGGAGACACATGTTGGCAAGGAATACTTCCTATTAGAAAGTGGACGGAATTAGATGTTTGGCTTTATACATTTTGGAGAGATATTGAAGTTAATTCGAAATATAAAAAAGGATATTCAAGAGTTGGATGCCATTGTGCTTGTCCGTACTATGCGAAGTCAACATGGATTCTTGATAAATATTGGTATCCAAAAGCATATAAAAGATGGAGAGATATTCTAAGAGAAGATTTTATTAACAATCAGAAATGGCTAATTATGAATTGTACACTCGAAGAGTATCTTACTCAAGCCTGGAATGGTGGAACTTTTAGGAGTGAACCAACACAAGAAGTGATTGATGAATTTGTAAAGTATACAGGAATTGATAAACAGATTGCGCTGCAATATTTTAATAAGAAATGTTGTGAGTGCAATAAGAGAATAAAACATAAGGAAGTTCTTTCAATGAACTTAAAAATACATGGAAGACAAGTTAATAAATTCTATTGTAAGAAATGTTTGATGAAAGAATTCGATTGGACAAAAGAAGATTGGGACAAGCAGGTGGAGTCGTTTAAGGATCAAGGTTGTGCGTTGTTCTAGGTTTTATTGGTAGAAAGGTGGTGAAAAGTAGTGCATCCGAGTGAGTTTTTTAAGAATTGTTCTCTAAGGACAGGAATTGATGTATTTGAAATATATGATACAGATTTAAAAGAAAAATTAAAAAGTGTACATCCAAAGAACTTCCTGAAAACGAAAATTACATTGCCAGTATACAAAGTCAATTTGTCTTATCTTACAGAAAAATGAAATTACAAAACAGTTGACAGATATGCAGTAATGGATTCAAGTGCAGATGATGAGTATTTTGATTTCTGGCTCGATATGTTTATGAGAGATTATAATAATGACAATCCAGACCACAAGATGATAAATTGTGAAATAAACAGTATTGAAAGACTTTGCGAAGCTGTACTACCAATTGGTTAGCTTTTCATCATATGTATTTAATACCTTTGTGCAGCAAAGGTTGTCACGATGATTTATAGAAGACGGATCATTGGTTAATATAAATCGAAAAAGCAATGTGATAGTGACGTAAAAAGACACTCACGAAGTATGGCTTTACCTCATTGAAATGAAATAATTTTCAGTGAGGAAAGTACATATTGGTACAGAAAGCTAATACAATTGAGGAACTATTAAACGGTTGTCCGGTTAATCAGACGATTTGCGATAACTTGATTCGTGCATGGGCGATTATTAATAATAGTAAATATAAAAATATTCTATGTAGCATTTCAGGTGGTTCTGACAGTGATGTAATGTTGGATATCGTTTGGAGATGCGACAAAGATAATAAAGTTACATATATATGGTTTGATACAGGTCTTGAGTATCAAGCCACAAAAGATCATTTGAAATATCTTGAAGAAAAATATGATATTACATTTTATTCTTATAAAGCTATAAAACCTATTCCTACATCTTGTAAGGAATATGGACAACCATTCTTATCAAAACAAGTCAGTGAATTTATCCAAAGATTACAAAAACATAATTTCCAATGGGAAGATGAAGACTTTGATACATTATATAAAAAGTATCCAAAATGCAAATCTGCATTGGAGTGGTGGTGTTGTAACAAAGGTGATAAAAGTTGTTTCAATATTACAAGAAATAAATGGCTAAAAGAATTTATGCTTGCAAATCCTCCGACATTTAACATTTCAAATAAATGTTGCAAGTACGCTAAGAAAGACGTAGCTCATAATGTTGTGAAGTGTGGAATAGATGATAAATTATTCGACTTACAAATAATAGGAGTAAGGAAAGCTGAAGGTGGTGCAAGAGCAACTGCATACAAATCCTGCTTCGATGATAATAGCGAAATTGACAATTATAGACCTCTATTCTGGTATAAAGATTCAGACAAAGAAGATTACGAAAAAGCATATGGAATTATACATAGCAAATGTTATACGGAATATAGACTAAAACGCACAGGATGTTGTGGCTGTCCTTATGGAAGAGATTTTGAATACGAATTAGATGTGATTGAGAAGTATGAACCTAAATTGTATAAAGCAGTAACAAATATCTTCAATGATTCTTATGAATATACAAGGAAGTATGTAGAATTTAGAAAAATGATGGATGAGAAGGAGAGAATAAAATAATGAAGATTAAAAACCTTAAAGACGTAGAAACATTTCTCAATGTAGTAAATGAATGTAAAGGCGATGTAACTCTTACATCACAGTATGGAGATAAATTCAATCTTAAATCTGCATTGACACAGTATGTAGCTATCGCAGCGTTAGTCGGAGAGCATGGTGATGAACTTGAGCTGTGGTGTTCCGATAAGGAAGATGAGATGAAATTTCTCAAGATGTTTGATGAGAATCCAGAGATGGTATAGATAATAATACTGGCTCTCGTAATGGGAGTCAGTTAATTAAAAGGAGAGAATTATGTACGAAATAAAAACAGGAACGTTATTCTTTCAAGATAAAAATGGTAACAATGTTCTTGCATTAAATAATGTAAATGAACTTGAACTAACTCCAAATGTAACTGAAGAAAAAGATATTCTTGGAAATGTAGAGAATATTAAAAGAGGCGAAACAACATTGTCGTTCACTAATATTACCAATAAAGAAGATCTGTTCGAAGTGTTAGGGGTTGATACATCTAATGTTCCAGACGCATACAGTATTCTACTTACAAAACCGATCCAGAGACGAAAACATAAGAAGAAAAGAATCAATAAAAAGTGGTTAAAGAAATATGGATATAAATTGTTAGTAGATTATAAAGACAATTGGAGAATAAAGTCATATAAAGATGGAACGTATGAATTCGTAAAGGAGAATAATTATGATGGAATTTAATATTAATTTCGAAGAATTGGAACACATGGATTTAGAAGAAGCCAAGGAAATCGTAAGTCATTTTGATAACGAAGATTGGTACGAAGAACTTGGAGCGATAATTGATGGTGTTGAATATGGATTAGATATTGTAGATGAGGGTGGTTGGGATGACCAAGGAAAGTATCAGTACAAAGATGTAACAGGTATTTTGTGTGAAATTTTAGAAGATGGTTCTGTTAGTAAGTATGATATTGCAGTCACACAATATATCACAAGATGTGGTTCTTACTTCTCTGAATATAACTATGAGTACGCACCATTACAGGTTGATCAGTTAGTGCAGAAAGTAATTCCGAAGCAGATTATTCCAGAGAGAACGGTGGTTACTTTTGCAGATAAGGAGAATAATTAATATGAGAATCATTAGCCAGGATAAAACAATAGACGTTCCTTATGACAATGTTGTGCTTACAATTGAGCCAACAAGTTTTAAAGGAAGTGACGATGTAGATATCTATGCTAAATATTATGGCGAACGATATCACATGGCTACATATGAAAGTATGGATAGAGCTGTTAGTGTTGTGAAAGATATCTACAGTTCATTTGATAATAAGAAATATTATACTATGTACACAATATAATTAGATGGGCTGTGTGGTAGTCAAATATTGCGCAGCTATTCATAGATATGGAGAGAATAATAATTATGACAAACCAAACAGAAGATTATTTGTCACTCAAACCACTTGCGGAAAGATTCCAAAAAGCTGCGAGCAGAATCACAGATGAAGAATTGGATTATATTATTAAATCAAAGATTGAAGAACAGATTGAGAAACAGATTGATTTTAGTTCTTTTGGAACAGCAATAGAAGAAGTAATTGAGAATTGGTTTGAAGATAATGAGAACTGTAACTTTATTTTAGACACATTAAGAGAAAGTATAGAAAGGAGATTAAGCTAATGACCACAGAAGAAATGAACCAGAGAACATTGTTCCTCATTAAAAATATTATTGAGAATGGATTTGATCTTATCGAAAATCCGGAAGATTATGAAGAATATGGATTTAACGCTTGGCAGGTTTTAGCTAAAATCAGTGGAATTCTTGTTGCATTGAATGAATTTAAAGAAAAAGATATAAAGAAAAATTCTTGCGAATCTGTGATTACAGATGAAAATCAAACTATAGGAAGATTAGCTAATGACATTGCAGTTGCAATCAAGCGTTATAACAGTATGTTACATACATCCGATGGTAGAAGAATTGACGAGTGTAAAACTGTAAATGATGAATATATTTACGAATTTGTGAGGTAATAAGTTATGAAGATACAAATTAGAAGATGTGTGTTTGAGACTAATTCATCAAGCCAGCATTCTCTTTGTGTGATGAAAATAGATGAATATTATACACCAGAAGAAATATCTAAGAATTTCTTTTTATGGAATAATAAAGACACTGGTGAAGAAAAGTGTGAATGGCATATTCGGGATGGAGATTTAGAGTTTGGCAGAAGTCCTTTCAGAGTATTATGTAATTTTCATGATAAATGGTTATATGCTTGTGCTTCATTAGTAAGAGAATATAATGATGAGACATATAAAGAATTAGAATCAATTGCATTAAAACATGTTCCAGGACTTAAAAAGGTTGTTATTCCTATGGTTTCGGATTCATTTGCTGATAAAAACCATTCAGAAAATAAAGATAATGATTATGCACAGGAATATGGTAAAACAGAGGACGAGTTTAATGAGTGGCTTGAACAGAAAGAAAAGGATTGGGGAATAGATACTATCACATATTGGGAAAGTGATAATGGATATTTTCATTTTGAAAAACCTTTTACAGGATACGTTGATGAAAACATATTAAGTGGGTTTCTTGATGAAGAGAATATATCATTAGAGGAATACTTAACCAATAGAAAGTATGTTGTCATTCAGGATGGTGATGAATACAACGAGTTTGGTAACTTTAAAAGAAGTGGTTTGATTAATTTAGATGTGATTGATCACGAATATCCAAAAGAATATTAAGGAGTAAATATTATGAAGAAACAGATTAGACGTGGAACTTTTGAGACTAATTCATCGAGCTGTCATTCGATTACAATGTGTATGGAATCAGATTATGACAGATGGAGAGACGAAGGACTTTTGCTATATATGGGTTTGGGATGTGGTTATGCTAAAAACAATAAACCTGAAGAGAATCATTTCTACACAAGAGACGAAGCCATTTCTTTTGAAAAAACATCAAAATATAACGACAATGTGGATTGGAATAATAGGAATGAAGTAAATGATATTCTCAATGATAATGGATTTTTTACTTATGATTATTTTTGGGATGATTATTGTGAATATTATGAATGTTACGAAGAAACAATGACGACTCCAAATGGTGAGAACGTTATAGCTTTTGGATATTATGGACATGATTGATTAGGAGAGGTAATAAAGAATGGAATTATTAGGAAGATACAGAAATGGAAACTATGTTACGACTATCTTGAGTGATGGGACGAGAATCAGAGAAACAAATGACGATGAATTTATTCCAGACCATGCAGAAAACATGGATATTAAAATCACGAATTGTTGTTCGATGTCTTGTCCATTTTGTCATGAAGGATCAAGTCCAAATGGCAAGCATGGAGATATTTTAAATGAAAAGTTTGTTGATACTTTGTATCCGTTTCAAGAGTGTGCGATCGGTGGTGGGAACATACTTGAGCATCCTGATTTAATTCCATTCTTAGAAAAGCTTAAAGAAAAGAAAGTCATTACTAATATCACAGTAAACCAGATTCACTTTGAGAAAGAACAGGAATTAATCAAAAAACTTGTAGATGAGAAACTTATCTATGGACTTGGCGTATCTCTTGTAAAATCAACAGACAAATTTATTAATCTTATAAGGCAGTATCCTAATGCAGTTGTTCATGTAATCAATGGAGTATTAAATGAATCTGATGTAAAAGCTATGGAGAATAATAACTTGAAGATGCTTATCTTAGGATACAAACATCTTAGAAGAGGTAATGAATACTTTGAACACGAGAGAGAAAGAATTGAATCAAATCAGAATTGGTTATATGAGAACTTGGATGATATTACATGTAAGTTTAAAGTAGTTAGTTTTGATAATCTAGCAATCGAGCAGCTTAATGTCAAGAGATTGATGTCAGATAAAGAATGGGATGAATTCTATCAAGGCGATGATGGAAGTTCTACATATTACATTGACATGGTAGAGCGTAAATTTGCAAGAAGTTCAACAGCACCATTTGATAAGAGATATGATTTGTTGGATTCTGTGGATGATATGTTTGAAGTGATTCGGAACGAGAATAATTAAATAGAATCTATTTGACACACTAGGAAAAATCAATTTATGAAAATATTAAAAAAATGGAGTAAAACGATAGAATGTGACGCATGTAAGTGTGAGCTTGAATATGGAATTGAAGATTTAAAGTCCAAAACAAGATATACATATTCAACTGAATGTGACAATGAATTATACATTGAGAATACAGAAGAGTTTGCTTATATAATCTGTCCGTATTGTCAAAATAAAATAATAGTAAATAAAACAATTATTCCATATGAAAAAGGAAACAAAGAAGAATTTTATAATGAAAAGGAGAATAAGAATATGATGAATAATTTATTGAATGGAATGTTTGGGAAAGTTGGTAATGGAATGTGCAGACTGTCAATGAATGGCAATATTGCAGTAAAAACATCTAACGGATATAAAACATATAATTTAAAGACCGGAAGACTCACAAATTGCGATAGCTTTGTATTTAATATTGGAGAGGAATTTTTCTTTGTGATTCCTACGAATAAAGTTTCAGAAGGAGACATCATCCTTGTAAACGGAAAGCCAAAATGTGTTATTGAAGCAGAGAAAAATAAAATTACTGTAATAAACTACGAAGACTCCACGATTGACACAATTCTTCCGGAAAGACATGTGTTTATGGGTAATACATATTTCTATGGAAAGATTGTTTCAATGTTTGGAAATGATGTAGTAAAAGGCAAAAAAGGTAAAAACAATATCTTTAAATATATGATGCTTTCTCAGATGATGAATGGAAACGATAGCAATGCAATGGGTGTGGCTAATTCAAACAATAATATGAGTGCAATGTTACCATTTATGATGATGGGTGGAAATGTGGGCGAAATGTTTGACGGTATGTTTGATTTTGACATGAATGACGGAGACGAAGTAGAGAATACAGAAGAGGAGGATGCATAATATGGGATGCGGATCATGGACAAGCGATAGTTTTAAGAGTTATTCAAAATCAGTAGGAAGGTCGGTTTCTAAGTCAGGAGTTATCGATTCTGATTATAGCAATCAGGAAATGTTTAAAGCAAGACATCTTGACTCAGCACTTGATCCTAAAAATGTTGTTAGAGAGTGTTGCGATTCAGAAGAACATCCAAATACTTTACCAGTTATTTTAGCGTTAGATGTTACTGGAAGCATGGGAGATGCAGCTGTTGAAATTGCTAAAAAGTTAAATGTAATTATGACAAAACTTTATAAAGACGTAAAAGATGTGGAATTTATGATTATGGGAATCGGAGATTTGGCATATGACGATTGCCCAATTCAGGTTTCTCAATTTGAGTCAGATATTCGTATTGCCGAACAGTTGGATAAAATTTACTTCGAATTTGGTGGAGGTGGAAATGGCTTTGAATCATATACAGCTGCATGGTATTTTGGTTCACGTCATACAAAACTGGATTGCTTAAAACGTGGTAGAAAAGGAATCATCATTACTATGGGAGACGAACAACTTAACCCATATCTTCCATTAAGAGGCAGAAGAAGTGGATTAATTAAGGCAACTGGCGACAATCTTCAGGCAGATGTAGAAACAAAAGATTTGTATGATGAAGCTTCTAAGAAATTTAATATTTACCATTTAGATGTGAATCATTATCATAGATGGGACGAAGATGAAGTTGAAAAATCTTATAATGAGTATCTTGATGATACTCATTTTAGAAAAGTAACTATAGACAATATTGCAAATGAGATTGTAGATATTATCATCAATGAAGCAGAGAATAATACAGCAGATACAGTTACAACACCTTCTAATTCAGAAGAAATAACTTGGTAAAATAAGGAGAATTATAAAAGATGAAAGACATTAAGATTGTGATTGGTGCAAACTGGGGAGATGAAGGAAAAGGCTTAATGACAGATTATTTTTCACAAAAACCAAATAGTATTGTGGTTTGCTCAAACGGTGGTGCACAAAGAGGACACACTGTAGTTGCTCCGAATAAGATCAGACATGTCTTTCATCATTTTGGATCTGGAACTTTTAATGGGGCAAGTACATATCTATCAGAAGATTTTATCTGCAATCCGATTATTTTTAGACAAGAATATAGTGAACTAAAACATTTAGGATATTATCCAAACATCTACATAAATCAAAACTGTATGGTAACAACTCCATATGATATGATGGCTAATCAAATTATTGAAGAAAATCGTGGAAAGAACAAGCATGGAAGTTGTGGTCTTGGAATTTATGAGACAATCAAAAGATATAAAGCCGGAGTAACTACTTTGTATGTATCCGATTATATCCGAGATTATTACTTAAAGATTTTCGACAGAGAAGGAATTGTCTTAACTAAGAAATGGGAAGATTTGTTTAATGATTCAGGAATTTACGATCATTATTTAGAAGATTGGGATTTTATGAACGAAGTAGCAACAACAATTTCTGATGAATGTTTTCTCAATGAGTACGAGAATATAGTATTTGAAGCTGCACAAGGTCTTTTACTTGATCAAAATAATTTGAAATATTATCCACATCTTACACCTTCTAACACAGGAATAAAAAATCCAAAGAAAATAATTGAAAATGTGAAATGGAATGATGATATTAACATTGAGACATGTTATGTGTCAAGGACATATCTAACAAGACATGGAGCAGGTAATTTTCCTACAGAATGTCGCAAGAATCGAATCAATAAGTCAATGTATGATAAGACAAATGTTCCGAACCAATTCCAGGACACATTAAGATATGGAATGCTTGATTTGAAAGACCTATATATTCGATGTGTTACAGACGTAATGAATTTTGGAGATAAGAAATCAATTGCTATAACACATTGTAATGAATATAAAATTGATGTTGAGGAATTAGAAGATATCTTTGAAGGATGGAATATTTACTATTCTGATGGAGAAACGCACGATGATATATATAGAATAAATAATTAATGAAAGCCGTGTTTCATTAGTGGAGGTGATAGGCGTGGATCAGCTAAATAAAATAGATTACATGATTAAGTCATTATATCTTGCGAAAGATGAGATTAAATACGCACAAGAATATAACTTGCGAAAAGAAAATGATAGAACAATGGGACGTGATTTCTATTCAAGTTATGGGGATAATCATAGAACTCCGAACGGAACAATAATTAGAGAGTCGCTGAAAATGGTGTCAAGAATTGCAGCGCAGGTTGCAAATGAATGTATATTAACTAACTATTGTGACGAAGTATTTAAAGAGGATGGTAAAGTATGAGTAAATCAGTATTAGTTATGGACACGCCAGAAACATGTTTGGATTGTATGTTTTGTTTCGAGCGAAATGAAGGTGTAGAGGCTCATTGCTCGGTTGTGTCTGGGGATGAATATAGTGGGTTCTTTAGAACTATAGATTGTGAAGATGGTTATTGTCAGGGTAAACCAGATTGGTGTCCGTTAAAAGAAGTTCCTGAAGAAGAACATAATAAATATTGTTTTGACGAATACTGTGACGGTTATGACGATGGTTGGAATACATTTCGAAGTAGAATCTTAGGAGAAAATAAAGATGTATAGATATATTGCAGATTTACATATTGGATGCACAAACTCTTTTGAACATCGTACATTGGAGCATGATGAGATTCTTGTGAAGAACTGGAATTCTGTTGTTAATAATAATGACACGACATTTATTCTAGGTGATATTGGCAGATGCGGAAATAACAAAGATAATGAATATTTGTGTTCTGTTATTTCAAGACTCAAATCTAAAAAAATTTTATTGGTTGGAAATCATGACGAGTCAGGATTGAAAGATTATAGAGTAAAACAGTTATTTGAATCAGTTGTTGATTATTTTGAACTTACTGATAATTACAATGGAATCAATCAAAAACTTGTGCTTTCACATTATCCTATCTTCTCGTGGAATGGTTGTTACAAAGATACAGTTCTTCTTTATGGTCACACACATGGCAACTTCGATGATGTCATCTATCAGGAATCCCTGGAAAAACTCAGATATAAGGTAAGACAATTAAATACGGAGAATAAAGAAGTGAAGAAGTTTAAGAATCTTCCTTATGCTTATAATGTTGGTGCAATGATGGATTGGATCAATTATTGCCCTAGAACATGGGAAGAGATTAAAGATCGAATATTTTTGAGAAAGGTTGAAGGGTAAAATGAACAAAGTATATGTTGTTACATCTGGAGTATATTCAGATTACGCAATTAGCAGGGTGCTTGACAATCGTGAGGATGCAGAAAAATATATTTGTTTACACAACAATGACGATTATTGGAATATGCGTATAGAAGAATATGATATTTACAAAAATGCAGAATTAAAAAATATAAAAGTTCATTATGGTATTTCTTTTATTATGCGTGAAAATAAAATCAATTCTTTTGACATTATATACGACAACAAGCCTATTGAAACAAATATTAATGAATCTAAACATAACTATACAAAAAGTTATTATGGTACATTGCCGTTATCCAATAGAAATATTTTTAAAGATAAGGATGCTGTAAAGAAAATCGTATATGATGCGGTCGCAAAATTTAAAGCTGAAGAAGCTGGAATCTGTTAGGAGAATTATGTTTGAGAGAATTATAAAATCAGAACCATTCAAGAGTGCAGCTAGAAAAACTGGTAATGTGGTCAAAGTAACATTATTAGTATATTTTGTTCCTATTATTATATCTGTTGCGCTGATCCCAGTGATACATGAATGGTTTTTGATCTTATTTGTTGTTATGTATTTATTGACTTATCCATTTTCGAGATGGTTAATTAAGTTGCTAGAAGAGGGGAAGTTGTAATGTCCTATGAAAATTGAGAAGTGTCATTTTGTTAAAAGTGAAGCTCTATCTGTCAATGGAAATATCCATTTTGATTGTAATTTTGCATTTTGTGGAAGACCTTATATTCATTTAAATGCTTATTATGGATGGAAAGATTATCAAATTGGTGTAGGAATTCGTGATAATGATGACTTTGACATTGGTTGTGTCTACACAGCAGAAAACGAAGAACAGTTTTTCAATGTTCTACATGAACTGATCAATTGGATGAATGACTTAGAACATGGTGTATGTTTTTGGGAAGAATTTGTAGATGATATTAAAGGATTCTTTCCAGAGTTAGGATGTGAAAAAAGATATTAGTTTGGAGTGAAAAAGAGATGGAAAGGGTAAAGAGTAAAAGCAATTCTCTGGAAAACGTTGTTGGTTATGGTGACAAAGTTCATGATAGCGTAGATTTTGATTGGATTAAAAAATTATCAGATAAAATGCAAAAGACAGTTAATGAACTCGCAGAAGCTATCGAATTAGCTAGTAATGGAGAATAAAATATGGTAGTTAGTTTTAGCAGAAACATCTTTTTGCAGTTGTATTGCAGAATTGAAAATAAAATCATAAACATAGACGGTAAAAGATGGAGAAATGGCAGACATAAATGTAGATGTCATGTATGTGGCAAGGTTTTGGATTCTAAGAAAGACAAGTATAGTCCAAAAGAATGCGGTTGGATGAGATTAAAAGACAGGAAAATTTACGATCCGTGGATTTGTCATTCATGTTTGGAACATTACAAACATGGCAAATGGAACGTTTTAGATAATTGTAGTAATGCTGGTGTATATTGTTCTGAATGCGGAAAGAAAGTGTACAGGTCTGATTATGCAAATCAGAAAGTAAAATCAAACTTCTGTCCGAATTGTGGGGCAAAAATGGATGTGAATTGATTGGAGTGATAATGATGGAGGTTAAAGAGGCAATTAGTCTTCTTAAGGGCATTCAAAGTCCTTTACAAGATTATGCAGAATTGATCGGCGCACCGTATTGGGCTTATGGAAAACAGTATGTTTATCCAGACCCTGAAGATTATGCTATTGAAGAAGCAATTTCTGCGTTAGAAAAAGAAGAACGATATAAATGGCATGATTTAAAAAACAATCCAAATGATTTACCGGAAGTATTTGTAGACTATGAAACTGAGAATGGTAAGTTCTCAGATAAAATTCTGGTAAAAACAGATAAATATGACACGTTAATGGTTGCTTATATGAATATAAGCACAGGTAGATGGTTTAATGCATTGAATGAAGATGAATACTTTTACGAAGAATATGGAAATGTGGTTAAGTGGAAGTATATTGACTATGAATAAGAAGGTGATATATTATGGGAAACCCTAGATGGTCTTATGATGACATAGTGAGAGAAGCAGATAGAATTATTACAGAAAGTATGAAAGTAGATAAAGATACTCCAGTAGAAGACTTGGAATTAAGATTAAAAGCTTGCGATCACGACAATAACTTCTATTTCAATTGTGGGTTTGCAGCGTCAAACGTAGCAAGTAATATTTGTATGAATGGTAGTTGTGATGAAATAAATGCAATGATTGGTGGCTTAAGTATGTTTGCGGATTTAATCGGATTGGAAGATGAATGAAAACAATATTTCAAGTGGAGAATAAATAATATGTAGTATATCAAAGGAGGAATTTTATGGCAGTACGTGACGATTTAGGAAATCGTATGAAAGAATATTATGAAAATATACCAAAAACAAAATTAATGAGAAGATGCCCGGTTATATTGAGAATTGACGGAAAGGCATTTCATACATTTGCGAGAGGTCTCCAGAAACCGTTTGATGAAGTTTTAGTCAAAACAATGCAGGAAACAATGAAATACTTATGCGAGAACATTCAAGGTTGCGTGCTTGGTTATACACAGTCAGACGAAATAACATTAGTATTAGTCGATTATAAGAAAATTACATCTCAGGCATGGTTCGATTACGAAGTTCAGAAAATGTGTAGTATCGCAGCAAGTATGACTACAATGGCATTTAATAAGTTTTTCAGAGATAATGTTGGTGATTATTTATATGAGAATTATGACGAGCAATATTTGGCTGATTATATTGAAACTTTACAGAATGCAGTTGACAAAGGTGCGATGTTCGATTGTAGATGTTTTAATATTCCAAAAGAAGAAGTAACAAACTGTATCTATTGGCGACAACTTGACGCTTCTCGTAATTCAATTCAAATGGTAGGACAAGCTAATTTTTCACATAAAGAACTTCAAAACAAATCCTGCAATGATATTCAAGACATGCTTATGGTTCAAAAAGGAATTAATTGGAATGATTTGCCGATATATCAAAAACGTGGATCTTGTTGTGTTAGAAATCATATGATTTCAGAACCATACGGTAATCGTATGTTAGATGAAACCGCAGGTGAAAACGAATGGATTATTGATAAAGATATTCCAATCTTCAAAGGTGAAGGTAGAAAATATATTGACGATCTTGTTTTCGTAGGAGAATAAATAGATGAGGACATACGAATTACAACAGCATGACGTAATTTCTTACAAACCTCCACAACCACACAAACAAAAGTATAAGATTGGAAAATATATTTCTGTTTACGAATTAGTTAAAACAACATCTGGTTCACCTGCTTTAAGGTTGGAAAGAGATAAAAATGAAGACAAAATGCTTAGAGTTAATGGAATAAAATATGTAAAATTTCCGTGGTGGAAGTTTTGGAAGAAAAGAAAATATGTTGCTAAATATTATCTAGAGGTTATGTGGGGAAATAGATGAATAAAGAAAATTTAATTCCGGATGCTACATATTCTTCCGAAGATGTTGGAAAAGCATTAAAACTAATTGTAAAAAGACTGAATGAAAGAAAAAATGAAAAAATAGAAATTTCGCACATATGTAGTACGTGTAAACACAGATGTACAGAAACGTATTTTACGCAGGATTGGATGGTTGAAAAAGTTTGGCATAATTGGTGTGGTCTTGATAAAAAATACATGGAAACAGAATATGGGCATGGCAATAACGAACATTTTTCAGAACCTTGTGAGCATTGGGAAATATCAGATTATTATAAAGAAAAGGAATAAATAGATATGAACAAAAGACAGAAAAAGAAATTTATCAAGAAAAACATGATTAAGTTGAGAAAGGTTCATCCAGACGAAGGCGATGTAGTTATTCTTCAGTTTGATCCTGACAATGAATATATGAGTATTGGTACTGTTCTTGAGTTCTACGAAGCATGGGAAGGTACTGGGATTTTTGATAGATGTGGTACTGCTATTGTTCCATGTAATGTAAAAGTTTTGGACAAAGAAGCTGCTCAAAAATATTGTGATGCTTTACAGAGAGCAATTGATAAGATGGAGGAGTAGAAAATGATTAAAAAATATTGTGATATTTGTGGCAAAGAAGCTTCAACAAATAAATATTGTCTTCCTGTTAAGAAAGATACTTATGCAAGAGACAGATACGGCAACCCTCTAATTAAAACAAAAACTATAGGTTCTGAGGAGAAAGATGTGTGTCTAAATTGTGCAAGAAAAATACAGTTTCTAATTGGTTGCGTTTTACCAATGATGGACGAGGATACTTCAATTATATTTGAATCACCGAAATCAGGTAAATCGTTTCGCATTGGACATATAGGGGTTTAATTATGATAAAAATTATTGAAAAAGGAACAAGACATAAAATACGCTGTAAAGATTGTGGATGTTTGTTTTCTTTTGACGATGAAGATATGAATATTCGTACTGGAATTGGTATATGCGGAATGGAAATACGTGAGAAGCATTATAAAACTATCGTTTGTCCACAGTGCAATAATGAAATTGTGTTAGATTCTGATAATTAGTGATTGAAAGTTTTGTTTCATTTAGAAAAGGAGAATATCATTGAAGAAAACAAAAATTATTAGTGCATTTCCTGCTTGTGGTAAGACATATGCTTTTAAAAAATTAAACGAAAAAGGTTATAAGATTCTTGATAGCGATAGCAGTCAGTTCAGTTGGTGTTATGATTATAATCCAACCAATTCAGATAAAATTGAAAAGTATCGTAATCTAGAATTTCCAAGTAATTATATTCAGCATATTAAGGAGAATATTGGAAAAGCTGAATATATTTTCGTAAGCAGCCACAAAGAAGTAAGAGATGCCCTGATTGAAAACAACATTCATTTTACATTGGTTTATCCAGATAGAAGCATGAAAGCAGAGTGGATCGGCAGACTTTTCTTGCGTGGAAGTGGCGAAAAATTCTGTCAGCTTATTGCAAATAATTGGGATAGCTGGATTGATGAGATGGAAGAGATTGAATGCGACAAATTGATTCTTGGAGATAAAGAATCAATTGACAAATATTATTACATTAGTGAATTAGTAGAGAATAAATTAATTTAACACGAGGTGAAATTATGTATAAAAATTGCTGTAGAAAGTGTGGAGGTACATCATTACATACAGAAGTAAAAGGTAACAATACAGGGTTATATTGTGATAATTGTGGAGCATGGCAGCGTTGGCTTGGAAAAGATGAATTGAGAGCATTTGAATATTCGATGAGAAAAGCAACGAAAGAAGAAAAGGACTCTGTAAATAAGTACATTGAAAGCATCTCTAAAGCAACAGGTGTGAATTTTTATGATAAAGAAGATGATGTCGCAAAAATTATCTATGACAACCTGAATTATATGTATTGTGACAATTGTAGATGTAATAGCGAAATTGAAAAAGACAGTTATGAATATGGCTGTGATGATTGTCACAGAAAATATAATGGTTGGGGAATTTCCATGCAGACAAGCAAACGCATTGCAAAAGAAATTCTTGAAAATATTGGAGAATAAGTATGTGTAAGTTACCTAAAACAAGTTGTGATATTCCGATGCCAGAGATTGTAGCAAGCTCACCAAAAACAATTGCAAGAATTAAATTATGTGGCGGAGCAATTATTTTTGATATTACAGAGTATGTGCCATGGAAGAAACCGACCGAAGAACAGATTAAGAATCTGCATGATATGTTGTGTATTGATATTGAGATTTTAGAAGATGGAGAATAGGCATTATGCATGGAAAGATGGTGATGAGTAGATGGAAGTATTAGCAAACACAGAATACCAAGATGTCTACAGAATTGTAGATGGTGTGCTACTTATTGTAAATAAATTTTTATACAAGGATTATTCTAAGAAAACAAAACGTATTGTGAGAGTTAATGATATAAGAAGAGGCAATTGTAAAACATATCATAAAGGCTGTCAGTCTTATCTAAAAGAGCTAAAAAGAGATTATCTTGATAGTTATGCAACAGTAACAATTCCTAAAGGTACAGTTCTGTACCATGGTTATCCAGTAGAACCTATAACCAAACCAGAGAATTATATCTATAAGATCAAAACCACAGGAGATGCATTTAGCGGCGATTATAGTGAAGTAATGGACATGATTAATAATATTCGTGAAGTCATGGATGGCAATGAATTCAAAGATGCTGTATGTTATATCAATACAAAGGATGGTGAAGAATAATGTCTGATTTATATGTATATCTAATTCGTTCAAGAAATAAAGATAACAAAGATATTCCTAGTTTTAAGGAACGTGCAAAAAACTATCTTAGAATATAAAGAAAACGAAGATAGAGTAATCAAAGAATTTCATAAATTTGCAGCAGATGGAGTTCCTGGCGAACAGACAAGATTGTATCGGTCTGTAAATTCTAGAAATGAAGAAAAGATAAGAGAAGAACTTATCATTAGATTGCTTAGAGATAAACCAAGCACGACAAAGCTGAATCGTACATTGGCTTCAGTTGCGCAGCAAGTAGAAAATCGTGATGAGAGCAAGTGGTTATTTGATTTTGACGTAGATGACGAGATTACTGTAAAAGATTTTGTAGATGATATTTATGTTCAGACAGATGCAGATTATCCAATAGAAAAAATTGAACGTCATAAAACTCCGCATGGTTATGCAATTGTAGTTCCACATGGTTTTGATACAAGAAAACTTATGGAAAAATGGAAAGATTATGATATTACATTAAAGAAAGATGAATTTTTGTTTTTAGATATGATTACAAAGGAGTGAAGCGAATTGACGTTTGAAAAAGAATACATGATTATTGCCTACAATCAGATGTAGTGTATGAAAGAATCCTTTCATTGTCATACGAAAAAGATTTATATATATTGTATCCATTGAAGTTATCAGATGAGCAAATTCTTAAAGATAATATTCAGAAGATGCTAAAAGTAATTAGAGAATATATAGAAGAGTCTGAGTTATACAAGAAATGCATTGATAGAGTTGATAAGCTTCATTTCGACTCACAGAAAACAGCAATGATAAACGGAGCGCACAGTCATCAAGAAAAAGCAGACGAACTGGCAGAAATTATGAATGAAGGAATTAGTCCTTATGCTTGGTATTATCATGATGCAATGCAGTATGGGTATGTTGTGTATTTAGACAATATTTAAGGAGAGAACTAACAATGGCAGAAGCAACAAGATTATGTCCTGCATGTAGGACAATTATGAAATCAGCAGCTTATAAAGTTGGAAAACAAGATGGTACTGAAAGATTAGAAAATAAGATTTTTACACCTGATGGTGTTGGTATTATTGGAAAACTTTTGGTATGTCCGAAATGTGGAAGTTTAGCGGTGGTGAAGTGATTATGGAGAAAGTAATTAGATATAAGTGCGATGAATGTGGAGGATTATTTGACGAACCTGAAATGGCATTAGCACATGAAATAAGACACGAAAGAATTGAAAAAGCTAACGAAATGCTTAATGAAGGATACACATTAAAACAAATCAATGATGAGTGTGAGATTTGGGCTTACGTACCAGAACATTTAGAGAATATAAATAAGGACAACTGTTTCAGAATAAGTTATTGGTAATGTTGTGACAAGCCAGCTTATCAAATTATTCGTATTTATTTCGATGGATATGTAAACGTAAGAGGATGTGGTTCGTGGAGTGGATATTATGGTAATCGCCTTAGAATAGATAGTCGCGATTTGAGAGATCCGAGACCGAAAGAAGAGTTGTTTGTAGATCCAAGGTATGAAGAATTGTATGGATGTTATTAGGAGAGTGTTATGAAAATTAGATCAAAAGGTTATTTTGGTAAAAACATTCGATTTACATGCGAACGCTGTAATTGTGAATATGAAGTTGAATCAAAAGAGGATTGGGAAATGAATCAAATTTCAATTCCAGTAGAATATGGTTTCAAAAAGATTCCAGAATACAATGTTATTTGTCCAAAATGTAATTACAAAAAATATTTAGGATATCAGACAACAGATGCGCCGTTCATGGTTAGTGGTATTGTTGATTTGTTATCCGAACGAGAAGATTGGGAAGAAAGATTCCGAGTTACTTTGTAACAGAGAATAATCAAACATGGGGTGATATAAAGTAGTTGTTGTTTAGTCGTTGGAAAAGACATATCAGAAAAGTGTCAATTCAATATGCTTAAAAAGTGTACTAACAAGGCAATTAAGAAAGCAGAGCATGAAGAATTCAGCAAGTGGATTTAAATTTAAAAGGAGATAATAAATGAGTAGTAGTAGTATTTATGGAATAAGAAAAGATTATACAGGAGAAGAAATATTAGAGTATAAAAATTCGTGGTTGTTTTCTCCTATAATTTGGAGTGTCTTGCCAGATAAATATATTCATGATTACATTCAAACACCATTTGGCTTTAAAAAGGGAATTATTGGAATGGATGGAAATGATGTATGGACAAGAACTAACAAAGCCATTAATGAGTGTGATAACACACCTGATAGGATTTGTTGGGAAATGTCAAATCAACAGATTTTTCATACATCTGACAAACAGGTTATTTCAGATTCTATTATGAAATTTTTAAAACAAAATGATACTTATGATGTATCAGAAGAAGATAATATCCCCGTTTTAAAAAGAGAACATATTATTGAAAGATTTACCGAAATAGCAAATGATATTTTGTTAATTGACGAAAATGAATTTCCATATTTTGTTTTTAAAAATACAACAGTTGATGATGGCGTTGAGAGGTGGTTTGAAAAATATGATGAGGAATCTGATGGGTATGTTTCATGTGCAATGTCAGAAAATACAGATGATTTTTATGCAGAATTTGTATTTATCAAAGATAGAAAAATTGACAAATTTGTAAGCAACAAAGATTATCAGTTTGAATAAATTGAAATTTTTCTTTCATTCGGTAGTCATGAATGCTGCATGAAAGAAGCAAATAATTAATTACATATGAAAGGAAAGTAGAGTAATTCTAGATAAAATGCTTACGTAAGCCTTGAAAAATAAGGCAATTTGAGCAATATAAATGAAAGAAAACTTCTACAGATGGACTTAGAGTGTTAAGCCTCTGTGGTGGTGTAGAAACTGGATTATACGCATTACAACAGTTGGGTATACCTGTGAAAGAGTATCATACATATGAGATTCTGCCTGAAGCTATTGCAGTTTCTCAGTACAATTTTCCGTTTGTGGTACATCATTGTGATTTATATGAAGCGAATTTTTAATCAATTCAAAGGATTTGATTTGCTATTGGTATCTACATGCTGTCAAAGTTTAAGCAGGGTAAGAATCGAAAACAAACAAGTCAACAACGGTCTTGAAGGAAAATTAGGTATTTTCTTTAAGGCAATCGAATGTCTTAAGGCAATTCAGCCTAAATATTTCATGTTTGAAAACGTAATACCGAGTAGAGAAGAGGATTTAAATACAATGACAAAGTGTATTGGTGTCGATCCTTTGCTTGTTGACTCTGCAAATTTTAGCGCACAGTCGAGAGAAAGATATTATTGGACAAATATTCCTCTTGGTGAATTGCCTGAAGAATCTCCATTAGTTTTACAAGATATGATGGAGAATAATGTAAATGAGAAATATTTCTATAAAAAAGATTTTGAAGTCATTGATATGAATAAACGTGTTTGTGCGGAATTAAAAGTCAATACGATGGAGATGAACAGACGTATTTATAATCCTGAGTTTAAGTGTTGCACTTTGACCTGCGTAAATGGTGGATATCATATTAAATCTGTCATGGATCATGGCAGACCACAAAAATTGACACCTATTGAATATGAAAGGTTGCAGGGATTGCCCGATGGATATACAGATATAACATTCAATGGAAGAAAATGAGTGATACAAAACGTTATTCAATGATGTGTAATGGTTGGAATGAGCCAACAGTAGATGTGGATATTAAGTGGGTTGAAAAATAATGAAAAAAATTATGCTTTCACATGGTAGTTGCAAATGCCTTGAAAGCAAGCAGTTTTAGAATATTAAGAAAGGTAAAACAGGTAAATTCTAGAATAAAGAGATTGCGCAATCCCCTATAATAAGGGATTTTTATGAATACTGATAAAAGCATAAATTTATTTAAAAAAGATTGGGAACTGGTAAACTTCTGTGAGTTTGATAAGTATGCAACAAAATCATACTGTGCAATTCATGGTGTAGACGAATCATTGAATCTTGGTGATATTACAAAGGTTGATGAAACAAAGCTTAAGCCATTTAATATGATTTGTGGTGGTAGTCCATGTCAGGATTTTTCTGTGGCAGGTAAACAAAAGGGTTCTGTTTGGACTTGCAAAGAATGTGGACATGAATATAATCCATTGACAGTGCATTGGTCTGAACGTGGCAAGTGTCCAAATTGCAGCAGTGAAAATATTGAAAAGACAAGATCATCATTACTTGTTGAATATTTAAGAGTTATCAGAGCAAATAAACCAAACTTTGGAATTTATGAGAATGTAAAGAACATTGTTGGCAGACAGTTTAAAGATACAACATTTAAATTGTTCACTGACGAATTAGAAGAATACGGATATAACGTGTATTGGAAAGTACTCAACGCAAAGAATTATGGCATTCCACAGAATAGAGAACGCGTGTATCTGATTTTTATTAAAAAAGATTTAGACAGCGGTAAGTTTCAATTTCAAAACCGTTTGATAACGGTATTAGATTGAAAGATATGTTAGAAGATGTTGTTGATCAGAAATATTATCTTAGTAAAGAAGTTCAAGATAGATTCAAGCTAACTGATGAGACTTTTACAAAAAATATTATTGGCACAACAAAACCAGAATTTAGAACAATCGGTCAAAGGGATTTGGTATATCAGAAAGATTCCGTGATGGGTGCATTAGTAGCAACAGATTATAAACAGCCAAAACAGATTTTGGACAACGATGTTAAAACAGTTGCAATTCCACAAGCAACTAAGAAAGGGTATATAGAATGTGAAATTGGTGGAGTTGCAGATTTATCATATCCAGATTCTAAAACTAGACGTGGAAGAGTACAAGATGGTGGTAATATTTGTCCAACTTTAACTGCCACAGAGACAGGTGTGTGTAGAATTGAGTCTGTTGAAGACAAGCCTAAAGAAAGATTAGATACCTTTGATGATTCTGATGCAGAATATGGAGATACAATTGACGCATTTAATAAAAAAGTAAACAAATCAGGATGTTCTCCAACATTAACAACAAGACCCGAAGGCTTCAAAACGGCTATTTTACCAGTAACAAATAATTTACGAGTAAGAAAGCTTACTCCGAAAGAGTGCTTCAGACTTATGGGATTTTCAGACAAAGATTTCGATGCAGCACATAATGTAGGTATTTCAAATTCACAATTGTACAAACAAGCCGGAAACTCAATTGTCGTTGATGTTTTATATTACATATTTGTTGAGTTATATAAGGCTATGCCATATCTTTTTAATGATTTGAGGTTAAGCAGCTTCTTCTCAGGCATTGGGGCTTTCGAAGTAGCATTGGATAGATTGTACAAAGGAATTAATTCTGGAAATTTTACAAATTCACAGGCAGATTAAATTCTGCTTGTGACAGAAAAGTTATTATCGAAGATTTTAACAAGAACCGTGATGTGAGAATTTATGAAGATTATTCACCATGTTTACGATCGGAAAGAATTGGATTGAAAGTTGGAATTATAGAAGGAGAGAATAAAATTATGACAATTAAATTTATCAAAGATGTGGTCTTCAAAGATCAGAAAGAAGACAGTGTAAAAATTAAAAAAGGGAAAATTCTTACTGCAAAAGCAGTAACTAACAAAGATGGGAAAGAAGAATATGAGATTACTCATAAGAAAAATACATTCATGATTCCATCTTCTATGAAAGATGTAGTGTTTGAGATTTTATAAGTTTGTTTAGATTCTTTTGGAGAATAAGTAAGTATACAAATAATGATTGAGAGGTATAAACAATGCTTAGTAATGAACAAAAGAATCTGGTAGAAGAAAATTATAATCTAATCTACAAATATGCAAAAGATCATAAGTTGGACATAGAAGAGTTTAGTGGATTGCTTTCTATCGGTTTGTGCAAAGCTGCATTAAATTATGATTCAGATAAAACAAAATTCTCAACATTTGCTTTCAGATGTATGGGAAATGAAGTGAGTAATTATTTGAGGAAGATTAATGCAGGTAAGTATTTAAGACATGATGAAGTGTATTCTATGGAAGCCTTAAATGAAAATGAAAACAGAGCTATAGAAGAGACATTCCTTATGACTTCATCAGAGAATATTGAGAGAGAATACATATTCAAAGCTAAGTTTCAGAAAGAATATGACAATCTGAAAGATCAAGTAAAAAATATTGTTGCTCTCAAATATCGTGGTTACACAAATAATGAGGTTGCAGAAATTATGGATATGAAGGCATCTACTGTAAGCATGGCTTTGAAAAAGTTCAAAGTTGCACTGGTATAAGGAGAGAATATACAAGTGGTGGTGACAAATGAATAATCGACAGAGAAAGAAATGGTTAAAACAGCATAGATTATATGTAAATCCAAAGGAAACATGGAGCTTAGATGTTAATTTAGCCAAGTATATCATTCCAAGATTGAAAAAATTTAAAGAGCTTAACAACGGTTATCCCGGCATAAGTGAAATGGATACACCTGAAAAGTGGGATGAAGCATTAGACAAAATGATCCAAGCATTTGAGTATGTTATAGATTTGGACGAGTATTGGTTAGATGATCCAAGATATGACTATACAGATATTATGTTTGGTAAAAATAAGGAATTTTACGAAAAAATTAAAGAGAATAAAATAACTGAGGATATTCGCAGACTTGCAGCAATTAATGAAGGACTACAGTTGTTTGCTAAATATTATATGAGTTTGTGGTGGTAAGAGAATAAATGGCGAGTTTCCGTTGGAGAATGTTTCTTAGGAGGTAATGAAATGAGTAAGAAAAGTAACAAATCAAGATATAAGGGGTTGAGATTTAATTACAAGATAGATGGAAAAGTATTAATGGATAAATATCAAACGATTGATGATTTTCTATCAACAGAATTTCCTAAGAACAATAATCCATTGTCACCTACTCTTAATACAGAGATTACAGGAATTAAATGGAATGGCAGCACTATTTCTATTTCCAACAAAATTCACACAGTAAAGGATTTGACTGACTTATTAAGCAAAGAAAATGTAGAAAACATTTTTATTTCAAATAGAGATGTTAGGTTGCATAAGATTAAACCAAAACATGACGATCTTATCAGAAAGTCCACATATTCCATAGAATATGTACACAGTAAGGTTAAAGATGTCTTGTTTGAAAAAGACAAGCGAAATGCAAAAGTCGATTTTGATGGAGATTTGATTAAAGGTAATAGTCAACGATATCAGACATTTTTTACAAAAGGCTGTAAATGTTCAGTTTGTGGAATTGAAGGACAATATTTTGCAAAAGAAAGACATTTACAGGATAAAATTTATCATCTGAATTTGTATGCAGTTGATGATAATGGTGATGAAATTTTAATGACAAAAGATCATATTTTACCACGTTCAAAAGGTGGTATTAATGATATTAGTAACTATCAAACGATGTGTAAGCTTTGTAATGAAGCAAAAGGTAACAAATTAGAAAATTAAATAAGAAAGGAAAGAATAGAAAAGTTCCTATAGGATAAAGTGCGCACTACTTACTAAGGTAAGAGGAACTTGGAAAATAAAGAAAGAGCATTAGCACACGTAGAAAAGATTGAGTGGATCAAGCCGATAGAAGGAGCTGATAATATTGAACTTATTGGAGTTTTGGGGTGGGTTTGTATCGCCAAAAAGAATGAATTTAACGTAGGAGATATGGCTGTTTATATTGAGATTGACAGCAAATGTCCAGAAACAGATGAAAGATTTGCATTTTTAGCAAATAAGAAATTCAAAGTTAAGACTATGAAACTTGGCAAGTTCAAAGTGATTAGTCAGGGACTAGCTTTACCATTGTCACTTTTCCCAGAATTACAGGACAAAAAGATTGGTGATGATGTTACAGAAGCATTAAAAATTACTTATGCTTCAGAAGAGGATGCTGCAAGAAAGACTAATAAGGTTGATCCAAATGCCAAATATAAGTCAATGGCAAAGCGTAGACCAAAAATATTTTCAAATCCAATTGTTAGAATGATTATGAGATATAACATTGGTCGAAAGATTATGTTTATGCTGTTTGGTCGTAAGAAAGATAATCCAAAGAAATTTCCAGATTGGATTGTTAAGACTGATGAGACTAGAATTGAGAACGCACCATTCTATCTTCAGACTACAGAAAAGTGGATTAAAACTGAGAAATGCGATGGAACAAGTTGTACATTTGCCGTTGATAGATTGAAGAAAGGAAAGGACAAATTTGACTTTATTGTATGTAGCAGGAACGTAAGGCAGGCTGATAGAGAACAGGATTGTTATCACGAATCAAATATTTATTTGGAATTAGCCGATAAATATGATATTGAAAAAATTCTCACACAGTTTGCGATAGAGAATAATTATAACAGAGTTGTATTACAAGGTGAAGGTGTTGGTTCAGTTCAGGGTAATCCATATAAATTTACAGAAAATAAGTTGTTTGTATTCAATCTAATTATTGATGGTGTGAGAGTCGGAACAATGGAAATGGATGATTTTTGTAAGAACCACGGTTTAACAAGTGTACCAATTATTGATACGGCTTATGAACTTCCAAAGACTATGGAAGAAATGAAGCTTGAAGCTGATGGATATAGCGAATTAAATCCAAAGGTCAAGAGAGAAGGATTTGTATACAGAACACAGAATGGACAGCAGAGCTTTAAAAATGTAAGTCGTGAGTATTTGTTAAAACATAATGGATAATAGGTGATTATGTAAATTTTATGTTTAAAGGAGATTTTAAATGAATAAACCAACATTATGGGTTATGGTCGGTTTGTATGGAAGTGGTAAATCAAGTGTCGCAAAAGAAATTGCAGAAACAGAAGAGAATACTATTATAGTATCTTCAGATGCAATTAGGGAAGAATTAACTGGTAAAGTAGAAGATCAATCTAAAAATGAAGAAGTATTCAAAGTATTTCACAAAAGAATCCGTGAGGCATTGGAGAATAATACTAATGTAATTGCTGATGCTACAAACATTACAATAAGGTCGAGACGAGCAATTATTGAAAATATTAAAGGTATTGAATGTCGTAAGATTGCTTATCTGATTCCAAGACCATTTGATCAATGTAAGCTTGATAATTTGAACAGGCAACATCCTGTACCTGAAGAAGTATTAGATGGACAGCTTAGAAAATTTCAGATTCCGTTTTATGAGGAAGGCTGGGATCTTATTAAAAGGCGTGACTTCCTTAGAGATGGTGAAATAACAATTCCAGATATATCTTTAAAAATGGGAAATTTTGACCAAAAGAATCCACATCACACTATGAGTTTGCTTGAGCATAGTGATTATACATACAAATTGTTCGCTGACAAAGAATATCCAATGAGTTTTCAATTAGGAGCGGTACTTCATGATGTTGGTAAATTGTATTGTCAAACTTTTGATGAATTTGGAATTGCTCATTACTTTGACCATAATTCGATTGGAAGTTATCTTATTTTGACAAGTCTTGATGAATTCTATCATTATGACATCCTTGATGCTTGTTTTCTTATCAACTATCACATGATGCCTTTTGCTTGGACAACAGAAAAATCTAAGGAACGTTGGAAGAAAAGGTTTGGAGAATATAAATATCAGATGCTTTTGGATTTTCATGAATGCGATAAAGCGAGGTGAGACAAAATGAGATGCAATACAGATCTAGAAACTTGGCTGCATGATTTCGAAGACGATATATTTCGTATCTTGGTTTACAGAAAGCCTGGTCAGTACACGCCATATGAAATGGAGAATAAGTTTAGTGATGAATCTTTATATGTAGACAATGAATACAAGAAAGTATTTATTGAAGATGTAATTGAACTACCGGACAAAGATGTTCTGATTGGATTCAGAGAAGTTCTTGATGTGAATCAAAACGAAGATGGGGAATATGAATGTGAGTTGGCAGATAGTATTGAATATTACAAGTTGTCAGAAATTAAACTTGAATGTTTTAAATGTGATCAAGTGACAGGTGGTGAGTTTTAATGGATGTTTTTCAGAATATTATCTTAATCTTAATGGGAGTATTGTTCTTAGGAATTTTGGTTGCATTTTCAATCCTATTGGAGAAGTTCATGGAGCTGTCAGATGAAGTACATAAGAAATTTTTTGAGTTAGATATTACTGAAAATGATTATGAAAACCATGAATAACGTTATGGTTTTAAATAAGCTACAGAGTTAAATTCGTTTTGTAATTACATATGGTAGATAATTGGATACTGAAAAACAAAGAACTGAATTTGCTCTGTGTATATATCAAATAACAAGCAATATATGATGTATTTTTAGATTGGTGGTGAGGTTGTATGTGGGTAATTTTCTTATTGAGTGCAATTGCGTTTGGTCTTGTGGCAATGCTATTCACTTGGTTAGGGAATAAACTTTTTCTCAGTATGAAAAAAGACGAAGAAAAAGCAAAAAGAGATTTAGAAAAGGAGAATAACAAATAGTGAAAAAAGGATTATTTATTGGAATCGTTGCAATCGTAGCTGTAGTCGGAGGAATTTTTACAATTAAATCTTGTAGATTGATTGATACTGGAAAGGTTGGAATTGTTTATAGCTATAAAGGTGGAGTAGAAGACAAGGTATTACAGCCAGGATTAAATTTTATTTCACCGATTAAGAAAGTAAAACAGTTCTCAACAAGTAATGAAATTCTTGTTTTGTCAAAAGACAAGCGTGATGGAAGCGAGGATGATGATTCATTCAAAGTTGCAACATCAGATGATGCAAGTATCGCACTGAGTTTTCAGATGTCATATAGATATGATCCAGATACAGTCATTGATACATATAAGAAATTCCGTGGAATGGACGGAGATGATATTGTAGAATCTCGTGTAAAAACAGTTCTTAAATCAAAGATTTCTGAGGTCACAACAAATTATTCTATGATGGATATCTATTCCGGTAACAGATCAGCAATCAACAAAGAAATTACGGATGCTCTAAATACAGAATTCCATGAAAAATATGGTATCGAAGTTCTTGACGCTTCTATTATTGATGTTCATCCGGATAAAAAGCTAAAAGAATCTATTGATAATCGTGTAAAAGCACTTCAGGAAAAGCAGCAGGCAGAAGCAGAGCAGCAGAAAATTCAGGTTCAGAAAGAGACTGAAAAGATGCAGGCTGAAGCAGATGCACAGATTGAGATTACAAAAGCACAGGCTGAAGCAGAATCTAATAGAATCATCAGCGAGTCAATTACTGACAACCTTATCAGAATGAAAGAGGCGGAAGCTCGTGAGAAACATGGATGGGTTACTGTAAATGGTGCGGATACTGTTGTAACAGATGGTAAATAATATTTAATTTTATATTTTCTAACTTTGCATAGTGTAACAGCTATGCATAGTATTTCTAAAAAATAATATGAGAGGATGTGATTGTGTGGTTAATTTAGAACCACGGATGATGCAAAAAGTACAAAAGTGTTTAGAAACTCATGTTGGTGGTGAAGCATATTTTAATGAACTAGACGCTGCGATCAAATCAGATGAAAATCTTTTGAAGTCTTTCGTTAATCGCATTGTCATAGAAACTAAGTGTCACAACTTTGTAATGTCAGGTGAAATTGGTGTTGTGTATTCTAAGCTATATTCACATGATGACATTCATTTGTTCTTACTGCCAGGTGGCTTGAGACACGATAAAGAAATTCCTTATGACATTGGGAGAATATATGAAGGAATGGAATTTGTATTCGTAGATGATTCATATTACTCAGGAAAAACTTTGAATGCTGTGAAGAAATATATGGAATCTACAGGTGCAAAAATCATTGCAAATTATGTTTTCTACGATGGAAGTAGAGAGAATAAAGATAATGTGAGATCAATTTACAGATATTATGATCATCACGAATAAGGAGAATAACATACATGGGAAGAAAATTCAGATGGTTGGATGCAATCAGGACAATGAATGTAGATGATCTTTCACCTTATCTTGTAAAAGAATGTTTCAATTTTCATGATGAAACATGGTGGTTATCTCCAAGTGGTAATAAATTTGATCATTACGATGATGCTTTAGAAGATTGTACTCAGTGGTTAAATTCTAAATATGATGGGAGAGAATAATTAATATGGGATGGTTAGAAGAACATCAAACAAATGAGTGTGTTGAAAATCTTCAAGTTGTAATAGATAGACTTCGAGGAAAAGATAAACAAATCGAACAACTTCAAAAAGAGAATAATAGATTGAGGGATGAACATTACAAGGATGAAGAGTTAAAGAAACTGCAAGAAAAAATTGATAAGTTGCAAGGCGACTGTAATAGAGGATTTCCAATTAGTTTCAATGAGCAAGAAGTGATTGATGAATTTCGAGAAGAACACAAGAAGGAATGTCCTCATTGTAGCTTCAAATACATATTTGAGCCTTATTCGATTGTTGAGTTTGGATATCTAAAATGCAATGTTTGCGGTGAAGAAATAAAATTTGCAGAACGGTGATGGAGAATAAGTAATTAAAGGTTATGGAAAGGAGTATACAAAATGAGATTTTCTGAAGCAATTGAACACCTTTTCAACGGAGAATATATAAGAAGATCAAAATGGCGTAAAGATTTCTATATCAAACTTGAAGACAATGTAATTGTTGGTAGTGATGCATTGGCAGAAGTGTTCTATAGCAAAGACATTATGGCTAACGATTGGGAGCTATATCAGCCTAAATTAGAAGTAGGTACAGTTGTTCAATACCATGACGGTACAATCGGAATTGTGCTTGATTCATCTAAAACAGACAAGGAATACACCGTTTTGAATGAGAATTGTTGCGTAGAAACGCTAAATGAAACTCAGATTTCATCTATAGAAAATGACAATAAATTGGTAAATCAATACTGCGAGTTTGCAAGTAATGGATTAAAAAATCTTGAAAATACATTAGAAACCATTTCGAATTTAGTAGATGAAAGCATTTGGTAGTAGAGAATAAATAAGTAAGAGATGTCCACGATGCAAATGACATTAAACTTATTGCACAGTGCTAACAAAAGAATAGAGATGATAGTTGGTAGTGTCTACCATCTCCACTGAATTTCTTTTCCAACAACCGTTATTGCATTCGATTATCTAGTAACCGAAGACGAGATACCAGCTCGTACTTCTTAATACGGTTAAGCACTTTAAGCGGTTTCAGTTCCGCTTGGTACATGTCCTTAGCTGCTTTGCTTCCATTGGGCTGGACGAATTCAAAACTGCTTTCAAAGCAAATTCCTCCTTAGTCCATATAGGGACAGGAAGTATTATAACAGAACAAAGGACATGTATCAATAACTGATAGAGAATATATAAGTATAAAGTTAAAGATTCAAAGATTAAGGAGAGAAAAATTATGATAAAAGAAGTAATGACAGTTCACAAAGCACTGGCAGAGTTAAAGATTATTGATTCCAGAATTGAGAGATCAATTGATGATGCACAGTTCTGTGTAGCAAACAAACATTCTAATGAAAAAATTAATGGTATTCCGATTGAAGATGCTAAGAAATTAATGGTAGGAAGCTATGATAAAGTATCTGATCTTATTAAGAGAAGAAATGCAATCAAGAGAGCAGTTGTTCTTTCTAACGCAAATACAATCGTAATGATTGCAGACAGAGAATATACTGTTGCAGAAGCAATTGAGATGAAAAATCATGGCATTGAGTTTGAGGAATTTCTTTTAAATGAAATGAGATGTCAATACGCAGATGCTAATAGAACTATCTCAGCAGAGAATGGCGAAAAACTGAGTGAAAGAGCAGATAAGTTTGTCATTGACATGTATGGATCAAAAGAGGGTAAAACAAATACTGCTGATTTTGAGAAAGCTAAGAAAGATTTTATCACAGCAAATTCTTATGACTTAGTTGATCCGCTTGATATTAAGAAGAAGATTGATGAGTTAGAAGAATATATCTCAAATTTCAAGACAGAAGTAGACGCTGCGTTAAGTGTTAGCAATGCAATTACAGAAATCTCTGTAGAGTATTAAGAGAATATATAAGTAGGAAATTATTTCACTGTTTGCTGAAAACTTAAAACTACAATCATTCAGACTTTTGCAAGTATAGCCTGAATCAAAACAATAAAGAAACTTGTACATAATAAAACATAAAAGTATCGGAGTTTTGTGCTTTCGAGTGCAAAAACTGACATTTACAGAACTGTAAAGATTAAAGTTCAAACCTCAAGTAGTAAAACTCAAAATTCAAAGTTTATGTTTTGTATAAAGTTTAAGTAGTAAATAGTAAAGATATAAAGTTTTACAAAATCTTCGATTAACAGTTTTTAGTATGATTGTACTTGGCTATAAGTTGTCTGCGAAGCTAGTAAATGGTGAATTAATTAATAAATGTCAACCTACATAATAATATGCATAGTTGTCGTGTGGGTTGGCAAATAAGCACCCAAGGTGATGCGGTACGTTGCACCTGGCTTATATCCAGCGATTCTCCGTTCGACTCGGAGTGGGTGTACTGTATCTGAATATTCACAGAATGTGTTATTCGTTTCCTTTCTTTCTATGAACATTCTAGTTCAGATACAATTGTTTTTCATAACTTCCTTTTGTTGGGTTGGCAACTTACCCTAGAGACAAAAAAGTTGCAAATAAAAATATGGTGGATGACAGCAACGGAACGAAATTTGTTGTGCATGACAGATTCTAGTATGAGTAGGAACGCTGTGGTTGTAAGTGAAGTTGTTAAGAAGATGCACATTCGAGGCAATTAATCTTATAAAGGTGGTTCGAATCCACCATCCATCTTTTAATTTCAAAACCTGTCGTTCAGCCTGTATGGTGAGCAATAATATAAAATTGGAACAAAAGCCTTAAATGAACGTAAAACAAAAGGAATCGAAGTACAAGATTCTGGAGTAGACCTAGACACAGTACCGTTATAAGATAGCTCATAAACTGAAAAGATATATGTTTTTGAGTGAAAAAATAAGTAAAGAATGAAATACTGAAAATTCTTATGAAACAGAAATAGAAATCGCTCAAATTGCCACAATGTTATGAAAGGTCATTGTGGAAATCCAATGGGGTATCGCCAAGCGGTAAGGCACAGGATTTTGATTCCTGCATTCATCGGTTCGAATCCGATTACCCCAGCTCCGCATAAGTAGGTGTGGTTAAAACGGTGAGATAAAAGCGGAATCTTCAAACTCGTGCCTACTTATAAAGGTGTGCAGAAATGCACATCAGACTGGCATGGCGGAATGGTAGACGCAATGGACTTAAAATCCATCGGTGGAAACACCATACGAGTTCGAGTCTCGTTGCCAGTATTAGTCATATGAGACATTTTATTCCTTGAGCAAGAATGATGAAGTCGGTACAAGAGATTGCTCATTCTCTGTATTTTTCATTTGTGTGTTATGCGAGCAGCACGAATGACATATGGCATTACCCCAACATAGGGTATTTATATTTACATTTTACAAAATGGTTTGGCTGTTAGTTCAGTTGGAAGAACATCTGTTGCAAGAGAGGGTCACAGGTTCGAGCCCTGTACAGCCAACTCGACGCAGAAAACATTTGATTTTTGCATTCATGTTTTGCACACCTCCTTTCTTAAAAATGCAAAGTAGATTGTTGGTTCATTGGTAGAATATCTTATTAGAAAATAATGCAATCCTGTTCTTTTCGCTTTCTTAATGATGTGATGCATTAATAATAGGAAGAAACACGTTCAAGTCGTGTACAATCTATCAGTCTTGGTTGACTTTACCACTTTCAAACGAAGACTCAAAAGTCGGTAGTAAAGTGGAGAATATAGTCATAGGTGGTGAAAAATTATGAGATGTCCGTATTGTGACAAAGAAATGATTAAGAAGTACAAAATTAAACACTTCTGCAACTTCGATGATCCAAGCGATTCATGGGAGAAAGAAATACATATCTGTAAGAAGTGTGGTATTAAGAAAGTAGATGGCAAGTGGAAGATTCCACATAAGTACAGAAGACCATCGACTAATCAGATTCGCAGATGCAAGACTTTGGCTAAGATATATGACATAGATTTTGAGCCACTTCTTGCAAGGCAGTGCAAGAGATTCATCACTAGAATGCTGAAAAATTTATATGCTCAGGACAGTGATGAAAAACTCCATATCATTGGAGAGAATAAATAAGAAAAGGAGATAAGCAACATGACAAGAGAAGAAAGAATGCAGAAAAGAAGAGATGCAGGTAAGGTTTACACTTACAAGAAGAATCCTTACGAGAAAGGGACTAAAGAGTGGGTTAAGGAAGAACTTGCCAGAGCAGAGAAAAGAAAATCTAAGAAACCACATTATGCTAAGATGACTTCTGTATTTGCCAAGTTGGACAATAAGCTTGCAAAGGCTGAACTTGCTGCTAAGAAGAAGTCCAAGAAAGAGAGTAAGTAAATGAGAGAAACTTTATTTTGGACGACAATAATCGTTGGAATTGCACTTAGTATTTACGCTGGTGGTTGGTTGTTATTCATTAAACCGGTTATTGCTGTCTGTGCCGCCTATGATGCAGAGACACTTACAGGAAGCATGATTGGATGGACAATTATCAAATGTTTAGTGTTTGCGCCAATTGCTGCAAAAGTAATTATGAACGTTGCGCTTGCGATTGCAGAAGCTATTTTGGACTAATTTCAATAGGAGAATAAGCCAATGATAGAAATTATAGAAACTAATCTTGCTATAGATGAGAATAAAGATATTAGAGATCATCAGTCAAGAGTAGTTCTTGCAGATGATTGGGAATCTTATTGTGAAGCATACGAAAAGTATGATGGATCAATGGTGGTATTTCCATCAAAGAATCCTGGTGCTAGTATCTATAAAGATAGCAATATAGAGGACTTGGAGCATGATGAGCATCATTTATATTGCAGAATAGTCAATGAGCATTTTACAGATACAAGACTTGCATACAAACTTGCATATAAAATCAGCTAATGAAAACAAAGTTTCATTAAACATCTTAATCAAGAACTAAATCGGTTCACAATTTCCAATTAACAAATTGAATTGTTATTTTATAAATTTTAGGAGGCGAGAAAGTGCCAACAGGTTATACAGTGTATATAAAAAATAGAGATATTACAACAGGAAAAGAATTCTTAAAGCTTTGTACAAGGAATTTCGGTATTGCTATTGATATAAGAGATGAATCATTATCAGTGCCAACTCCAACACATTTTGAACCTCATTCTTATTATAAGAAAGCATATGATAAAGCTGTCGAAGTTCGCAATAAATACAGAAAAATGACATTTGACGAAGCAAAGCAGAAAATGATTGAAAATTATAATGAGAGAATCGCTTCCAGTAAAGAATATTTGAAAGATTGTAAATCAGAGGACGAAAAATATAAAAAAGTTAGAGATGAAGTTGCAAGGTGGAATCCGCCAACAAGCGAACATGAAGGATTAAAAAAATTTGCATTAGAACAGATAGACATGTCAATGAATACGTCTTACTGCAAATATTTGGAAGATGATATAAACAGACAATTAGATGTTAGTGACGAAGCGGTTTTTGCTTATATGAATGACATCAACGAGCAATGCGAAAAAGATGTTGAAAGAGCATATAGACAGTGGCAGGAAGATTTAAAGAGAACTGATGAAAAGAATACGTGGATGAAACAGTTCTTGGACAGTTTGGAGAATATATAAACAGAGGTAAAAATGGAGAATTTAGATACACAGCTATGCAAAGTAGATTCTAACACATTTTAGATTAGTCTTGAACAATTCAGTTCAAATTTTCAAAAAATTCAAACAACTAAATAGAGAATAAATATTTATAGGTCGTACAGCGTACCTTTGGTTTCTTGCACCATAAAATCGCTGTTTCATATAGATTTTTACATAAATTTATTTTGTGTTCCGTCCGGTTGGGCGTTTAGATAGATTGTTTTATTAACAATATTTTACATAAATTTTTAAGGAGGTCAAAATTTTATGAATTTTGAAATGACAGGAAAACTAAGCATCAGTAAAGAGACAGAGAAGTTTCATCCTTATACTGAGAAGACTTATCCATCAGGTTGGGTAAGAAAACAGTTACTCTTCAATGTAACATGTGGAGATAACAGACATATGTTGACTGTTACAGCAGGTGCATTTGCTGATGGGCATGGTGATATCTATTCCTTCACTAAAGGTGGAGTAGATGAGAATGGTAACAAAGTAAAAGGTGAGTCTATTCAGATTCCATTTAAAGAAAGACTTACATCTCCTAAACTTGCAGAGATTGCAGAGTTTAAGAAGTTCATCATCGATCTTGAGCAACCAGGAAGAAGATATAAGCTTCAGAACATGGCAGACAAACTTCATGAGGGTAAAGAACTTACAGACGAAGAACTTAAAGCAGTTGGTCTTGAGTCAAAAGATGATGTTGTAACAGCTCTTGAGAAGAGTAATAAGAAAAGACATGAGTTTATTTCAGAATGGGACTACATCGACTTTATTAAGAAAGTAATTGGCTCTGAAAAATATAAAGACAAGCTGTTCTTTATTCGTGGTAATGGTGAATATCAGTATTCAGATAATCAGCAGAAAGTATATGAGTCTTATATTCCTACAAGAATCTATCTTGCAGCAGATGATGCAGAACCATCTTCAACAGCAACAATTAATATCATCTTCAACAGTGAAAGCCTTGATGAGATGAGCGTAGAGGAAAAAGGTAAGTATTATGTGAATGGTCATATGATGGAATATGATCAGAATCGTAAAGCTAATATTCCTGTTCCGGTTACAATTGTTATTCCTGTTCCAGAAGATGATGAAAAAGGAAAGAAGAAAGCCGAAGCATTTAAGCACAAATTCATGGTAGATGATGATACATATAAAGAGTATGGTGCGATTGTTAATATGCTTAATGGAGCGCAGAAAACAGAAATAACAGAGGACATGCTTACTGACGAGCAGCGAGAAGATTTGGATTTAGGAATTATTACAATGGATGATATTCGAGCCGAGATTGGTGGAAACGTATATGGTGATAGAATTCGTGAATATCAGCTTGTTAAACCTGCTCGTGGATTTACTAAAGGAAGACAGGATACGGTTTGGACTGACGAAGATATGATTATTAAACCTATCGAGGAAGCAATCCCGGATTCAGAAGACCTGTTTGAAGATGAAGTTGTCGATGATGATGATGACATTCTGTAAGTACGAGGGCTATATGCCCTTGTACAGTTAATTAAAGCAACAAATAAAATTTATTTATAAAGGAGACTATATCAATGGCTAAATTTGGTAAAAGAAGTACAATCAGCGAGAACTTAAATGACTTTACAATCTGCTTACTAGGTGAAGCAGGAATTGGTAAGACAAGCACTATTGCAGAAGCATGTGAGAAAGAATTCGGAGCAGATGGTTATATGATTCTTGACATGGGTAAAGAACAGGGCATGGAAGCTCTTGAGGGTTATACATATGAGACATGTGAAGATTGGAAGAAGTTTGATGAAGTAACAAAAGATATTATCAAGAACAAAACAACGGATTATCCTGACTTAAAAGTTCTTGTAATTGATACACTTGATCAGTTTGTAGAGATTATGACTCCATATGTTATCAATTTATGGAACAAAGAAAATCTTGGAAAGAAGAATTTTGAACCTGCTAAAACAATGAATGCAGCATGGTCTGGATTTGGTAAAGCAGATGATAAACTTGTTGAATTAGCACTTAACAGAGTTTGGGAGCTTAAGAGAGTCGGTGTAAATACATGGTTTACAGGACACGTTAAGATGAGAAATAAAGTAGATCCTCTTACACAGGAAGAGTATTCTGTACTTTCTACAGATATTTCTCAGAGAATTTTTGAAGGATTCAAAACAAAATTCCATGTGATTGGTATTGCTTGTATTGATAGAACAATTGATGTTGAGTCAACTGGTCGTAAGAATATCGTTACAAAGAAAGAGGTAACTGTAAGTAAAGTAAAAGAAGAGAAGAGAAAAATTGTATTTAGGGATGATAACTATAGTATTGATTCCAAATCACGCCTTTCTGCGATTGAACCAGAAATTGCCCTTGACGCAGATGAGCTTCTTAGAGCATTAAAAGATGCAATTAAGAATTCTAAAAAGAAAGCTGGTAGTACTCCTGTAAAACCAGCAACTACAGAGTCAACGCCAACTCCAACAGCACAGGAAGAAGAAGTTCCTTTTGCGGAAGACGATATTGATGACATCGACACGTCTGTAACAGAAGAAGCATCTAGTGATTATCCAGAAGACCTTGATGGAGTAATCAGAACAATGTTCAAAGAGTGTAAAGATGCAGACCTCAAAGCAAAGGTTAAAGCTGTAATTGCAGAGTATGGAAAACTTAACGACGTTGATGAGGATGGTCTGAAAAAGATTTATGACATGATGAAATAGGAGAATATGTATTTATGGCAAGAAAAGTTAAATGCCGTAAATGTGGTTCTCAAATAGATCAAAAGACAGCTTTCAAAGTAGTAGTAGGTAAGGTTAATACCTACTACTGCAATGAAAAAGAGTATGAGTCAATCCTTGCTGAAAGAAAAGTAAAGGATGATACATATGAATGTATTAATAAGATATTTGGATACATTATAACAAATACGGCTATATATAAAGAAATAAATGCTCTTGTAAAGGTGTACGGTTATGAACTTATCCTGTCATATTTGCAGGAGAATTTTGACTATTTACATAGTTTGATGAGCAGGGATTTTGAGAAAGAATACGGAAGAATCAGGTATTTTTCTGTTGTTCTAAGTAATAACCTTGCTGATTATAAGAAAGCTCAAGAAGTTAATGTGGAAGAGTCTGCTATCAGAGAAGTCGTGGTTGATATGCCAGAAATCCATTATAAACGAAAAAATAAGCGCAGAGCATTAGACGAAATAGAATAGGCGGTACGATAGATATGGCAGAATATATATCAGGAGTTAAAGAAAAATATCCATCTCAGTTGTTAAAGAACAGGATCGAAATTGAGGGAAATGTAATTAGTTGTTTCTTTAAAGATATGTTATTACTTGATGATACATGTTTTGACAGAAATGATTTTATAACAAGTGATGGAAGATTTTATTTCGCAATGCTTAATCAGCTTAGAATTAAAGGGTTTTATTCTTTAGATGAGGTAACAATTCTTTCCAATCTTCCAGAAGAAACGATTGAGATTTACGAAGATATGGGCGGTTGGGAAACAGTTCAGCATCAGATTGATATTATCAATACGCAGAATTTTGATACTTATATTGATATTTTATATCGAGAAAACATCATTCTTAAATTACATGATGACGGTTTTAACCTACTCAAAGAGATTGAAAGCAATGGTAAAAAGATTATTCCTCTAAAGATGTTTAGAAAAATGACATCAGAAGAAGTTACCGATTGGTATGAGGCAAGAATAAGTTCTTATGGAACTGGATATTCTAGCAAGATTCTTGAGGAAGAAGAGATTGACTTTGATGATGAATTTATTGATTCTTGTGCAGACGGAGAAGAAAATGGAGTTCCGTTTGATATTGCCGGATACGATATTAATGGCGAAGAGATGAATTGTTTTCCTTTTTTGTCACGTCAAGTAATGGGGTTACTTGAGGGAACTACAACAATGATGGGTGGATATAGTTCAGCAGGTAAATCGACATGGTGGGTAACTGTACTAATGGCTCTTTTGCATTATGATAGAAAAATCTTAATTATTTCGAATGAAGAGAATATCAAGAAGTTTAAAATCAAATTTATGGTTTGGCTACTTGGAAAGCGTAATAGATATTTTAAGTTGACAAAAAAGAAAATGTCTTCTGGTGATATTAATAAAGAGAACAGACAACAACTTGCAGATGTGCAGAAGTTTTGGAGAGAAAATTATAAAGGTCGTGTCAAATTTATTTCTATCGTAGATGCAGATATGACTGTTGTTAAGAAGAAAATAAGAGAAAATGTATTAAGACATGGATACGATGTTGTTTTGTATGACACATTTAAAATCCAGGGCGGTGACGTAGCACAAGCAAGACAAGACCTTTCGTTAGTCATGGACAGTCGAGAACTTGATAAAATGGCAAAGAAATACAATATCATAATGCTTGCATCTGTTCAGTTGGCAGAATATACAAAGGGCAAATTATTCTTGGATGCAAGTGTACTGAGTAATGCCAAGCAGATCAAAGAGCAGCTCGAAAATTTGTTCTTAATGAGAACTGTTTACACAGAAGAACTTGATCCAAAAAGTAAATATTATTGTCATCCATTTAGACTAAAAAAGGTTAATGATAAATGGATTGAGGAAGAATACAATCCTGACCCTAACGCTGTTTGGAGGGCAATCTTTACAGAGAAATGCAGATCTGGTGCAAACTCAAGTGATAATGGCGTTGGATATCTTTTACGCTACGATGGCGATCATTGCATCTTTAGAGAAGTAGCACAGGCAAGATTCAAACACGGAGAAATTAGATAATAAAAAAGTAAATGAGGTACTAGGTGATATGCTTGAAGATGTTAAGAAAGAATTATTAAATCACCCTGATAAACTCAAAGAAGTATTGGAACATTTTGGTTATTGTAATATTGTCATTCGAGACAGATATATGCAATTCGGAAGAGATGAAGTCTCATCAAAGAAATCAATTGTAATCAATTTAAAAGAAAATAGATTCTTATATGTACATGATTATGCGAGAAATATTCAAGCAGATTTGTTCTCTTATATTATTTCACAGCGTCATGTTGAATTTAAAGAAGTATTAAATGAAGTTAAACGTGTTCTTGGAATTACAGATTACTTTGATTTCTTTGGTAAGAGAGGAATCTTTGGAGGGTTTTATGAGAGGGTAAGAAAAAGACGAACAGTCAGTGAGTCTAAGATTTATGATGAATCGATTTTAAATCAGTTTTCTCAATGTGGAAACATGAGATTTCTTAAAGACAACATATCACTTAGAACTCAAAGGTTCTTTGAGATAGGTTATGACGTAGAATCTCAAGGAATAACGATACCGATTAGAAATCAGTTTGGTCAGCTAATGGGTGTAAAAGAAAGATTCAACTACGATGTAGAAGATGGCGAAATAAAGTATTTTTATCAGAGTCCATGTTTGATGAGCAATACATTATATGGATATTCGCAAAATTATGAATTCTTAACTGGTGGCGAAGTGTTGATATTCGAAGCAGAAAAATCAACAATGCAATGCCATACGTATGGAATTAGAAATTGTGTTTCTCTCGGTAGTGGAAGTATAAGCAAAAAACAGATACAGATATTGCTTGAGCTTAATCCTAAGAAAGTAATATTCATGCACGATGCAGGATATAAGATGGAATACATTATGAGAAATATTGATTTTTTGAAAGGTTATTCAAGGTTTTCTGAATTACAGATTGGTTATTGGGATTACTTTGATAAAGGATACACCGACAAAGTTTCTCCATCTGATATGGGTAAAGAAAAATTAGAGTACATATTAAACAATGAGATAAAAATGATCGGAGATGATGATGACGAAGAATTATAATATCTTAAATGATTGCAGAGGTATGTATGAGGAAGAAATTTTTAATACGATTCTTGAACAAAGAGGTATTGATGATATTGAAGAGTTTCTTCGTCCTACAGAAAAAAATCTATTACCATTAGATAGCTTGGTTAATATAGACTACGCTGCAAGAAGAGTTGAATTAGCTATCGAAAATAAAGAAAAAGTTGCGGTATTATGGGATACAGACACGGACGGTGTGTCTTCCGGTGCTATTATCACAAGATATTTAGACAATTTCCTTTTTACACAGGCAGTCCCTTTTATTGATGAAGGTAAGAAACATGGTCTTAAAGGACAGGATTTAAAGAAATTCATGTCATTTGATTTACTTATTATTGTGGATAGCTTGGATAATAGCGAAAAACAATATAAAGAATTAAGTGATAATGGCGTAGATGTTATCATTCTTGATCACCATGCAATTAACTCAAAGATTCCATATGATGATTATGCAATCTTAGTATCGTCTCAGAGGTCATATGATAATCCACATCTTTCAGGTTCTGGTGTAGTATGGAAGTTCTGTAAATATCTTGATAGTAAATTTGGTACTTATTATGCAGATGAATTAATGGACTTAGCAGCGTGTGGTTTGGTATCCGACATGATGGATATGACCGTTATGGAGAATAGATATATTGTATATCAAGGGCTACAACAAATTTATAATCCTGCAATTAAAAAGATAGTTGGCAGTTTTCCTTTTAATAGTACGGCAATTTCTTTTAGTATTGCGCCAATTATCAATGCTGCGAATAGAATGGGTGAAAATGAAGTTGCTGTAAAAGCCTTTCTTGCAGACGAAAATAAGATGGTTCTTAAATACATTAAAGAATTAAAAGGCTGTAAAGAAGCTCAGAATGAAGAAGTAGATAGATTACTTCCTGATGTGATTGAGCAATGTGAACAGCAATTACATAAAAAAATGATTACAGTTTTAATTGATACTCCTTATGGAGTAGCAGGATTACTTGGAAATAAATTACTAGAAAAATACAAACGACCAATCCTTGTATTAAAGGATGTTGGTAATAAATATGCTGGTTCTATGAGAGCTATTGGAGTCGATGATTTTAGAGAAATATGCAACTACAGTCACTTAGCCAAAGTTGATGGACATGAACTTGCAGCAGGAATTCAAATTAATAAAAACGATTTCGAACAATTCTTATCTTATATCGAGAATAATCTCCATGAATTAAAACTTGATACAACGGTTACGGTAGATATCCAGATTGACGTGTCTGACATTACCAGAAAACTAATTGACTACATTAAGCAGATTGACTTAGTGTCTGGCGAAAATTTTAAATCTGTACGATTCTTTATTGATGGAATTACAGATTATGAGATTGGTCAGATGAGTAATTATAAGCATCTTGTGGTTAAACCGAATGATTATTTACAGATTATTAAGTGGAACTTCAATGGATCTTTTGATGAATATGAAGACCATAGCATGATGAATGATGAGCTAGAAGTTGTTTGCAGCCTGGATTCAGGTTTCCTTGGCAGAAAGTTTGTGTTGAAAGCAGTGTGTGATGAAATTGGAGAGACTTGTTAATGAGAAGAAATAAGTTAATTGAAGAAATAATTCCTACATTAAACTTTAAATTTCCATATGAGATAAATGATTATTGTGAAAATCTATACTTTGAAAATTATCATTGCCATAAGGATTTTAGTAATCCAACTATTGCAGACAGTGGTGAATCTATTGAGAATTACGCTGATAGATGTCATGAGTTGAAAGCAAAATGTTTATTTTCTGGTGAACACGGCAATCAAGGGAATCATTTTCATGTATACACCGTAGCAGAAAAAGAAAAATTAAAATATAGACATTCAACTGAAGCTTATTGGGTTAAAGATAGACATGAAAAAGATAGGACAAACTGTCATATTGTTTTAGTTGCAAAAAATGCAGAAGGAAGACGAGATATCAATTACGCCTTATCTATGGCAAATATTGACGGATATTATTACAGACCACGTATTGACTTGGAATTATTAATGAATATTCCAAAAGATAATGTAATTGTTACGTCTGCATGTATTGCCGGATGGTGGTATGATGACGCTTCTGATGTTTGGCTAAAGATACATGAACATTTTCAAGACAATTTTTTCTTTGAAGTACAGACAAATAATACTGATCCGCAGAAAAGATTGAATGAAAGAATTCTCAGATTGTCTGAAAAAAATGGAATAGATATAATAGCAGGATTAGATAGTCATTATATTAATGATGTCGGAGAAGTAAAAAGAGATCAGATTTTAAAGTATAAAAAAGTAACATATCCTGAAGAACAAGGATGGTTTATGGACTATCCAGATATGTTAACAGGTCTTGAAAGATTTGCAAATCAAAATGTATTAGATGAAAAATTGGCATTAAGAGCATTTATGAACACTAATGTTTTTGTAAATGAATGTGAAGAAATTGTATTAGATAGAAGTTTTAAAATTCCTAGTATGTATAAGGATAAGACATATAAAGAAAAATGTAAGATTTATATGAATGACCTTAATAAAGCATATTCAAAAGAAAAAATCAAATCAAAAGACCGAGCAGATGGAATTAGATACGAAGCAAAAGAAGTAATGAATTCTGGTGTTGTAGATTATTTCTTGACAAGTAAAAAAATAGTAGAAGATGCGATCAATAATGAGGGTGGTATTCTTACTACAACATCAAGAGGAAGTGCTGCTTCATATATCACTAATAAATTAATCGGTCTTACAACTGTCGATAGATTCAATTCTGATATCCCAATTTATCCTGAAAGATTCCTTACAAAAGAACGTGTAGATGCTGGAATGATGCCAGATATTGACTTAAATATTTCAGACCAAGAACCATTTATTACAGCTACAAAAAAATTACTTGGAGAATATGGTTGTATGCCACTTATGGCAGTAGAAAAGCTTAAGAAAAAAGCAGCATGGCAATTATACGCAGGTGCAAATGATGTAGAACCTGCTATGGCAACTCAGATTTCTAAATACATAGATAAGTATGAAGATGCATTGAAATATGCAGAAGAAGAAGAGAAAGAATTTATCAATGTAGAAGATTACATTCCTGAGAAGTATATTGATCTATTTAGAAAGAGTAACGATTATCAAGGAATTACAATTAATTTAAAAGTACATGCTTGTGGAAACTTAATTTTCGATGGAGATATTAGAAGAGAAGTTGGTCTCATAACTGCAATCTCTAAAACCACTGGGAAACGTACACTGTGCGCTTGCGTAGAGGGCGGAGTATTAGATGATTTTGGTTATGTTAAAGAAGATTTTCTTATTGTAGACAGTGTATCTTTGATTCATAAATGTTTTAAAGCAATTGGAAGAGAAGTACCGTCTTTCGAAGAACTCAGAGAAATGATTAAAGATGATAAACCAACATGGGATATCTATGAGAAAGGTATTACTTGCTGTGTGAATCAATGTGAGAAAGCATCTACTACAAATAAAGTTAAAAAATATAAACCTAAGACACTAGCTGAATTGTCTGCCTTTATTGCTGCGATTAGACCAGGATTTGCATCTCTGCTAAACAGATTTCTTAATCGATCCGAATATACAACAGGAGAAGAAAAGATTGATGAGTTGTTGAATGATACAGCACACTTTATGTTATATCAGGAATCAATTATGAAAGTTCTTTCGTTTTTAGGAATGAAAATGGGAGATACATATGGTGTTATTAAATCTATTTCTAAGAAGAAATTAAAAGGTGAAAAGAAAGAAAAGCTTCTTATTGAATTGAAAAAAGATTGGGAAAATGAATTTGGTAACTTAGATAATTTTTCAAATGTATGGAGCGTAATTGAGGATTCGGCTCGTTACGCATTTAATTCCCCTCATGCGTATTCGATGGCTGGCGACTCTGCATATATAGCATGGTTTAAAGCACATTATACATCAACATTTTATGAAGTCGCAATAAATCATTATCAACAAAAGAATAAAAAAGATAAGATAAATGCTCTTATTGAAGAGTCCATCAAATTTTATGGATATAAATTAGGTGATTATAAGTTTGGCAATGATAATAGAACTGTTACGGTAGATGAGAAAAATAAATTGATTTATCCAAATTTATCAAGTGTAAAAGGATTTGGAGAGGGTATTGTAAATACATTGTATGAATTAGGGCTAAAAGAATATAGTTCTTTCATTGACGTTTTAACAGCTCTTACTTCCAACTCAATCAATAAAACAATTATCAATAAATTGATCAGAATCAACTATTTTGACAATTATGGAGATGTAAATACTTTATTGCAGATTACTACGTATTTTGATTTAATAAACGGAATTAAGCAGATGTCAAAAGAAAAAGCAATAAAAAATAATATTCCTTTTGAATATTTGAAGAAATATGGACATGAAACTGAAAAATTATTCAATGAACTAGATTCTGTTGGATTATTAAACGAACTGGTTTCAAATATTGAATATAAAGAACTTTCTTTAAAGGAAAAGATTGACAATCAACATGAAATTCTTGGAATTATAAATATTGTAGATCCTGAAACAAATAAACGAATGTATTACGTGTCTGAGCTAGAAGAGTTAAAAACTGTCACAAACATTACTCTTTATGAAATCTATAGTGGTAAAACACGCCAAGTGAAGATGTGGACTAATCAATACAATAAAGAGCCTTTTGATGAAACTGATGTTCTATACATTATTTCCCTTGAGAAAAAGAATAAAAAAGAACCTACTGGTGAAATTAATCCGGAAACAGGTAAAAAAATCTATGCAGATGTACCAGATAAGTTTGAATATTGGCTAAAGAAATTCATAGTAAAGGAAAGTTTAGAAGATGATAGATAATTTTAAGTATACAGATAAAGAAGTTAATGAATTGATTTCTTCTATGGTTATTCTTGTAGACACGAGGGAACAAAAGTGCGACCACATTTTAGATTATTTCGATAAGAAAAAGATTAATTACAAGAAGAAAGCTCTTGATTATGGGGATTACAGTTTTGTTATCCCCAAGAATGAAAATCTGTCAATACCAAGAGACTTGTATTTCAATCGAAAAGTTTGCATTGAAAGAAAAGGAAGTCTTGAAGAAATCAGTGGAAACTTCACAAATGGTAGAGATCGATTCGAAAAAGAGTTAAGTCTTGCACCAAAAACAAAAGTATTACTGATAGAGAATGCTGATTATGGTGATGTTGCATGTGGTAATTACAATACGCAGTACAACAAAAAATCATTCATAGGTTCTCTTCATAGCTTTTGGTTTAAATATAACATACCTGTATTTTTCATGAAGGAGAATAAATATTCAGGAGTATTTATCAGAATGTACTTTGAATATTACTTCAAAAATTATTTGAAAGGAAATTAGGTATGAATTATGAGACTCAATATTACAAAGGAATTCCATTAAATCTGATAAAAAGAAAATACGGAAACAGAAATGCGAAACGATTTGTAATTAATCATACAAACCAAAATGTATGGATTCCGAATAAACATCTTAAAGAAGATGGAACAATTAAATTTATGGAAGATATAGATTATGTATTTAGAAAATCGATACGACAATTAGAATTGGCTGGAATTACTCAACCAATTATAGGTATTAAAAGACGAACAATAAGGAGAATAAATGAATAAAGTAAAAGTTTTCGAGGAACTTCTAACAAAGTTTGAAACAGAAGAGATTAAAAGTTATTGCGAAGATATGATTAATGATATTCCAGATTATATCTTCATGATCCCAAGTAATACATCATTTAAATATCACAACGCAACACAGTGTAAGACACATGGACAGCTCATGCATATTCTTATGTTTGCTGAGATTATGAATTACATACTCGACTTAGAATATGTTAAAGAAAAGACTGATCCGGTTAAAAGAGATTGCTTGAGATGTACTCCAATTTTTCATGATGCTATCAAGTGTGGTCTGAATGGTTCGCAGTATTCATTGCATGATCATCCTCTAATTGCAGGAAAATGGATTCGTGAGACAGTAGTTGAACATGATATCAGCCAAGAACTTAAGGACTATATTGCTAGATTATGTGAGAGTCATTCAGGCGAATGGACATATACAAAAAGAAGCAAAGTAGTTCTTCCTAAACCAGAAACAGATGATCAGTTCCTTGTGCATCTCTGTGATTACTTGTCAAGTAGACCAAACTTAGATATGACTTACGAAGATGAATTAGACGAAATCCTTGGTGAAATCAAAGAAGATAGTGTGCCAAAACTTGATGAATATGTCTTAGATTTTGGTAAATATAAAGGACAGAAACTTATTGATGTTGCTGAAATGAATCCTGGATATATCAGTTGGGCTAAAGAAAATATTGGCAGAGAACCGATTAGAAGTTTACTGGAACAGTTATAAGGAGAATCAAATGATTAAAATTTCATGTAAAGAATACGCAGCCAATCTAAAAGAAGAACTAAAAGAGTTATGCGAAAAATCACCAAGACAGCGTTGCCTTACAGTGGTTCAGATTGGGAATGATGCAGCAAGTAACTCTTATGTAAATGGCAAAAGAAAAGATTGTGAGTATGTTGGGATCAAGTTCAATCATGTACATATTACAGATTATGAAAATCTTGACGAATCAGACTTGTGCCAAATTATTAAAGAACTTGACAAATCAGAGGAAGTAGATGGAATCATCATCCAGCTTCCTATTCCAGACAAATACAATGTAAAAACATTACAGCAGTTCATTAGTCCTGAGAAAGATGTAGATGGGTTCAGAAGAGATTCACTATATAATCCATGTACTCCGCAGGGAATTATGGATTGGCTCGAAGCTAATGACATTGATTTAAGAGGTAAGTTAGTAACTGTATTAGGAAGAAGTGAGATAGTTGGGAAGCCACTTGTAAACATGTTGATTGATAAGGGTGCAACAGTTATTAGTTGCAATAGTAAGACAGAAAAATATCATATGGAACATTTAATGATATTATCAAACATTGTTATTTCTGCAATTGGCAAGCCTAAGAAATTTGATTCTTCTTGCTTCTATGGTAATACCATTATTATAGATGTTGGCATCAATAGAGATGAATATGGCAAATTGTGTGGAGATATTAACAGAGAAGAAGTCGAAGGTCATTATGAAAGTTGTTATGTAACACCTGTACCGGGTGGTGTTGGTCTGTTAACAAGGGTTACATTGCTGAAAAATGTGATGAGATGAGCAGATGAAAGAATCGTTTCATTAGGAGGGAAATATGGATACATCTAATATTTTAACGATTATTGCTTTTTCTATTGCCTCAATTCTCTTGGTTGTTGACCTAATTATGTGCGACACGAAAGAAGTTGTTTGGAAAAGAAAGAAACTAACAGCAGATAAAGCCAGAAAGATATCTAATGATTATTCTGGAGATATTGATTTTATCGAGAAAGAAATCAGACAGGCTGCTAAACAAAACAAAACTTCTGTAGAACTGACTATTGACAGTGAAAAAGTAGTGAAACATTTCGAGAACGCTAAATTTGTTGTAACACATATTGATAAATGTATCTACAACATTGATTGGAGCAATGATGCAAAAAGTAAAAAACATTAGAGAATATTCAATAGAGGAAATAATTGATCCTATAACATTGGAGGAGAATAAAATGGGAACAGTAACAATTACAAAAGACACAACAAAATATCCTATCACAATGATTGGACGATATGCCGGCGTTTGTTGGGGAGCAAATACATCTGACAATGAGAAAAATTATAAACGTGGCTTGGATTGTATCGAAAGTGAACACGGAAGAACATGGGAATTTCCAGACGTATATGCAATTATTGATGGATATTCGGCAAAGGTTTTACGTGAATGGTATACACATGTAGGAGGTTTACCAACTAGATTACAAGCATCTACGAGATATATTAATTATTCTAAAATCGATGGTTTTAAATATGTGACTCCACCTACTATCGAAGAGAATATAAAAGCATATTATGAATGGGTTGATGCAATGGCTTACATTAACGATATGATCCGCAAGTTTATCAATGTATATAATATTCCGGTCGAAGATGCAACAATGGCATTGCCTATAGCATACCAAAGTAAAATGGTAGACAAACGTAATTTCAGAAACGTTGTTGATATGTCAAATCAGAGAACTTGCACAAGAGCATATTGGGAATATAGAAACCAGTTAATGAAAGATTATCTTAATGCGCTAAGAGAATATTCAGAAGAATGGAAGACATTGATAAATATGACATGTAAACCAAAATGTGAAAAAACTGGATTCTGTACAGAAAAGAAGACATGTGGAAGAAAACCAAGAAAAGACGAAAAATAGGAGGATAACTATTATGAACAAAAATATCGAAAAAGTAATTTTAAATAATCAGAAAGTAATTATGAGAGCATTACGCACAATTGCGTCAGAAAAATACAATAATGACGATAATTCCAAGTTGGATTATGACCTGCTTGGATACAGAATTGAGAAAACAGGCGAACTTTTAAGAACATTGGAAGGTGAAAATTAATGAGAGATCCGAATAGAACATACCCATTTTGCATAGAACTAGCAACAATTTGGAATGAGAAATATCCTGACTTAAGATTTGGTCAGCTTATGTATAACTTTATTGCTTGGTGTAGTAACACAAAGAAACGTGATATTTTCTTTTCAGAAGAAAAAGAATTTATGGAACTATTTAAAGAGTTTTGTGGAGTGAAAGATGATGAATAAAGTAGATAGAATTAAAGAATTAATTTCAACACTTAATAAAGCATCAGATGCTTACTATAACAGTGGTGATCCTATTATGACAGACTATGAATGGGATAATTTGTATGATGAACTTGCAAAACTGGAAGAAGAAACTGGTGTTGTTTATCCTAATAGTCCTACGCAGCAGGTTGGATACTCTGTAGTGGATAAAATCAAAGAAGTTGAACACAATCATCCGATGCTCTCTCTTGATAAAACAAAATCTTCTAGTGAATTAATCAGGTTTGCAGGAAAAAAGGACTGTGTTTTGTCAGTTAAATGTGATGGTTTGACATGTAGTTTAGGGTATAAAAACGGTAAATTGATCAGCGCAGAAACAAGAGGAAATGGTGTAAGCGGATGTGATGTATTGGTCAACGTTCTTACAATTGCAAATGTACCTCATGAAATTCCATATAAAGAAGATTTAACCATCGATGGAGAAGTTGTTATTGATTGGAATACATTTAATAAAATCAACGAGAATCTTCCAGAAGATAAAAAATACAAACATCCTAGAAACCTTGTGTCTGGAAGTTTGACATTACTTGATAGTAAAGAAGCATCTAATAGAAATATGAGATTTATTGCTTGGAGAGTTATCAATGGTTTTTCACATGAATCTATGTTTTTTGATTTGAAAGAAGCCGAGAAGAATGGATTTGAAGTTGTTCCAATGTTTACATATTCAAACAATTCAACTGACAAGGAAAACATTGATGCAATATTAGAAAGAATCAGAGATATGGCTAATGAAGAAAGCATCCCTTATGATGGAGCTGTTATTGCAGTTGATGATTATAGAATTGCTGAATCAATGGGTCGCACAAATAAATTTTTCAGACATTCAATTGCATATAAATACGAAGATGAATTATTCGAAACAATTTTAACTGATATTGAATGGAACACATCTAAGACAGGCTTAATCAATCCTGTAGCAATCTTCAAACCAGTCGATTTATCAGGTGCTATTACTTCAAGAGCAACGCTTCATAATATTACTTATATTAAAAACATGATGCTTGGCATTGGTGATCGAATTCGTATCTATCGTTCAAACATGGTTATTCCTAAAGTCCATGACAGTATTGATAAATCTGGTAATTTCACAATCCCATCAACTTGTCCTATCTGTGGAGAACCTACAAAGATTGTAAAAGATAACGATTCAGAAGTTCTCATGTGTACGAATGATAACTGTGCAGGTAAACTTCTTGGTAAACTTTGTCATAGCGTCTCGAAAAATGCATTGAATATCGAAGGTTTATCTGAAGCAACAATTCAGAAATTCATTGATCTTGGTTGGTTAAAATCAATCAGAGATATCTATTATTTGTATCTTCATAAGATTGATATGTATAAACTTGAAGGGTTTGGCAGAAAATCAGTAAACAAACTGCTTAGTTCTATTGAAGATAGTAGAAATACAGACTTGGTTAGATACATTTACGCACAGTCAATTCCTTTAATTGGACACACAGCAAGTAAAGCTATCTCAAAAATGTGTGATGGTGACTTGAATACATTTATCGAGCATATGTCAAAAGGTGCAAAAGCATTCGGAAAGATTGACGGTATTGGCTCTGAAATGATCAAATCTCTTAAAAAATGGTGGGATATTAATTACTTAGAGTTTGTTGACGCAGCAACAGTATTTACATTTAAGAAGAAAGAACCAGTAAATATATCAGGAACAGACTTGACTGGTAAGGTATTTGTCATTACCGGAAGTCTTACTCAGTTCAGAAATCGTGATGAGATGAAAGAAAGAATTGAGAGTCTTGGTGGAAAAGTATCTGGAAGTGTATCTGCTAAGACAACCGCATTAATCAATAATGACATTGAATCTACTAGCAGTAAAAACAAGAAAGCAAAACAGTTGAACGTACCAATCCTTACAGAGAATATGTTTATGGAGAAGTATTTACAGTAAGGAGATGTAGAGAATGATTTATATATTATTGGGACGTACAGCCAGTGGGAAAGACACGATTGTATCAAAACTAATTAAATCTGGCTATAAACGTATTGTAACTTACACAAGCAGACCAATGCGTAAGAAAGAAAAGAATGGTGAGACCTATCACTTTGTAACAAAAGAAGAATTTGAAGGATTGATTCAGAGTGGATTCTTTGCAGAGTGGAGGTCTTATGACACTGTAGATGGTGTTTGGTATTATGGATCATCAGTAGATAGCTATGATACAGACGAAGATAAAATCATCATTTTAAATCCGGATGGGTTTTCAAAAATCAAAAATATCTTAGAACCTGAAAAGGTCAAATCAATTTATGTATATTCAAACATAAAAACAATCAGAAACAGATTAAAAAAACGTGGGGATAAGAAAGAAGAAGCTGAAAGACGCATTGAGCATGACTTAATTGACTTCAAAGGGCTTGAAAATGAAGTAGATAAGATTGTGTACAACAATATGGGCGATGATATCAATGATGTAGTTCAGAAGATTATTTCTTATATAACAGAGAATAAGTAAGTGGAGGAATAGTTAATTGGTATCAACGACAGCACAATTAGCTAGAGACTTGCACAACTTAGGTGATAATTTTGTAATTGCTGTGGATGAAGATGGTGTGGAATACATCATCGATTCCATTGGCAAAGCGTGTAGACATTATGACAATCCATACGAATATTGTTTAGCACTTAAGTTAAAGAGAGCAAGTTCTGGCTGTATTAAAAGATAGGAGAATATAGAAATGTATATTAATTTTGCAACAGTTAATGACGTGGCATTATTCACAACAACATGTGATAAGTACGATGAAGATATAGATATTTACTTTGGTCACATGTGTTTTGATGCAAAATCACTTGGAGCTAATATGAATCTTATTGGCAAAGATGCAAAAGTTGTTATTCATACAGATGATGAGTCTGTGGAGAATAAATTTAAAGAGGATGTAAATTTGTGGATTGTAAAGAAAGGGTGATTAAAAATGTGGATTCTATTGAACGACACAACAGAATTGGTTGCATTTAGGAATGGTGCAAGATTCTTTGACGGAACAATTGAAGTGCAGCAGGGCAGATATATTATAGATGCAAAAAGCACACTTGGTCTGTTTAGTTTGGATCTTTCTAAACCTGTATATGTAACTATTACATGTGACAGTGAGAGAGTAAAGGACAATTTCTATGATTATGTCAAGAAGTGGAGCGTAGAAGATGGCATTTAGATATTCCGCATATAATACAACAATTTTCAATTGTCCATGTCGATGTTGTTTGACATGGGAAGAATGCAGAGCTATGTCGTCATCAAAATGTCAAGGTATATTGGATAGATATGTAGATTACTACGAGAAAAAGAAGAACATAACAAATCGAATAAAGTATTCCGAAACAAAGAAATCTAAAGCTATTCGTGAAAAACTTGAGAAAGATTCAAAGGACATTGAGAAGTTAATTCTGCAATTATCAAAAAATGGATGTAAAAACGACAATAATGAACTTGTTTTTCTCACATCCAGGTATTCATACATAAAAGAATTGCTTGAAAAATATTGGAAAGATGGTGAGAAATATGAGTAGACCTAAATTATTCTTAGATTTTGACAACACGATCGTAGACACAATTGCAGCGGTTGTGTCTCTATACAATGAAGATTACGCATCTCATGAAGATTTTGTTCAGGTTGATCCCAAAGATGTCACAAGCTGGGAATTTACCGAATGTAATCTTGCTACATATGAAGAGATCGACAAGTATTTTGGTGATGAAAGATTCTTTCAAAGAGTTAAGTTGTATCCAAGCGCAGGACAAGTTCTCCGTTCATTGTCTCATAGATATGATATCACTATTGTCTCACATGGATATGCTAATAATTTGAAACTGAAAGAAGCATGGGTAAAAGATAATTTATTCAAAGAAATCTTCGATAATAGCTGCAATGCTGAATTTATTGGTGTTGATTGGGAGACACATAATGACAAATCTCATGTGGATATGTCTAATTCTATTTTTGTAGATGATTCCATCAGAAATCTCGAAACAAGTAGTGCAAAATATAAAATCTTATATGGAGAATATATGGATTGGAACAATACTAACATTGAGTTTATCCGATGTAAGAATTGGCTTGATTTGAATAATCAGATTTGTCTGATTGAAAGATTTTAAAGGAGGTATCTGAAAATGGTAGTAACTAATTTTTTATGTTTCTTAGTTGGTGCAGTTGTTGGAGTTATAATGACATGCTTATGTAACATCAATTATGATGATTCTCGTGAAAGAGAATGGAATGAACTGAGAAGTGACATGGAAGAATTCGAATTGGATGAAGATTTGAAAGAAACAAAGGAGGATAAATAATAATGGTAAGAGTTATTAAAAGGGATTGCTCTGAAGTTGATTTCGATAAGAATAAAATTTCAACAGCAATCTTAAAAGCCATGAAAAATGGTAGTGGAATTGTCAAACCAAAGATTGCGGAATCTGTTGCTGATGAAATTGAAGAAGAGTGTAAAGATCGAGAAGAGATTGATATTTCTGAGATCGAAGCAATGGTATTTGACAAGCTGATTACCAAAAAACAGAGACTTACAGCAAGAGCGTATGAGGGTTATAGAAGCACAAGAGAGTTCCAGAGAGAGAATGAGAATACTGTTGACACAGAGATTTCAGAACTTTTAAGCGGAACAAGTGATTACTGGAAAAATGAAAATTCAAACAAGAATCCAAGACTTAATACAACTCAGAGGGATTATCTTGCAGGAATTGTTAGTACTGATGCTGCTAGAAGATATATTCTTCCACCTGAAATTGTACAAGCAGATGCAGATGGTATTATTCATGTGCATGACAAGGATTATTTGATTCAATTTATGACGAACTGCTGTCTAATTAATCTTGAGGACATGCTTCAGAATGGCACAGTTATTTCAGAGACATTAATCGAAAAACCGCATAGTTTTTCTACTGCATGTACTGTAGCAACTCAGATTATTGCACAAGTTGCATCTAGTCAATATGGTGGACAAAGTGTATCTTTGGCACATCTTGCACCATTCGTAGATATTTCCAGACAAAAAATCAGAAAAGAAGTAATTGAAGAACAAGAGTATCTTTATAGAGATATTGATGAAAAAGAATGGGTTAAACCTAGAAAAGTTCTTGGTAAAAAATTAAGAAAAGATCAGGAAAAGTTCTATAAAAATAAAGATAGATTGCTCAAATTTATTGATGCAACTGACATTGAAGATATTGTAGAAAAGCGTTTGAAGAAGGAAATTGAAAAAGGAATCCAAACAATTCAATATCAAATCACAACGCTTATGACTACTAACGGGCAAGCACCATTTATTACATTGTTTATGTACTTAAACGAAGCTAAGAATCAGAGAGAAAAAGATGATTTGGCAATGTTGATCGAAGAAGAATTAAAACAGAGTTTACTTGGAGTAAAGAATGAAGAGGGTGTTTATATTACACCAGCATTCCCTAAAGTAATTTATGTATTACAAGAAGACAATATTGAACCTGGTTCTAAGTATTATTACTTAACTGAATTAGCAGCAAAATGCTCAATTAAGAGACTTACGCCTGATTACATTTCTGAAAAGATTATGAAAGAAATGAAAGATGGTAATTGTTATCCTGTTATGGGTAAGTGTAAAATGCAGCCCATGTAAAACCGATTGAACCTTGCTTAAAGGGTGTGACTTATTTATAAGTTGCTAACGGATAGGTCTTAGCGAGAAGAGATTTGATGACCTAAGATGAGTACCGTGCCAAGCCTATTTTATAGGAAGTGTGTATCGACTAACTGTGATGAGTGTAGCAGTGTAGGATTGGAGATAAGCACCAATTCCAAGCAGTCGGCTCGATGATGAGAGTAACAGGCTCGGAGAGAACATATAGTCAGTGCATATAGTGATATATGAAAAACATGTGTAGATCAGCTTTAACAGTATGGCATGACGAGAACGGCAATCCTAAATTCTATGGACGTTTTAATTGTGGTGTTGTTACTGTTTCGCTTCCAGATATTGCATTATCTTCCGGTGGAGACATGGAAGAGTTTTGGAAGATTTTTGATGAAAGAACAGAGCTTTGTCATAAGGCATTAAAGATTAGACATCAAAGATTAAGAGGTGTTTCATCTGATGTTGCGCCAATCTTATGGCAGAATGGAGCATATGCGAGATTAGGAAAAGGAGAACCGATTGATAAATTATTATTCGGTGGTTATTCTACTTTATCTCTTGGATATGCAGGACTTTATGAATGTGTAAAATACATGACAGGTCATTCACATTCTGATGAAGGAGTCGGAGAAAAGTTTGGGTTAGAAGTAATGCAAGCATTAAATGATAAATGTAGTCAGTGGAGAAAGGAAGAAAACATTGATTACAGTTTGTATGGAACACCATTAGAGGCTACAACAGAAAAATTCGCAAAGAAATTAAAAGAAAGATTTGGAATTATTGAAGGAATTACAGATAGAAATTATGTGACAAATTCATATCATGTTCCAGTATTCGAGAAAATTGATGCATTTGAAAAACTTAGAATTGAAGCAAAATTCCAGAGATTAAGCCCAGGTGGATCAATATCATACATTGAGTGTCCAAACATGGAACACAACGTAGGTGCTGTAATTGAAGTTATTAAGTTTATCTATAACAACAATATGTATGCTGAGTTAAACACAAAGAGTGATTACTGTCAGAATTGTGGTTGGGATAAAGAAATTAATTTGATTGATGAAGATGGTCAGTTAATTTGGGAGTGTCCTAATTGTGGAAACAGAGATGTAAAAACAATGGATATTACTAGAAGAACTTGTGGTTATAAAGGTACAGCAAGAAACGGATGGAATCAAGGAAGACTGGGCGATATCCACGATCGTGTTGAACATTTGGACGACATTGATGCAGAAGATAATTAAGGAGAATAGTTGAATGAATTATTCACAAATTAGATCTATGGACATCAGTAATGGAGAGGGCGTTGGAATCGCTCTCTTCGTACAAGGGTGTCATTTCCATTGCCCATCTTGCTTTAATCAAGACACTTGGGACTTCAATGGTGGTAAAGAATGGACAGAAAAAACCAAAGAAACATTTATTAAATTAGCAGATAAACCATATATAAAAAGAGTTTCATTTCTTGGCGGAGAATGTTTAGCAAATGAAAATCTTGAAGGAGTTTATGATGTTATCAAAGATGTAAAAGAATTATTTCCTGACAAAAAGATATGGATGTATACAGGTTACACTTGGGAATCTATTTTCAATCCAATTGTAACTGACAATCTTGATCTGGAAAGAGATAGACTTATTGAACTTAGACAAGAGGTTGTCAAAATGACAGATATTCTTATTGATGGACAATATATTCATGAACAAAGAGGCATGAATTTAAAATTCCGTGGCAGTAAGAATCAGCGTGTAATTGACGTAAAAGAATCTCTAAAACAGGGCAAAATAATTCTATATCTTGATTAATTAATTATGATGAGGATACATTAATTTGTATCCTCTTAATTAAAAGGAGTAACAAAATGAGCGAAGAAATTAAACCTAAACAAGTTCTATATTATGCACAAATTCTTCCGTCAGTTGGAATTTATCATGTATTAGAAATGAAAGTGGCAACAGTCTATGATACTTATTTTGCAGTCACAGAAAAGCGTGATAAGCATCGCTATTTGTTCAATTATGAAGATGTTGATAAAACAATTTTCTTAAACAGAAGTGAATGCCTAAAAAAAGTAAAATATGCTGAAACTCATGGTAAAAAAGTAAGCAACGAAACATATTATGAAGAAGATTAAGGTGAAAAACTATGGCGAATAAATTATTAGAATATAAAAATAGATTCCGTTTACGTGTACCTATTTGCGAATCAACTCATGATTTTTCACGTAAACTAGATGGAAGTCTTGAAGACATTGACATCTATGTTGATTGTGCTTGTGATTGTAAAATATTTCATTATGGTCATAAAATTTTTGAAGCATATATTCCATCTATACAAAGAGGACATAACATTTTAAAACAATTATATTATGAAAATATTAATCCAAATAATGTAAATGTTACTGAGAAAGAAATGGTAGCAAGAGGAACAAAAACAACAAAACTTTCTTACCATATCATCAACAATGATCTATATAAGTCAGAATTAAAATCATCAGGTTTTTTCCCATTTATTCAGGAATCAGATTCGGAAGTTATCTTTAGATTTCACGAAAAAGATTTTGAAAAAGTAATTAAATTATTAAAACCTAAAACTCTTGGTGCAGGTATTTCACCATTCAGTACGAAGAATTTACCTAAACGAAAGTATGAAATAAGTGATGAGCAATTGAGAGAATATAAGAGTATAAACGATTCTATTCCTAAGTCTGATAAATTAAAGCTCTCAAGAATTACGAACGATTTTATTAGCAATGTTATGTCAAAAAACAAGCAATATAAATCGGTTGATATGAAAAAGTTTATGAGAAAAAAGATGCTAAGTGGTAAAGAATTTATTCATGAAGAAGGATTCTGGAATGAATATATTTCTTATTTAAAGAAGAGATTAGGTGAAGAAAAATGAAACAATTAAAGTTGAGTAAAAAATGTAAGCACGAAGATTTAGTTGCGTATGGTTTCAGAAAACATGGACTAAATTACAAACTTTCAGTTCCATTATATACATATAAAACGACTCCAGTTATCAGCGTAAATTTTCTCGTTTCATGTCTTGACAATTACATTGGCTATGATGTGATCGACAACAATTCGGACATGATTTATACAGCTTATTATGACACAAGTTTATGTGCAGAGAACAAAGTATTAGAGAAAGTTAAGCGAAAACTTGATGAAATTCTTGAAGAGATGACTGAGAAAAATATTTTAAAAGGAGATAATGAAGATGCAGAGAATTGCTAAATTTAGTAAAGTAAGTTGGGAACAGTTTGTTAAAGATTGGAGAGAAGAATTCGTTGGTGTAAATGATGAAATAATAAGAAAAATTTATTGCGGAATTGACGTACCGAAAAGAGCAACAAAAGGCAGTGCAGGTTATGACTTCTTTTCACCAATTGGATTCACATTATCACCTGGAAATACGATTAAAATTCCTACAGGAATTCGTTGTGAGATGAATGAAGATTGGGTTCTTATGTGTTTTCCACGCAGCGGATTAGGATTTAAGTATCGCATGAAGCTCGATAATTCAGTTGGAATAATTGATAGTGATTACGCTTTCTCTGATAATGAGGGACATATCTTTATTAAGATTACAAACGAAGGTAATAAAAAATTAGAAGTTTTCGAGGGTAATGGTTTTGCACAAGGAATTTTCATTCAATATGGAATCACAGAAGATGACAATGCCACTAATAAACGTAATGGTGGTTTTGGATCTACAACAAAATAAAGAATAATAAATGGAGTGGTTATATTGACAAATACAAATATAAATATTATAAATAATTGTGATGAGATACTTACAGTTAAAGAAGTTTCACAATATTTAAAAGTGAACGTTCACAAAGTTTACGAGTTAATTAATGATGGATTATTACCAGCTTTTAAACTTGGTAGCTTGAAAGTAAGTAGAAAATCATTAGAAGAATTCGTAAAATCATGTGAAAATGATTTTTCTACCTGATGAATAATATACATTAATCATGTATAAATATTTGCGAAACATAAAAGTTTACGGTTGCCCACATTTTGCCCACCGTGGGCAAATCATGAAAAAACACGTATGTGCATAATATAACATAAAATGGCACGAACCATTTGTGTATAGAATGTATTTTTGTTAGAATTAGACAAAGGAAAGCATAATAAAGCACAGTATGACAAATGCCACACCAATAGGAAACAACCCGATGGTTGGTATGACTGTTGCTGTAGCAGTTGCTGTAGAAGAAGCTGCAAAGGCTGGTAAATTCTAAGAATCCCAGTAAAATCAAAGGTTGAAAATAGACAATGTTCGCAATTCAAAGTGTTCATTGTCTATTTTTTATTTTTCCTAAAAATGTGTTCATAGCTACATGTATGAAATGAAGAGCAACAAAAATATAATCCATAAATATTTTAATCCATAAATATTACCCACAAAAAACTGTCTTATTTCAAGATAGTTTGTTATAATAATAAAACAATGAGTTATATAGGATAATAAAGGAATATAAGAATTAATGATTACGAACAGTATTCATTTTCAGAAATAGTTAAAGTTTGAATATATGACGATTTTGAAATTAATTTTACTACAATCTAGAAAAA